GCGTCGGAAGGAAGCTTCCAGAAACGGGTAAAAGAGCGATAATAAACTCGCTCCGTTTTATCAGTATGTCCGTTATCATATGAAACATAAAGCTGATCGTTTTCAACCTTAACCTTCATATCATCCTTATCGAGGCCCGGGGCCACTACATCAATTCTGTATTCCTCATCGTTGGTCGCGACATTCGTACGAACATCATAATCATCGATAATGCTGGGGGTTCCAGCACTGAAAAAATCGTCACCTAAAAAAGCGTCGAGGAGGCTCCTCTGGGTCCGAAACCTGTTACTTAAAACCGGGTACATATATCTAAATCTCCTTCATGGTATAAGCTGTACCGCTCATAAGTTATATTATAACACTGGAGGCCTGGTTGTCAAGTAATTATTTTCTATCCTTTCAATAAAGTCTTTGTATCTTGATTGAGACAAGAGGCTACGTGCGACGGAGTACCCACAACAACGTGCGTTTCAGTTAGTTGCCCGTTTTGGGTAACAACTGACGTAAAAGTGTGAGAGGGCTCAAGATCAGGGGGCAGCGAACCCTCCTTAAGCAACGACTTATATTTGAGGGCCTCTCGAATACTGACCACATAATTCTCATTGATCCACACCTCTCCGAGCCTGAATTGAAGGGGCGCCCCTCTTCCCGCGCGGGGATCAAATTCGGCTTCACTAATGACCTCTATAAACCTTATCACGATGAAAGTTCTCCATTAAGACAATAAACACGATCGCTCTTGACACTCCAATGGTCGCCATTACAATATATTCTAACGTATCCGTGCGGCGAAGTCTGGGTAACTATTCCCACCTCTGGGTGATCAGTTTCTCGCACACGCAGGGGGATGAGAAGCTGGGGGTCCCCCAGTAGACCTTGACGACACTCTATTAGTTCAACCGCCTGCGGAATATGAACTAAATCGCCTATCTGATAAAACGTTCTCATTTAGTCAGTATCCGCCGCTGGCGGTTCTGCGTCGAGCACCTCAGGGAAGGGGGGCTCTTCAGGTATCTCAACAGGGCGCACTAAAAACTCTTGATACCCGACCACAATCTGAACCACTTCTGCCACGCGCGTATCAACAGACATAAGCTTTTGTCGAAAATCGTCCAGCATTTCTAGGCTTTTGCCTATATTCGGTGAGGATTCTCCATCCCCCTTTAACTCGGCTTGAACTTCCGCGAAAAGACCGATTATGCGCTGGACATCGTCGGCCGATATACCAATTAATTTTGCCGCTTCAGCTAATACGTCTTCTTCTTTAACAGTGTAAGATAATTTCAATCTCATTCTTTTTTCCTTTCTTTTTAAAATATTGCGTGCCACGCTGTGTTCACTAAAAGCCCAATGCTCACACTAGCAATTAACCACATTACTTTGGTGTTGTTATATTTCCATTGTTCTAGGCTGTCGAGGCGGGCACCCAAGCTTGTTAGGCGTGCGTAAAGCCCCTGATCTGGATTATACACAGCCTCCTTAATTTTAGAAATATTCTCGGCAAGCTCATCTTGTTTGTCAAGCAAAACCTGCATTTTCGCTGCTACCTCCGTCATCATAATAGTCAACTTCTGTTGTTCTTCGTCGTTCACAGTGGGAATCCTCCGGCTTCACTAAATAGGTTTACACCTCGACAATCGCGTGCGAAGTTGTAATTAATGTTCCAGCTGCCGAAGCCGCATTCTGAAGAGCGACTCTAGTAACCTTTACGGGGTCAATTATGCCGCTTTGTATCATGTCAACAAGCAAAAAATCTCGAAAATTATAGCCGTAATTTTTGGGCGCGCCTTTGATTTCGGCTTCTACCAGATCGGGGGAGAGCCCACAATTGAGAGCCATCTGTCGAAGAGGGGTGCTGGCGGCATCATATACAATATCCATTCCTAACCGCTGATCTTCATTATCCACGGTGCTCCGTTGTATAGCCTCGCGGGCATTTAATAAAGCAACGCCTCCCCCACAAACAACACCCTCTTCCTGGGCCGACTTTACCGCTTCAAGCGCATCTTCAATACGATGTTTCTTTTCAATCATTTCTACCTCCGTCGGGGCACCCACTCTAATGATGGCTACCCCAGCCGCGAGCTTTGTAATTCGTTCTTGTAGTTTATCGCACTCACGCATTTCATCTGTGGCACCCAATTCCTTTTTTAACAGCTCAATTCTTTTATCGATCTGCTTAAAATCGCCCTTTCCTCCAATGATGGTAGTGCCTATCTTGGTGATATCAACCGACCGGCATTGCCCAAAATGAGAAAGCTTGATATCTTTCAGCCGTACCGTCGAGTCGCGTGAAAAAAATTCTGCTCCTGTTGACAGGGCCAAGTCGGATAAAATATTTCGCCGTCGTTCCCCGTAGAAAGGGGCCTTGACGGCCGCTATTTTCATGGTACCGCGAACCGTGTTCATTATGAGCGCAGCCAAAGCTTGACCCTCCACCTCTTCGGCTACAATAATTAATGGTCGTGAGTCGCGCGCGACCAATTCCAACGCAGGAAGAATCTGGTCAACCGTTTCAATTCGGTTGTCGGTAACCAAAAGAAGCGGCGCATCATACACCACCGCGGCACGTCTCTCGTCGGTTACAAAAGCCGAGGCGACATATCCAGCCTCTAATCTAAATCCTTCCACTACATCTAAAGAGGTGTCAACCGTCTTTGATTCTTCAATCGTGATAGACCCATCCTTACCGGCCTGATCTACCGCCATCGCAATTAGCTTTCCAATTGTTATATCATTGTTAGCCGAAATGGTAGCAATATTTTCTATATCTTCAAGCGTTTCAATGTGTAGAGCGACCTCCTTAAGGTGCCCGACAACCGCTTCGACGGCCACATCTATTCCTCTTTTTAATTCAACAGGGGAAGCTCCCGCCGTGATGTAGCGCTGGGCTTTTGTAAGTATAGCTTGAGCCAATACAGTCGCGGTGGTAGTGCCGTCCCCGGCCATCGTGTTGGTTTGAGAAGTCGCCTGTTTCAGGATCTGAGCTGCAGCATTTTCAAACTCATCGTCAAAATGAACAAATGCCGATACCGTGGCGCCGTCCTTCGTGATAAAAGGATCCTTGCCTTTCTCCTGTAGGATAACATTACGTCCTTTCGGGCCCAATGTTGCGGCTACACTATCCGCTAGAGCGTTAACGCCCTTTAATACCTTTGCATTTAACTCAGAGCGAGACTCAAATTTACACTTGGGCAAACGTTACCCCTCTTTCCTATTGTTATTATAACACATTTATTTATAATGTCAAACTATTTTTCTTGTAGCTGTCCCACCGACTTGGCAACAGCATCTTCTAGAAGCTTAGCATCTGCCATCGCTTGGTTTCCTCTCTCGGTGCGATTGGCAGCATCCTCTTCGCTGCACTGATTGCCTCCGCAATCCGCTAAGAAAAACCGTCCTATATTATCAGTCAAATCAGCCAGCGAGTTAAACATTACTCGTAAATCTTCATTTATTCTCGCAGCAGCAAGTTTGAAAAACTCTTTCGTTGCCTCCGCAGAAATCTCTAATCCTCCAATGTCCTCCGCTAACTGGGTGTAATGAGTGGGTGAAATATGAAACTGTTCTTTTCCGTACCCGGGAGCAGCATTTACCCCCTTCATTTTGCCTTGGACCGCTTGAAAGAATTTAGCAGGATCTCCCAGCTTTGAAGCCAGGGCTCCCCATTTACCAAGAGCCTCACTACCTCCCCATAACTTGTCGGTGTCGGGCCCAGCTTGACCGGGCTTTTCTTTGTACTGTGCTTGGACTTGCGCGGCGCCATCGCCGCCTTCCTTATAAACAGCAATGTTGGCACTCAGTGGAGTCTTTGCTGGATCCACTACTCCATTTTCTGGAACTCCCTGAAGGTCTACATCTATTCCGCCTTTTTCAGTTCGTTTCGGGAGGGTAGGATCGAGCTTGGCTAACTTAGTCTTTGGGTCGATCTTCCCAATTCGCACCCACGCCGGAACGGCTTTGCCCCTACTGCTTTTAGCTGTACGGATCCAAATCCAGGGCCCTTCTCCCGTTGGACCTTCGGCATCAACTTTAGAACCCCCTAGTTTGAGAAAATCTTGTTTGCCTGCGCTCGCCAAGGTGAATTCAACCCTCTTCATCTCTGCCTCTTGCTCGTACGCAGATCCACCGATCCACTGAAAGAAGCTATCGGCTGTAATATTAAACTCAAAAAATTTAACTCCAGCTACGTCCTCCCCGCCTTTTTCTTTTACCACAATGACGTATCGCATTTCAGTACCGCCTTTCGCAAAGTGACCGACAAGATCCGTAAAGCTTCCTTTAACTATGCCCACCTCATTTAGAATTTTTAAACTCACCGGCGCCATCTCGCCCCCACCCATGTCAATTTGAATATCCGCGATATCGCCCTCACTGGTGGGTACCTGTCGGGACTTGCCCCCAAATAAAGCCGCCAAAAAGGGCTCCCAAAGGAATCCCGCTACGGATGCATTAAACTCTTGAAGCATCCATACGAATTGATTAAGGAACATTAAATAAGATAACGTCTTGGGAATCGATGCATCTTTGAGGTTGGCTTCGGGATTGGCGAAGAACTGGGTGATAGCAGTCAGTTTTTGCTTCACTGCGCTGGCATCGCCGCCGCCACCGGAAATCCCTAGATTGCCCATCCACAACTCAAACATCTTTCGGTCTTCGCTGCCGGGCTTCTGGCCTACCGTAATCTCAGTAGGCATCACATTGGGTAAGCGCAATACACGCTCCCGTTCCTGCGCTCCGGTGGGGCCGGCCGGTTTGTCTGCTTCGTACAGGAGCTTCGGGTCCGTCCCCAACGCTTCCATCGTATCCATCACTTCTTCGATCAACTGAGCGATGCTCTCGAAACCGGAAATGTCTCGGTTCTTTTTAAAGTGGTTCTCCACCATCGTATCAATATCCATAGGTAATCCTCTCAAGGCTAATACTAATTAGATGATTTTATCAACAAGACCCATTTCTAATGCTTCCTGTGCGGAGAAATATTCGTCTGTATTCTTGGAGAAGATATCAAATATTTCTCCAGCCGACAAATTCGAGTTGTCAGCAAGAAGGCTCACCATCATATCTTCGACCTTCTTCAGCTCATTAAAGTTGGCGTGCATGGTTGGCCGCGGCCCACTCGCATTGCTATAACAGTGATGAAGCATCAGCCTAGCGTGTTTGGCTATATAACGCTTTCCAGGTGTACCGCCAGCTAAGAGTGGAACCGCCGCAGATGCAATCTTGCCGTAGCCAAATGTAGCAATGTCCCGGCGTCTTTTAACAAGATCCATTACATCATAAATGGTAAACATCTCACTTACACTCCCACCCGACGATGAAATAAAGAACTCAATATCTTCCGGCCTTTCCTCAGGTTCCTCGTCCCGCAAGACCTTCCCTCCGTTAAGACTCAATAGCATCAGCACAACCTGCTGCGCCGTTTCTTCGGTAATCTCACCCACCAGACCTACAAGGGGCTCTTCTTCTTCACACTCAAAGGGCGATGTCGATTTTTCTTCCTCTTCTTCAAAGACAGGGTCGTCGGCCCCTTCCTGCTCTGCTTTAATATAAAACATTATGTTTCTTTCTGCCCGTAAGGCTACTCGCCCTTAAGGGCATTATTCATAAACTTCATCGCTTCGTCCCAGTTCTTGAACGGAAGCAACGAACGGAAGTGAGGCGGTGCTCTCTTCACTATAGATAGTATAACTGAGTCCTTCCAGTTTGTCAAGGTATGTTGGTCTACTTTCTTAAACTCACGAATTTGCTCTCGGGTGAAATCTGCTTTTTCCATGTGCATTCGTTTCACTTCATCAAGGAAGGCCACATCTTCCGCTATCTTGGCGCACATCATTAACAAGTACGCCACCGTTTCTTGGACAAGGCGCCAGGTGTGGATCACCTCAAAGAGCCGCGCTAGATAATAGGTCGCAAAAACACCTGCGCAAAAACCTAAGACCACAAAAATCATTAGGTCGTGTGTAGTAACTTCATACATATGTATCCCAAACTAAAAAGGCCGTGGGGATTACCCACAGCCTCTAGTATATGTTAGGAGTGCTTGAAAGTCAAGCGTTATTTTACTTCTTGGAAAGAGCGCTCTTCAAAATTCTCGCGGCAACGCGTTTGGTGAGTTGCTCCACGAGATCATCCTGACCTTCGGCCGTAATGCCACCGATCTTCATGCCGCCGCCGCCCGTAGCGTGACCTCGGACGCGGGGGCGTAGTCTTTTGGACTCGCCGGGGGCCGAACCCTTCCACTCTTCTTCACCTTCCTCAGGGTCAGGTGCATAGGAGTCTTTCTTGCCCTTGGCCAGTTTCTCGTATTTGTCGCCGCCACCAAAGACACCCTCTTCAAGTTCGAGTTCGTCTTCGGCTCCAAGCTCTTCTTCGCCGCCTAGGGCTGGGGCTAACTCAGCGTCAAGCTCAACTTCATCTTCAACGTCGCCCTCTTCCTCATCTTCCATCTCAGATGTGTCCATCTCCACCTCGTCGCCAAGAAACTCTTCGAGAGCACTTTCGAGCGACGCCAAGAAATCATCAACTGAAACCATGCGGCCGCCGCCCTCGTCAGCGCCGGGTTCACCAAGGTCGCCGAGCTCTTCGTCCTCGGCTGTTTCAAGATCAACATCAGCTTCTTCATCTTCTTCGGGCGATCCGCCGGCAAGGTCATCAGCGGCATCCAGCTCAAGCTCCTCTTCGGGGGCCACCTCCTCAAGTCGATCTTGTCCGCCGCGCCCTCGGCCATGGCCTCGGCGCGCAGTTCCTAGATTGGGAGTGGGGTCTGTGCCAGTACGCACTTCTTTAACAGACTTTTCTTTCTTAGCTGTGTAGTCTTTGCGCCCTTCTTCGCCGGGTTCATCGTCCTCGTCGCCCGCCTTACCCCCTCGTTCCAGCAGCCCATTCACAAAGCCAGGAGTGAGAGGTTCCAGCTTAGCCAACTTCATGAAGTGACGAACCTGAGATTCACTTAATAGATTCTTTTTTGACATAATGGATTATCTCCTAACATAAAATCGCGAATATGCTACTTTTAAATAGTATTTTGCTTGAGTAATGTCTTTTTTAATTTGAGGAGAGTAGCGTCCACCAATTGTTTGGCACGAACTGTACTAACCTGAATCCTGTTCCCGATCTGCTCTAGGGTCATCGGCCCATGTTTTTTAACTGCTATGATCGTACAATTCAAATCTTCTTCATACTCGATATACAATCTACATTGGCTATTCTGGCATGCCTCCTTCTTCAGGTAGCATTCTTTTGCACATTCTCTCATAATTCTGGTAACTCCTCTTCTAAAATATCAAATATATTCCCCACTTCCTCCTCCGTAAGTGCCAAGTCTTGTAATAATTTTTCGCCTCGGGCACGCAAGTTCCGAGATTTTGTAATTCTTTTTTTAGATTGAACTTTTTTATGGAGCTTGTACTCGTCTAAAAACTTCATGAACAAATCATCTTGTTCTAGGTAAGACTCTACACAATAGCGAAAGAATTCACTTTGCGTTTTAATTTGATCGTAGTACAGTCTTATTTTTAAATTCTCATGCAACTTCGCATCCAAAAAGAAAGTTAATTTGGAATGAGGAGGGGAGCTATTCTTCATCACCTAAGGATATGGGGGGAACTTTCTATTTGCCCGCTGCCGGTCTGTCGTATAAAACGAGCTTTCCTTTGTAACTCGGAGAGAGAGCGCGCGCCCGAATAAGAAAACCCACTCCGTATGCCTCGGGCTAAATCTGTTAGAATATCTCCGACGGGACCTTTACGTGGAACCGTAGTGGCAATTCCTTCCAACGACGCGGTCTTGCCTCGCCATTCTATCTGAGCATCTTTGCTTGCCATCCCACGGTAAGATTTAAACTTACCTTTCCGTGTATTGATTACATCTCCAGGAGTTTCGTCAGTACCTGCAAGCAAAGACCCAAGCATAACGAAGTCAGCCCCAGCCGCCAAAGCCTTGACAATATCACCAGCGTTCCGTATTCCTCCGTCAGCAATGATGGGCGCTCGCCGGTCCCCTTTAGCACAATCAATAATTGTTTGAAGGCCCGGAACACCATGGCCAGTCTGAATCCGAGTTGAACAAATAGAACCGCCGCCAATATTGCAGCGCACACTATCGGCTCCCCAATCGACCAAATCATTATACCCCTCCAACGTGGCAACATTCCCTGCCATGATGTGAATTGTGTTTCCAAACAGGCTGCGCAATTGATTTAGCGCCTCCTTCATCAAAAGATGATGGCCATGCGCGATATCTATACACAACATGCGGGATCCCGCATCATAAAGAGCCGTTGCTCTCTCTAAATAGTCACCAGAAGCACCTATTGCAGCCGCAACGTTGGCCGCTGCTCCCACAATCACTTCATCAACCAATACAGCCTGTCTTTTAATTGTATTATACCGGTGGATAACAGCTAGTCCACCCGCCTTCCACATCGCGACCCCCATTTGGGATTCCGACACGGTATCCATCGGGCTCGCGATGATAGGCAAGTCGAGCATCAGGGCTGAGGTGGGGCCGCGAAAGGTATTTCCTATATTAATTTGTCTGCGACTCTTGATGTCAGAATACTGCGGGACCAATAACACATCATCATACGTGAGGCCCTTAGCGGCGTGTCCTTTAATTTTCATTTTTTATATTTTCCAATCTCTCGGTTACTCGGGCCAAGCACGTAGGACAAGTCAGGCGCGCAGTCTGTTCTACTACGGTGACATGCCACGTTTTAACAGTTTGATGAGTCCTTTCAAATCCCTTCGCACATATACAGCACTCTGTGGGGTGGCCCATCATTAGGGAAGTTTGAGTAGCAAGCTTTTCTTGGGCGGCTTTTCTTTCTTGTTTGCGTTTTGTGCGATTAATCTTCCGAAGCTTTTTCACTTTCCAGTCGATCCTAGTGCGCCGCTCCCACGCTCAGAAATGGTAATCGGATACCACTCATAAATATCGGGGGATGCAGAGGCCACGAACCGAGCATGCACGACGGGCACCACAACAGCCTGGGCAATTTTGTCGCCTGGCTCGATGATCTGAACATCCGTCCCTATGTTGTGCAAGTTAACAAAAACCTCACCATCGTAGCCACTGTCAACTACACCTGCTCCCACCAGCAGCTGCCGCTTCGCTGCCATTCCAGAGCGGTTCTTAACCTCTAGCATATAACCATGGGGGACAGCAAACTGGCACCCGGTACCAAGCAAGACACTCTGGCCCGGTTCGATCCGAAAGCCTGTGACCTGGGCGTCCTCAGGACTCCAGCGTAAATCTAGTCCCGCGTCGCTAGGGTTGGAACGCCCAGGTGGATACACGTTTTCATGAATCATATAATATTGAAGTATCATTTTCCTTGTCCTCTGTATGGTTTCTTGTAGTTTTTGTTGCCACCATGGGGCCCCGGCAATCCCTTCTTGGTAAATTTACTCCTACCGATCGAAGTTTTCTTCTTGTGTTTCTCCCGCTTTCCCTCTTTATTCTTTTTAGCCATTTAGTTTTCCTCCAATAAGTGACCACAGTAATCCTCGATCCTGCGCCGTGAAATCTCAATATATTTTTCTTCTAAATCGATCCCTATAAAATTTCGACCTTCCAGCAAAGCCCCAATCCCCGTAGATCCGCTCCCGCAAAAAGGATCCAAGACAGTCGTATCCGGCGGGCAATAGATTTTTATTAAATAAGACATTAAAGCGATGGGCTTTGGCGTAGGATGATTATTATATTCCCCGCGCTCCTTCCGAGTGACACGGGGAGCATAGAAATACTTCTGATGTTCCTCTTGGACTTCACCAATGATGTTGCTAGGATATCGACCAGCAGGATTGGCATCTTCTTTGCCAAACTCCTCCTGTGTGCCGGTGGTCTTCCCATCTTTCCCAAAGGTGCGCCGCTGAATGCCTCCCTTCACCCATCCGGTAGGGGGTTTACCGTCCCATGGCACGCGCGTAGTATCAGTGTCTATCTGTCCCACTCCCCATTCTTCAAAATTTGCTTTTATACTCCCCTTAAAAGACTTCTGTGCTACAACAATTGGTTCATGTGCCGGCTTAAGCCTATTCTTCTTGGGCATCTTTGTGGTAATCATCCACATAATTTGATCTTTAATATCGAAACCCGCGTCCTCCACCGCGGTCACCATGCGATGGTAAAGTTGAGGACTACAAAAACTTAAGCAAAAGCTACCCGGCTTCAAAACTCTCTGGACTTCTTCCCAAATTTCTGTCGTCGGTACCGCATGATCCCAGTGTTCCATTCCCATTCCGTAGGGAGGATCGGTAACACAATTATCAATTGAATTAGTCGCCAGCTGCCGCAATGACTTTAAACAGTCGCCATGGATCAAACTATACTCCATCCAATACCCGCTGTTCGAACTCCTTGCGACTAGGATTAAGGAAATAATCCTTAATAGTCTTGTCCCCTTTGTGGATGATCATAGCGCGGCTATAATATTCCATACCGTAACCATTTTCTTTGAGTCCTTTGTTAAACTGTTCGTCGCGCACTCGGGCTTCCGCAATATGTTCGCGTATAAGTCGTTCTTGCTCTGCGGGCAGCACGTCGGCTCCCCAATAAATGGTAGTCTTGTTATGCTTCTCTGAACAGAACACGTAGATATATTGTGCTTTCGGGACTCCGCTATTATACATAGGAGTCCCCCCTTTGGCGCTCTTGCATTCAATAAAGTACAGCTTGCCACCTGTTTTCACGATAAAATCGGGACTAGCGTGAGTACCGCAGGGCTGTGCTATAAATGTATCATCAGGAAGATCGGTGGCAACGCCGGTCTTCAGCATTTCATCTCTCTCGGCTATTTTAACTTGTCGTTCCACGCGTCGAAGCCCATGGGTCCGCAGCATGTCTTCCACCGCATCTTCGTGCTTGGCCACGTTGTGAACAGCACCACTCGTGGCAGCGTAATTCTTAAAGTATTTCATTCTTCTGAAATCTTTGATTATCTTTTTCATCCTAGTCGCCTCAAATTCCTTCTAATGGACCTGGTTGAGAATCCCCACGATGGGTCGAAATCTAGTTTGCCCATATAGGGGTGGTTCAAGTGAATTCTATCCTTACCTTCCACTATACCCCAACAGCGAAACTTTGTCAAGACCGAATTGGAATCAATGACTGCCACAATCCAGTAAGGCTTATCGTTCTTAGTCTTCTTCTTAATAATTTCTCTGGGAATGAACCAAACAAGGCCTAGTTCAGGATCATAATCTGAGATAGCCGGGATGTAATAGGAATTTAATTTGTTTCTTACGGCCTCGGTCATGACCAAATGCATGGGGAAGATACCAGTGAGAGTAGTTAGATTATCAATTTCCTCTTCGTTGGTAAAGTCTCCCTCGTCTTTGTAAGTCTCTATGTTATCTAAAAATTTCTTTCGACTGTAGACCCGGTCGACTGCAACAGTTGACCAAAAATGTTTTCGCCCCGTAAATCGTTCGTCCATGAGGCTATTCAATGCACCAGAGCGCACTAACACATCCAGCGCCTTCTTATTAAGCTTGCTATACACAATGTCGTCGTGGAAGAGGAACTCTTCGATATCATTGAATGGTCTGTTCGCCACAATTTGTTCGATGGCTGCGTCCCCCAATCCCTTGAGTCCACTCAACGGCTGATAGAGCCTCTTGGGATCGCCGGGATCGATTTCCCATACGAACGATGAAGTATTGATATCCGCTTCCACAATCTCAAAGCCGTTTGACTTCGCGATGTTGATAGCGCGTTCCTTGCGCTTCTCAGGTTCCTTGTCCAGGAACGACGCCATCCACTCTACGGGGTAGTAGTTGTAGAGCCACGCGCACTGGAACGAGATTGCTGAGTACGAAACCGCGTGCGACTTATTGAAACCGTAACCCGAGAAGTATTCGAACCTCTCCCACATATCTTCGGCCTCGCTGTGGCGAATTCCTTTCTCTATGCACCCGTCGATGAACTTGGTCCGTAGGGCTTTCTTAACTCTGGCTTCCTTCCCCGTTCCCCTCTTGGTGAGCACCTTCCTTAGCAGGTTTCCCTCATCTAGGGTTAGTCCCTTCCCTAACTTGTGAGCAAGGAGGGCAATCTGTTCTTGGAAGATTAGGAATCCGTAGGTTTCCTTGGTAATATCTTTCACGTGCTCATTGATATAATCGATGTCGCCCGGATTTTCCTTAGCTTGAATGTATTGCTCGTGCACATTGGCCGATAGGGGTCCCGGTCGATAGATCGATGTGATGGCCGAGATATCAATTAAAGACTTCGGCTTTGCGTTCGCGCAGAATTCCTGGGCGCGTTGCTCTGTGAACTGAAAAATACCGGCGAAGTTTCCCTTCTGGAAAATATTCCTATACACCTTCTGATCCTCGAAGTCAAGGACGTCCGGATGGAGAAACTCATTATAAAATGCTTTTACATCTACGAAGGTTGGATTTGGATTCTTGCCGTGTCGCTTCAGGATGTGCCGAATCGCTTCAGCAATCATACGAAGCGTCGAGAGCCCCAACAAATCAAACTTAATAAACCCGAGCGGTTCAAGGTGCCGGACGTGTTGTCCCTCAGACCATGGCGATTGTCGCACTCCGCCCGAACTAATGATGGGCATATGCTCGTTCAAGTCGTCGGCAATCAGAACGCCGCCGGCGTGACGAGAACAAGATCGAACCTGTCCTACCAACGCTTCAACGTGTGTCTTAATGTGCGGATACTTTACTAGGTAGCCACGCAAAGAGGGGGACAACTCCATAACCTCTTCCCAAGTCGGAGCATATACTCCTGCCTTGATCCCGTGCTTCATCTTTGCCGCGGGAGTCGCCTCAGCAATCATCATAGAAGTTACTTTGTTCACTTCCCCAAACTCCACGCCATAGAACTTTGAAATATCTTTGATAAGAGACTTCAGCTGAAGCGTGTTCCAGTTTGAAATTGGGATGACTGAATTCTTGCCCCAATCCTCCATTAACATTTCCTTAAGTTCCATAGGCTCAGCCACATCATAATCAATATCTGGATAGTCCGTCGCGTCCTTGCGCAAGAATCTCTCAAACAGAAGCCCGTACTTAATGGGATCGATCTGTGTTATGCCCAGGACATACGCAGTTAGAGAACCAGCGGCTGACCCTCGGCCGGGGCCAGTTAGCTGAACCTCGTTAGCCTTGTCAGCAATAGCCTTCATCGTCAGAAAGTACTTGCTGAATCCTCGGTCCTCAATAACATCAAGTTCCCGCTGCAGCCTCGTTGTGTACTCTTCTTTCTCATGAAGTCCACGATGGCGCAAACCTTCCAGAGCATAGTTAACCAAGGCCTCGGCGTCCGTGAAGCCGGCCGGAACCACAAAGTCGGGTAGCTTAACGGTGGTGTTGGGGGTAAAGTCCTCGATCAAATTGAATGCGATGTGATGTGTGTCTGTAATTGACTTCATTACCAAGTCATCATCGTACTCCTGCTCAGCAATCTTGGCATATGTTTTATAAGAGTCCCACATCTGGTTGCCGTTTTTGGGATAGATTTCATAACCTATCTCTTCAACGCCCTTCGGAAGCTCAGTATTATCCTCAGCCCACGCGGGAGTTCCCTTCCCAAGCCAGCCAAGCCGCTTGTAAAGCTCGCGGTCCTTCCAGGCGTCGGGGCCAGGGTAATGACTGTCCGCCGTTGAAATCAGCGGGATTCCAAACTCGTGATGCATTTCGATGATAAACTGGTTTAGTTCGTGTTGCTCTGGAATCTGGTTCCATTGAAGTTCTCCATACCATCGGTCTCCGAAGACTTCTACAAAGCGCCGGGTTGTTTCCCGCATCGCTTCCCTCACCGCGTCGGGTCCCTCTTCTCGGTGGGCCCAGTAGTTTCCCGCATAAGGTCCACCCAGACATGCAGACGCGGCAATCACTCCTTCTGAGTGTCGGTCGAGCATATCGTAATCCACGCGTGGGTAACGATAGAAGTTCTCTTCCCGGTAAGACTCTGATACAATCTTAAACAGATTGTTCAATCCTGTCTGGTTTTGAGCCAACAGAATTAAATGGCGCCGGTGGTTCAATACAGACTTGATTGCCTTCTTCGATGCCTCTTCGTCCTCCACGGTGGCCCCCGACGTGTCGCCCTCTTTCGCCAACGATTTCGCTTGCTTGGCATCTGTCTTAATACGATTATAGTCATCGCGCCAGTCATCAATGGAGGGAAGAAAGTATGCTTCCACTCCGAAGATAGGCTTAAATTCCTTTCCTTCGGACTTCATCTTTTGCCAGTGTAAAAACTGGTGTGAGAACCCATTCATGTTCCCGTGGTCTGTAAGGGCAAGTGCTTCACCCCCGTTTTCATAACAGAAATCCATATGTTCATCTGGATATCCGATGGCATCAAAAATAGAGCCTGCTACGCTGTGTGCATGAAGCCCTACGAAAGGAATCTTTTTCTCGTTCACTTGTTTCTCCCTCTATACATAGTGTTTGTGTTGGGACGTTTCGTTCTGGCGCCCAACTCCGATGATATAAATTTAACATATCCACTCCACAAAGTCAAGTCGTAAAAATTATCAATTTCACAAAGGGTGCCGTCGCGGCCCGGGCCAAACACGTCCTCCAGACCATAGGCCAATGATATGTGACGCTCGCTGGGGGCTAGCGGTTCCGACGGCATTTCCCCAAGGGGGGGAGCTTTGTAATAGGACGAGTTAGTGGTAATTATTTTCTTGGCGCGCCGCCACTCTCCTGGGTCTATAACAAAACTCAAGGGCACGCCGTCTTTAACTGTTTGGCCCTTGTGCGAGAAATAAAAGGGAACGTTCTTTCGTAATTGAGACCGATGCTCTAATACTTCTTTAGGATCCATCATACCCATTGGAAAAGATATGTAGTAACGACTCGGCTGCACCCATCGCGAAAACTTTGTGTGTATCCAGTAGGCTACGTTGGCCCCATAGATGATGGACCACGCATAGTTGTCTACTTTCTCTCGGTGTTTGGGGTGAATGGGCACGTAATAAATTGGCACCTCTATATGTTTTGTATGTCCGAAGGCTGCAAAGTGGCCACGCTGAATACTATCAATATCTGTAGCATACTCCCCGAGGCGCCAGCGCAATAGAGGCGCCACATCATCATTGGCCACAATCCAAATTGATGTACAACCAGCATGGAGACACTCATAGACGGCGCCTTCCAATGCTGTATAATTAGGTGCGATCGGTACCAATGAAGAATCCCATTCCATACCAAATTCTGTGTTCAGGCCGGCAATTGGAATGATTGCCGGCATTGTAGGCTTACTCATGGAGAATTATTCTCTCGTCGAGAGCATCGACCACGTTAAAACAAAACTTTCTCTTTCTTGCGTGACGAAAAGAGTGTTGGATCTTTAGGCTTCTCCCGTTGGGTTGCTTGATTTTATGTTCTTTAAATTTACGTTCCAAGAGTATACGAATCACCGTTTCAGAACAATCAAAACTCTTGATATCTTCTTTACTAATGATGCTACACGTGATGATATCTTTAAAATCGCCGGTAGTATTCCTATCTATCCGATTTGACGGCACAAAACTAACCGTCTTCACAAAGCTATCATTAAGATTTAGTACTATCTCTCGCGCCAATTGAGATCCCTGAACGATATCAAACATATCGTGTACAAGATAATCCTCAACTACCTCCTCAGCACCTAGGTTCCCACAGTTATCAAGGTCGAATAAATGGAGGGCCTTAAAATCGATTAGGACTTTGGTCTTTCCTTGGGTGACAACCTTTAGCTTGCCATCGTCCAAGCCCACCGTTTCCACTTCAAAAGGAATAGGCAATAATGATTTCATTCCGAGATCAAAAATTCCTTCGTACCACCTACTTTTTACATCTTGGAGTCCGAAAGAATAATAGAACGGTCGTTGTTCACTATTAACAATTAAGTGGTACCCATGCTCCCGGGCGAATGAAACTGCCTCCTCGCGCCAGCCCACCACCACGTTAGGGAAGGCATATTTAAGAGGAGGCAGTTCCATCATAGTGCTAGTATAGCACCAGTGAATGGTTAGGTCAAGAGCTTTCTGACAGAATACCGATTACGTGATTTTCCTTGATGACCGTAAAGGTCTCCCCCTTGTGGCAAATGTCTCGGAGCATGTGGGCTTCCACCACGAGGCGTAATCCAGCGCCCCACAAGGTTCCGTTTTCGCCCGAACAGTTGACTACTTCAACCACTGCGAATGGGCTTTCAACTGCGCGGTAATCCTGGGGCAATAAGATGGCGCTGTCTTCTGTTTCGTTGTCCTCTATGGTTCTCACATAAAGATAGTTATTAACTGGTGTAAATGTCATTTATTCTCCAAATCTTCTATTGCCGCCTTGATTGCCTCTTCTGCTAACACCGAGCAATGTATCTTAACGGGGGGCAAAGAGAGCTCTTCCACGATATCTGTATTTTTAATCTCGGCGGCCTCTTTCAAGGTCTTTCCCTTGATCCATTCTGTAGCTAGTGATGAGGCGGCAATGGCCGACCCACACCCAAAGGTTTTAAACTTGGCGTCACAGATATACCCACTGTCATCTACTTTAATTTGAAGTTTCATCACATCTCCACATTCTGGGGCGCCCACGATACCCGTACCTACATGTTGTTCGTCCTTATCAAAAGATCCCACGTTCTGGGGACAAATCCCTCTTGCTGTAGTGTGGCTATGTAATCTACCGTAGTGTCCTTTAGAATCCCAGCACTCATAGGATCAATATATATCTTTACAGCAGTAATGTCAAGTAAAATATCTTCTTCGTCCGGCTCTTCCGTCTCTATATTCAAACAATATGACATACCCGAGCATCCGCCCCCCTGGACCGCAATCCTAATAGCCTCGCCGGCTTCTAAAACCTTGGTGATGCGCTCCGTTGCTTTATCAGTAAACTGTATCATCTCTATATAACTAGCCGCACTTCGCAAAACCACAGTTGGAACATGTAACACAACCCTCTACATATATCAGTCCTTCGGTACCACATTCTCCACACGTGCGCTCCGTGGCTTGCTGCCCATCTGGAATGTAGTTCTTCAAAATGCGTGCCATACAACGAGCAAAACTAAACATATCGCTATCCCGATCCTTCTGAAGCTGTTCAACTACATATTGAATGTTGGATCCGTGACGAAGACCAAGCGAAATCATGCGCGTAAACGCTGAATGATTAGGGTTATCGAAAACCTTGACCAAATCTTTTACGATAACATGGTCGCCATTCTTTCCCACCTTCAAATCATAAACAGAATTCATCGTCTTCCTTGGGTTCTTCACCAAAATACCTGCCGCCTTGTCACGGGGAATTTCAATCAAATTTGAAAGTCCTCCCATAATTTCATACGGCCTGTTATCCATGAGGCCTACAACAATGATCCACTTCTCGCCCTGGATGGTGGTGTGGTGAATATTACAGTCTAATTCAATCGGACGTTTGGGAGCAGTATGCTGTGGAAAAATATCCGTTGTCTGGGATAAAAGAACCCCCGAACGAGATCCTTCCACATAAACAGTAATCCCCTTGAGTCCTTGCTTCCACCCTTCCATATAAAGCTCCCCCACCAATGCCGGCGAAGTACCTTTGGGAAGATTAATTGTCGAACTAATACTATGATCTATGTTCTGTTGTATGACAGACTGCACCGCAATTCGTCGGGTCCAATCGATGCTGTCCGATTCTACAAAAAATGCGGGAAGGGGGCCCGGCTCTTTAAAAGGATGCCACTCAAACCATGCCTGAGCATTGTGATGGAACACCTCATACTCAAGCCATCGATCTCCCACCTCGTCGACGTGATCGGCATCAAGATGCTGTTCGTCGTGCGAAAGTTTGCGGCGACGGATATAAGAATTCCTAAAAACAGGCTCTAAACCCGAAGACGTTTGAGACATTATAGAGACAGAGCCCGTTGGTGCGTTAGTAAGAATAGAAATGTTGCGACGTCCATACTGTGCGATCATTTTCTTTAGTTCTTCTGGGAGTCTCTGAATAAACTCGTTGTTTTCCTCGACACTCCAGTCAAACGCAGGAAAGGCGCCTCGCTCTTGAGCAAGATAAACGCTCTCTTCGTATGCTGCGTCGCGTAGTGTGCGGTAAATTTGCTCAATAACCACAAGGGCCTCATCACTATCGTATGCCAGATTAAGACATGCCAACGCGTCCGCAAGCCCGTGGGTGCCCAAACCTGTGCGCCTGCCATTCTTTGCGGCGCCGTGCAGTTTTAACCAAAGTTCTTTCTCGTCATCCGTATCCGCCACACTGCAAATAGTTTCTAGTTTTTCTAACTCTAATTCTACTAGGTCATCTGAGAGACGCATACCAATAGCAGCTATCTCTCTTAACTTACCAAAGTCAAAGTTTGCACTTTTTTCAAAAGAATTTTTGACGAGACTTTTTAAATTCAGAGATACAAGCCTACAGCTATCGTAAGCCGAAAGAGGTATTTCTCCGCAGGGGTTAGTAGTTTTGGTACTGAACTCCTCATATTCATGGGCCGGCAAATTCCTAATAATATTATCCCACATCAGGAGGCCCGGTTCGGCACCCGTAGTCGCTGACTCCACGATAGTACTCCACAACGCAGCGGCATCTATGTCCCTCACATACTCCGGGTCTTCGCTATCAACGGGAAATTGTAGAGTAAACGTTTCTTTCTTCTCTACGGCTTCCATAAAGCTGTCACTTATTTTAATGGACACATTAGCCCCCGTCACCTTTGTGAGATCCTTCTTCATTTGTACAAACTTTTTGATATCAGGATGGCGTACATCCAGCGAAATCATGAGGGCACCGCGGCGCCCGTTTTGTCCGATCATTCGGCAGACGTAGGAGTAAAAATCAGCAAAAGACCACGCACCAGTAGTAGTCCGAGCGGAATTATTGACCACAGCCCCTTCAGGACGAAGAGAAGATATATCAACCCCAACACCGCACCTACGTTTAAAGAGATTCGCAAGATCTTTGCCCGCGTCCATGATGCTTGATACAGAGTCGGCGGGGTTATCAATAACAACGCAATTAGACAGTGACACATTAACATAATTATTTCCTATTCCCATCATTGGAGAGCCCTGGGGCACGATGTATTTGAAATCTTTGAGGAATGAATATATCTCATCCTCTGTCAAATGATTTGACTTCCGGGTAATAAATTTATCTTCCATCCGCGCGAACTCCTTAGCAATACGCTTATGCATATCATCTGGAGTTTTCTCCATAAAATTACCTTTTTTGTCACGCAAACAATACTTCGTCATAAAAACATTCGTTGCCAGCTCATCACCATCAAAATATTCAAGAGTATCCTCTCGTACTTTATCTTTATCAAACATCCCTCAACCTCCATTGCCCTGTTTAAATTTTTTATATTTCTCAACCAAGTTCTCTTTTTGCCTTTTAGAATTTACCTCTATAAATTCATCCTCTGCGCGCGGGTCCAATACCTTAATACAAACACTGGCGGCGTCCATAAAGAGAGGAAATATAATTCCGTCTGGGCCATTTCGATTCTTCGCCACGAACAAGCGCCCACCATTTACTGACTTATCTTCAATGGTGCGAGAAAGAGTAAAAATAAAATCTGCTATAAAGCACTTGTTGAATGCCTCGGAGATCGACTCCATTGTAATCACTTCTGCGTTCAATCCGGACCTATTCGTCTGCGATGCTGTCCATACTGGAAATTTATACTCTGTTGCGATAGCGCGCAGCTCTTCGTAAATAGATTCTAATTCATTTCTCTTCTCTTTTAAATACCTCATGGGTCGTAACAAATCACCATAGTCAACGATAACCATATCGGGAATAGTATCGCGCATTTTCAATTTTTCTAAATGATTCCGAATAGTTTGAGTGGTCGCAGTCTTTGTGGGGTATTCCTTGATAATAAGTTTGCCTCCAATGTCGCTCACTTCTTCATAGATTTTTTCTTTAAAGGTCAGTAGGTCCTCCAAAGCGATCTTGGTAAGGCAAGAATCATAACGAGATGCCACCACAGTATCTTGAAGTTCGAGAGTGTAATGAATAACAGTCTTGCCCTCTTTCAGAGCTTGCGTCCCAAGATGTACCAGAGCCATTGACTTACCGGCCCCAGTCGGCGCGATGACGACACCCAATTCCTTCTGTCCCAAGCCTCCTTTACACACATCATCAATCAGTGGCCAGCCAGTTGTGATGGGGTTGCGAAAGCGCGGCTTAAACCGCTCTTCGAAGTCTTTCTTGTAGTCGTATCCCTCATCACCATTTATTCCCAACTTAAGAGAGTCATTAATAACTCGTGAAATCTCATCAAATGATGAGTTGTGCAACAGTTGAATGGACTTTACCATGGCGGACTTCAAGTTCTGCTTCTTACAGAAATCTAATGAGGTATCTTTAATATATCCCACATCAGTAAGGTCTGTGATTTGACTCCGAACATAAAATTCTCTCGTTTGCTTTGCTGTTAATTCATTCTCGTTGTCAAGTTCAGCGCGCAAAATAGTTTTCATGATGTCGCGAGATGGATGGACTCCATACTTCTTACGGTAGTCAAAAATCTTATTTAAAAACAATTTGAGATAATTTAATTCCAAAAAATTTACATCTAGGACTTCTTCAATCTGATCTGCGAAGGAGCGATCATCCAAAATCACCATACATAACTTTTCTTGAAATGATTTCCCGTATTTTGAGAAGTTCGCAGCTTCACCATTTAATTTCATTGTTCTATCCACTGCCTCTATAATATCACTTCGTCAGCGCCTTGTCAACACACATGCGGTTCATCGCAGCATGTAAATCATCCCAGTTAAAAACTCCAAAACCGTCCTGATTCATCATGCGAATAACTTCGGTTTTATTGTAGTCATATTCAAAATTATCTAGTGTATAGTGTACTTTGTCACGACACTGTAAAGACAACGCTGGAGCATATAATTGCATCAACTTATAGTTCTCTATAATTACATCTCTGTACTCCAAAACGTTCGTGAAAAACTTGGCCTTGGAGTCGCTCTTAAGACAGAAATCAAAAATCTCTTGTAATGTCGCGTCCTTATCTTCCCTAAGAAATTTTAAGTTTTTTGAAATACTTTTTAAGCCGGCGCGAGGGACACCTTTAAGATTGTCCGAAGGGTCTCCAGCTATAGCGCGGGCCATTGCAAAATTGCGTGGATGAATGTCAAAATCTTCCACTATGTTTAACTTAGTGTGCACCTTCTTTTGGATCGGCCTAAACAAAACCGTTTCATCATCACACAACTGAAGAAAATCTTTATCACTAGAAACAACTACCTTCTCCCACCCTTTAAATTGTTCTACCTGTGTGGCGTATGCGATCACATCGTCGGCTTCTACCTCATCAAAGCGCAACTGAACTACTGGCAACTCATTAAGATATTCCATCAACCGTAGCTGTTGCCACGCCATGTTGGCCTGCTGTTGTTCCTGTGTTAAGTCGGTCTGGCGGTTGACCCGAATAGGCTTGCGACCTGCCTTATAGTTCTTATTTTGTTCCCTCCGTTTACGGCTGCCGCCCGGGCCATCCCAAATGATCATCACCGTGTCGGGCCTGATGTCCCTACACAGCTTCTGTAAGATGCCTAGGAAGCCCTTCAAGCCCCCGATGGGCTGTCCGTGGGCCGAGAGACTAGGGTTGACGATAAAAGCCCGGAAATAGGCGTTCAGCGCGTCGATGATCATGACGCGTTTCATAGGCGCATCCTCTCGATCTTGCCGTCTTCATTGGTATAGTAGACGCGACGGACACCTACGTGGCGCATGGCTGCTTCGCACATTGGACAAGGCTTGCTGATGCGTGCCTCTCCTTCTCTGTTGATGCGCGCGACGTAAACGTCTGAGCCCTGTGTCGTGGAGCGCTCGATGCCGAGGATGGCTCCCAACTCTGCGTGGAGGGTGGCTTCGCCGTGACCCTCTTTACGAAATCTCGCACCGAAACTACAATGCCGGTGCTTGTTACAGGAAATACTACGAACGGAGCTACCCTTCACGAGAACGGCTCCGTGCCTAAACTTTCCATAATTTGATTGTTCTGCTACTCGCTTTGCGAACTCTATGTATCTCTTGTTCTTCACTCTAGTCCCCTAACGTATGAAGCTCCTATGAGTATACCTCACGGAAGCTTCGAAGTCAATGGTTCTTTTCTATTTCTTATCTACGTCGTAGAAATCCGCAGCGCTTCCTTCGCGCTTTTGAACTTCTTGTCTTTAAGCTTTTCAATCCAATGAGCGCTCTGGAACTTCTCTTCTTTACCGTCCTTATGGACCAGAGAGAACCAAGCACCAGCTTGCTTGAGATTGTCGGAGCCCTTGATGGCTTCCAGCCAGCTCTCTTGGTCTTGGATGCCCACCTCGTCAGTACCCCATAGAATCTTGAACGCACAATTGCGCCCTTGCGTTCCGAAGCGAGACTTCTCCAGTTTAACCTTCACCTCGGAGCCGATGCGGAAGCCACTATCATCCTCGATGAAAGCGGACTTCGCCTTGCGTCCCGTCAACCAAATACGCAGCGAGTATACATAGTGCATAGCCTTTCCACCCGGGGTAACAAACGGTGTCGTCATTGCGACGATGCGCGCGTTTGGCCCCTGTGGGATGTTGGTCTTCAGTTGGTTCAGAACCAAGAGAGCAGACTTGGTATTGGCGATGGGGATGGTCAGCTTGGACATTCCCTTTGAAAGTATGCGCGCCTTCATCGCCATTGTGGATTGAGGATTAAAGTCCCCTTCCACATCTGTGATGGTTGGAGTCATGGCCAAGGAGTCCCAGATGAATAAAGTTCTTTCTGCTCCTGACTTCAAAACGTTCTCAACAGTTTCTAGTACATGCTCAACTGACTGGGCCTGAACATAAATGAGTTCGTTTATGTCGCAGCCGGCGCGTTCAAGGAAGCCTGGGTCAATCGCCGATTCGGAATCCATATAGATAACATTCAGCCCCATCTTCTGGGCATTACCGGCGATCTGTGCGGCCATAAAAGATTTGCCGGTTGACTCCAAACCAGCGATCTCCGTAAATTTACCGATGGGGATGCCGGCGAGGCGCCCTCTACAAACAATAGAATCCAACCAGCGGGAGCCAGTGGGAATCCATTCCTTTACTTCGGTTGGGTTTGCTTCATTTAGATTGTGAGCAACCTCCAAGCCAGATGTCTTATTAATAAGAGTCCTCAAACCATCAATTGAAATCTTGCCTGCTTTTGATTTACTTTTTGCCATGAGGGCCCTCCTGTTTAAACTGCCACCAGCAAGACGCCGTTCTCGGTTTGAACTACAACATCAAAATCTTGCACAAAAGCGTTAGCTTCGTCACCAAGATGGTAAATATCTTCAGCCCTCACCTTAACGTTGGCGGAAATCTCACACGTGCCGCGCTTGTGGTCGTGCCGCTCTGTAGAAACAGTCAATAGATCATACTCATACGCCTGTGTTATGAGGGTTTCCGTGAGATATTTTTCAAACCATCCCTCCCGATCATAATCTTCTAATAGATCGTTGTCGCGCATCAACTCTAGTATGTCTTCTTCATAACGCGAATAAACTCTCACACCAGGTCTGGATAAAAGGCCCGCTAACTTACTAGCAGTGCTTGTTTCCCCTAGGGCTTCCTCAACATAATCATCAGAAATGTGCCATACATCGGCGCGATCAACGTAGTTAAGATAAACGTAATCATCGGGTCCAATATTAAGTTGCTGAAGTTTCTCTATAATATTTTTCACTCTTTCTCCCTTTTCGTAAAGTTGAGGCATCTGTATCCCCATGCCTCCCTGCGGTTTTCAAGGCTTTACTCTGTGTTTTTGGCCTCTTGAACTTCAATGCGAAGATCCTGAGCCAAAGTCTTCACTTCTTGCATTGCCTTACGTATACGAGTTCCAGCAGCATTGTTGCTACGTTCAAAAAACTTTTCGTGGTCTTCGCGAGTTTCCTCAAGAAGCGTGATCAGCTGCTCAAGTAGATTTGTTTCAATAGTCATAATTCTTCCTTTCTATGGGTGAGACACCTGATGACCCTATGCCTCCCTGTGGGGGGGATTATTAGAGAGCTCCAAGCTCTGCGAAAGCTGCGTCGACAGCGTTAGCTTCGCCATCGCCAGACTTGCCATACTTTTCGGTCTCGCTACTGACCGTCTCGGGATCGTCAACCTGAGAGTTGACAAAGTTATCGAGAATCGTCTGCACGTCCGCAGTCGTCTTTCGCTCAAACAGCCCAGTAAAATCTGGGATAGCATCCAGCAGCTCTACGCACTTCTCAGGCGTCAGATCCTCGCAAAGAGGGGAAGACCGCCGGCGCGGCACAAGCTTCGTCTGAGGGAAGGAAGCGCCGGGGGGCTTTCCGTAGGTCATAGTGAGATCGGTACCAGTTTCGGTATCGGTAATGTCACCATACTCAGGGTTAAGCACGAGCGTGAGAAGATTCTCATACGCCGTCTTACCGTAGCCCCATACTCGGACGCCTCGCTCTTCCTCGCCGCGAACCATCACGGGACTGAAGAAACGCTGTCGCACGAAGAGGGACTTTGCCACCTTCTTGCTGTGTTCGTCGTTGTTGTCTGCCCCTTCGCGCCACAACTGTGAGGCGAACTCACATACAGGACACTCGTCACTGTAGTTGCGCTTGGGACATAAGAAACCGCCCTTTTCGACATTGTAGTGAAACCACATTTCCTTGAAGGGGTCTCCGTCCGATGTCGGAACGATTCTAATAGTCTGGTCCCCGTCCTCGGGGCGCCAGAAAGTGTCATTTGAGGAGTTTCCGTCTCCACGTAGTGATGAGAGCTTCTCTCTCATCTTGTCTAAATTAATACCCATTTTTTTATCTCCTTATAGTTGGGTTATAGTACGATCAGCTAATCTCCTGATCGTCTAGTAAGTCTTTATATGATTGTACCATAGAAGAATACTTAACGCAATAACAATATTTTTGTTCATACGTTGTTTTGAAGACGCCGTATGAAACATTCAAGTTTTCATCTTGCTTGGACTTAACATAGTTGGTAATGCTTCTATACAGTGTGCCGTCTTCCCTCAGTTGTTCTTCGTTGATACCATAATAGTATACTACATCACGCACGCTTGTCAAGGGATAAAACCATTTTTCTTCTTCTTTTTCAATATCCAAAATTCCCACGGTGCCGATGCGACTCAGGTTAGAGGGCGTCATGAAGGTGCCAATCACAGGGTCTGAGTTCTTGAATACGTTTATCATGTGTACGGTGTTGACTATCGCCTGGTTGAGAATATCATTATACCCTAAAATGGGAATATCGCCAAGCCCCCCTTCAACATATTGATTGTCAATTAACCAGATGGCCTCAACGAGTCCCGAACGTGCATACTCTTGAAGGACGTTTCGCACTACCTTCTCCTGAATAGTCTGTACCTCACTCAGTAACGACAACTCAGGCTTGATATATAAAATATAAATGGTGTTGGCCTTAAGTTGTTCCAAGAGACGAAGGAGTCCCCCTGAGATTTTGCCCGCGCCGCAAGCTATAACCCACACCTCTTCATCCGTAAACTTTAATTTTTTTTTCAGACTTGGAAAGTGGGCATCGTATTCTTCGTGGCTATGTCGTTCTTTAATGGTGATGTCCGCATCCTTATCGGTATCAATCCTGTAGGTATCATACTGTGGGAACTTTGAAAATGCCTTTGCAAGATTACATCCTGCCTTCCCGAGGCCTATAATTTTCATGAGTCGTCCACCCACTCTAAAATAAAGCCCATATCAAAGCCGCCGCGGGTGACCCGCTTTGCAGTTGCCTCAGCCAAAATAGTATGATCATGAATGCTCAATCGGTAGCAAATAAAATTCATTATTTCCATAATGTCAGCTGCTTCCTCGGCGCAAGGGTTTTCTACAAACTCCATTACCTCCTCTTGAAGTTTTCGCATGGCATAATCTTTTAAGCGATCACCCCTTTCTTGGCGTATTTTAAAGGCCTTCCCAGACTCTTCAATAATCTCTGGGATTCGGTCTCGTACTAATTTATGGTATAATAATTTTTTCATAGCTTAAGTTCTTTCATTTGACCCAGGTTCTTGCCTGCTGAAATGTTGATCTTAAAGGAACCGTACCGTGTATCCTTAAAAGTGTCAAGTAAATTTAAAATTTCATAGCGATCTTCATCATCCAGATCAATATAAACTGCATCATGAATCAAAAACGAAATATTGCTTTTTCTTCCTTTCAAAAGCTTATAGATTTTATACGCTTGTTCGTGCACCATATCAATGGTTGTGCTTTGTACAACATAATTGAGCGCGTGGTGTGCGTCCACATTCTCTATAATTCTACCATAATCTGTCTTAATTTTACAGCCATCCCAATACTTATTTCTCACTAAATTCTTATCATAAAGACGCTCCAAAGAGCCATTGGGTCGCTGCGAATAGAGCCACGCAAACGTTTTCTTCTTTGCCTCTTCCCGCGATATGGCGCCCTTAAAAACATTTTTAACATTCCAATCATGGATATCGTTGGTGGGCTGTTTGGCACCACAGAGCGCCAAAAGTACTCTCAATTCAGCAGCATTAAAATCTAGCTCCAGGAGCCAGTCATTCTGGGGGCGGATACACGAACGAAAGTCTTTACTCATCGTTAAAATAGGAAAGCTATTCGTCTGGGTGGTCAAGCGTCCAGTCACGGTGCCCCAAGGATTGTAATCGCAAATAAGTTTGGCGCGCTGTAATGTGCGTTGAAAGTTCTGACCACGCACCGAGCTCAGCAAATGTCCAATTGGACCTATGTCGACACCCAATGGGCGAGATCGAATATCAGATAGCATTTCAATTAAGTTGTACATAAAATCATAGTTATCGGGACGCTGGTAGGTTTCCAATATATGTTGGGTAATCTTATTTTTCGCTTTCAAGTATTGAAAAAGAAAATATTCGGGCACGGCATCATAAAAACAATTCTCTTCCATTGAGAAGCACGCTGTGTCAAAGGCTTTGAGACATGATTTAAGTGTTTTTTTAACGCTAACCCATTCGTCTTTCATTTCTGGAGGACATAGGTCGGTTAGCGTGGCGCCGCTTCCATAAATGCGAGCTATCTCATAGTTATTTCCAGAGAGGTGGGGAGAATAGTCCCACGTAGAACCTGTCAGAGGAGGAGGAAATCCCGCATTTATCGCATTGTCTGCATAATACCCCACGCAGTCAGCTTTAGAATCTAAAATTTGAAATAACACTCTTTTCACGCGCTACGGATAGCCAGAACCACCACCAGGTGTTGCCACGGCTGCGGCTGTTGCACTAGTACATCTTGGTGTGGCAGCTATCTCCACTCCTGTATCCATTATATCGGAAATAAGCAATTTGTCAAGGTTTGTTGTAAGATTAATATCCCCATAGTTAGAAGGATAAAGATAAATACGATAAACTTCGTTAACGAATTCTAGGACATCATGCATCGGCGCCTGCCCGGTGGGCAATTGAGCGCCATATACTTGATATGCACGAGCTTTGACATTTGACTTAGAAGGGTGACTCTCTCTACTCTCTATATGACGTAAATCGATATAGAGGTCAATTAAAAACTGCTCTTTAAGCATCCCTTCCAGCACTGTAATATCGCCATAGTACTTTCTAAAAAAATTATGCTCGGTAAGGGAGCCCTCTATGACTCGCCCCTGCGACGCTCCCACCGGGGCCGGGTGACACTGTTTCCAAATTACCTTACGCTCGGAATAAAGTGGCTTCTGTTGTCTGAACCTATAATAACCGTAAGCGAATACATAACGCAAGTTATCGAAAGCTGACCGATATACTTCATCATAATATAGTTCGAACAAGTTAGTCTTATCGGGTGCCACAGGGTCAGAGGGGTCCCCAAAAAGATAATAGTTCATATAACGTTGTATCGCGTTGGTAAAAAGATCAGCTGTCAATACCCATGGCATATTCTTATTAACTAAAAAGCCGTATTCCTTGGCAGACTTTATATAATAGTCAAAATTTACATCGTTAATATAGTCTTGATATTTGGGGGCGTCATCGGCTGCGGAATGTCTCGAAATTGCCAGGCTAAGCCCAGTCATATAGGGGCTTACAACATTGCTAAGAAAAAAGTTTTCTTTTGTAATCGGATAGGTACGAGCAATATACAAAATATAATTTTTGAATATGGGAACAAAATCATCAAAATTTTTAATAATGTTTTGCCCCGTGTCAACATGTTCGTTAGCAAACGCATCGATTAAGCCGTCCAGAAAAGCCTTGTACTTTTGATGAGGGTCTACATACCCACGAACCGCCTTCATGTCCCAGATGGCCGGCGTGCCCTCTGTCGACATACAGCCGTTTATGGCCGCAGTTCCCATATGGCTAACCAGAGCATCAAAAGCTAACTCCACAAAATTTAAACAATAGATATTGGAGGTAGCAGCTTTACGAACAGTTTTTAAATTGCTTCCCACTGGGACTATAGTATTTTGACACCTATCTACGCGCCCAAAAAGATTTTTGTCATACCACGTATCTAAAGGTCGTGGAAGATGGGCCGCGTGGTCTGGATAAATGGCCTCTCTGTACATCGTGCGCTGAAAAAACTTAGCACCGGTTGCCAGTGCGTTTCTTCCTTGAGGGTTAACAAGCTCATTAAGAGTGTAGGGAAAAGTAAATTGTGTATAGTCGTGTGCCATTTTATTCGCCCTCGTTACTAAATATAACTCTTTTCATTTTTTGATGGATGAAGATAATAATCGTCCCTAAGAACCGTCCGCAGGGAGTGGCGCTTCTTCTTTCTCTCCACCTTTCTTCCTCTTTCCTTTTTTGTCTTTAATCTTTGGCGCCGTTTCGGGCCATCGATTTATAGAAATAATACGATTGTTATCAAAAGCCATTCCCTCCTGCTGAGCGCTGATTGAAACATTAAACCCGGCGTCACTAATTTCGCTCTTTACAGAGTTTATAAGGTGATACCCTCCAATCCCCAAAATGCGCGCTAAATTGGGTATCGTACCAGCTGCCTTCAGCGACCCAAGGCCAACACCTATAGGTTCAATAAACACGTATTGACCTGTTTTGTGGAGGGTGTTGCCAATTAAGTCCAAGTCCACCATGTATAATTCGCGAAGCTGGGTGGCAGACAGTGAGCCATCCTTAGTAATACGTGCTGCTCTCATCTCGGGAAAATCAATTCGGTTGAACTTAATATTTTTGGCGAGGCCGCAGGATGCTCCCAAATAATAATGATATATACCAGCCTCTAGATCTTCTTGATAATCGCCGGTGCGTGGGCGGGAATCAACACTATAGAGGATAACGGTAGGAATATTCGGCCTCACTTCGGGGACAAGTGCGGTACGGGAGAGGGTGTCGGCCTTCTTTTTTGAGGCCGCTACCTCGTCCACAGTAGCATTTTGTCCCACATAAGAATCAGCAAGATCAAACAGAGAAGTGTCGAATTTTAAATGATATCTAATCGTATCTTGAAAGCACACAGCATTAAAAGCTTTTATAACAAGACTCGCGCAGACTTGCTTCACAAAATCTAAGAGCATAAATTTATCCCTATTCGAACGAACTACATTCTGTACATACCATTCTCGGAAAGAATGTAAAGAAATAGGAATGCTTCCCATATTGATCGAAAAAGTAATTCCACTTCCCGGACCACTAAATCTTAGAGGATCTACGTCTTGAATAGCTCTAATTACTCGTTTTGCGTTTGCGTTTACACACTCTAATTCAATATCTTTTACTTGAAACGCCTGAAGGGGGTCTATCAGTTCCATAGCCCCCAACAAAAATTGAAGGCTCCCATGATACCCTTGGGCATCAACCGGGAGATGGTTCATATATTCAAAAATACCATCTATAAGGTCTCCCAAATAAAAATACGGTACCGTAACGGAGCCGTCGTCATCTTTTTTAATCTGCAGCTCCGCATACTTATCGAATTCGTCGGGGCCCTCTAAAGCGTTCTTGTCTGTGTCTCCTTTTGTGCGGGAAAACGACGCTAGGTCTTTCATAAGTGTGGAATCAAAGTTATTCGATTGTTGGGGCTCACCAAACCCTCGCTTCGCAGGATCTTTCCCCACTCGAACGCGCGCCATTTCAGCGCGTTTTTCAGGATTTTGCTGACCACTAATAAGACCTTGTTGATACATATCAGCAGAAATCTTAACCGAATAAATTCTATTTTTGTCATACAAAATTCCCAAAAAGCGCCGATAGCGCGCCATCCTGTCCTTCGATGCGAGCTCCTTTACTTTTTTATTTGCCTTATCTAGTACGGAATCCTCAGCATCATCGGCTGCGGTATCAGAGTCCTCTGTTTCCTCGCCGCCGCGGTGGCGTTTGGCGGCCTCCTTCTTCTTTTTCTCGTCCTCCTTAGCTTCCTTTTGATCATCTTCGGCTCTTTTACGTTTAGCCGTATAGGTAGTATCACCCGCAAATATATCAGCATCTTTCGCAGCCATAATGCCATCCAAAGAGGCCACATAATCAATACTTAGTTCCAGTGCACCATCGTCTTTAAAATTTAGTTGATGACCTGTGATTTGTAAATACAGACTTGTTTTAGTTTCTTCGATGGCGTGTTTAAAAGCAAGAGCCTGCTTGGCTGTCAGGCTCGTGGCATCTAAAATACTGCTTAATGTAGGGATACTCCACCCAACAACCACTTTTATCCTAAAGCGCGCACCATCATACTCCTGCATCACTACATCACAGACGGTGCCGTTGCTTGGGGGCTTCTCTTTAATCTCAACCGGTTGTTCCAGAAAACTTGTGCCGGACCCGATTATCAAATCAAGATAGCCGGGCGCGGGGACTTCATCTTCTCCCCCAATACCGGCGCGATACATGCCATTAGGGTCTCGATTCAAAGAGAACAAGTCCTGAATTGTCTGAAAGTGTACAGTTAAATTAGCACTGATATTAAAATCCACTTCGGCGGGCTGCGTACCATCTAGAGACCATGAAAAGGACTTTATACCGGCTCCCGGAACACGGCCGAGGAGGCCCGACCCTATCAACGAAATATCCTTTGGATCAATAAAATTGGGAAAAGGTATTTCAGTCTCTCGAAATGGATAAAGAGTATTATCCCCTCTGTAATCTACGCGATAAAGTCTAATATATGGAGACAATAAAGCATAAACATCTGGGCATGTCTCCAAAAGTGCTTGAACCTCGCTATCTCGATTGGCGTGTTGTATATAAGACACCAAATTACCGGGTTGGTCATGTTTACTGTGGCCATTAAGTTTGCCCAAATATTTGTAAGGATCGGCATCTTCTTTTGTGCTTGATAAAAGATTAATGTTTTCCATTAAGAAGCACTGTAAATCAAATGGCTTCAAAAAAGAGCCATACTTACCCATTTCCTCTCGGCCGGCCTTCTTCCTTGCCGGCGGCCGGGCCGGCTGAGCAGGGGGGGCGGCCGTAAAGCCCTTTGGATCGGCATCGAGGATATCAGCTAAAATATTGTCAATGATCTCGTCGACCAAAGTGTCCAGAACTTCTTCATGATTTCGAGCAATCCGCGCTATGAATTCTACCTGCCACGGAGCTATTTCCCTAGCATGCTTGCCGGCGCCGGGAGTGTAAAAGATTAAAGCATCATTCTGTTTATACTTCTTATCAAGATGTTTACCAGCAGTTTGAGGTTGTAAGGCTTTAACGGCGGACCATGTTTTAACATGCTTAGCCCACAGAGGCATCTTAAAACCGCCGTGAGAATTCACCCACGCCTGTGTGGTGGGAATAGGGGAATAATCGTTGTCGTCTGGATCCGACGGTTTGTCTTTTTTGGGATGTAGTATAATATAGCCCGATGGATCATCAATCGCGGAACCAACTATATCCTTCCCCCTTGCGCCGGCACCGAAACCGGTGATGGAATCGGAACCAAATTTAAATATATTAGACACGCTCATCAGTGCAGAACCCAATATTATATCCGCAATGGATAACTGAGCTGACTTGTTATCCGGGCCGGCACTCGTTGATGTGTGGCGCGGCAAATAATCATGAAGTCCCACCCCCTGCATGCCATCCATGGTGACCCACAGGCCTTCCCATTTGTATTCTCCCCCGGGCCACCAATTTTTATGATCTATGGCAGGTTTTACCGTCATGCCTCGGAACGCTTTTACAGCCGCAGTAGCCGTTTCTGTTCCGGTGCCGCTATAAAGCTGATTAATCTTAGCTTCTATTTGTTTATACTGGTCCTGGGTCACAAGCCCCACATAATCGTCATCTGTAAATGGAGCTCCTCTTATTTCAGATTTGGGCTTTAAAAACCCCTTAGTGGGATCATCTGCAAACTGATTAATGATCGCAGCACTACTCAGATAGTCTGTTAAATAGGCTCGGCAGCAAGCAGGGACCAAAACCTCGTCCCAGTATTTTTTCCATATACTTACTAAATTAGGATGTGATTTGAGTCCCATATATCTTCCTAACGCATAATATAATTAAGAATCTTAGGAAGAGGAAGAGGAATATAAATAACTTCTCCAATGGAAACCTGTGATTCTGTGGGCTTCTTGTTGTAATGAGCAATAACCCACCAATAAGTAGGAATTCCATAATATTCTGCGGCAAGCTTATAATATCGATCCCCCACCTTCCAAATATGTTGGACCCTTTGGAGGCCTCCGATTTGATTGGGAGTGGGATAATAAAGGCGCGCGCTATTATATTGTTTTATATATTTTACTCCTCTTTCTTCAAATATATTTTCATACTCCTCCGCATCGTTTCTCAGAAGGAGTCTATTATCATATCGAGTTCCCATCTTAAATCTCCTTTGTTATACCCTATTTACTTCAAAACAGCGCACTGTTCTGCTTCTGCTTCTTGGTTTCCAACTTCGGCCGGGGCAGCTACGGTGATCATGGCGCCTTTATCTCGAGACCAGACGCCCTCCACAACGACATTCGACGCTTTATGCGGGAAGCTTGCCAGTTTGTTCCTCTCTGCTTCAGAACCCCCAAAAACATAATTTCCGCTCGAGTCCCTGCTCCACCCAGTAAGATGGGTATGAAGAACAGTAAAATCAAGAGTGACCGAAAAATGTTGAAAATTTAAAATGCCGCCGCTACTTTTTATAAACTGTCCCGACGTCATTATAGGAGCATAGCTGAAGCCACCCAGAAATCCTACTAGGCCCTCGCCTGTTTGCACATTTTCTGCCATGTTTGCCCAATGTAATTTTAAAAGAGGAGGAGATGTAAGTACGCGTTGGTTGCGCGCTAGTTCAACTGAAGTGGACTGACCGGTTGCTGTATCACACTTGGTGCCAAACTCATCACTATATACCGGATATAAAAATTGTGTTAATCTATTAAGCTTCTGTGCGTTGTTTTTGGCCTTGTCGCCCGAATGAGCAACTACATCAAATGCCATACTAATTTTTCGCCCCGTTCGTTGAAAAGTATAAAGATCATCCATTCGCCCGTATGCGGGAGTTCCAGACCACGTAGAATTAAATTGATCAGCAAAATTGGTAACCCATCCCTCAAAAGTAATCTTGTTCCGTGTAGGAATATGGGTAATTTGAATCTGAAGGGCATCATTGGCCGAGCCGGCAGGCATTTTCACAACGCTCGAGCCCGGGCCATGTCCAAAGGACTTGCGCAATGTACCAAAGTCCTCTGGAGCCTTAAATGTATGTGAGGGTTGTGTGTGGGCCGCCTTTATCAGGTCGACCATCTCTTGTTCGGCTGCCGCGGCCTTCTCGGCCATCGTCATTTCGTCATTTGCCATTTACTTTCTCCCTGGTAACCACGGTAATACCGCGCTTGCCCCTGTTCTAGAGTTCATACCTTTTGTAACAATGCGGCCGGCAGCTGCATCTCCAATCTGCACTATAATTTCTTTATCTTCCAGCTGTGCGAGGGCCACTATAAGAGGATCCGTGATGGCCCTCCTTAACATTTCATCATCAACGGGAGGAGTCAACAACTTTTTCAGTTGGGCGTCTTTACCTTTCTTGATCGTAGACGCCATCTGCTGCCACACTCCACCTGGACCCATGCCGAGAAGATTTTTAAGATCTTCTGGACTTTTAACTGCCTTGGCTTCGGTGTCAAACGTCTGTATTCCCTTACCCATCTTCGCGAAGTTGGCGCCTGCGCCTTCGGCGGCGCCCTTGGCGATCTGGGCGAAGGCGCTACCAATCCCCCCTCCGGGTTTCAGAGCGAGCACATCATCCGCAGACGCGAATTCGGCCACCCCCTGTGTGCCGGCGATAAAGCCACCATCCTGAATCGTGGAGGGCGACGTCGGGCGCGTCCTGGGTGGTGACGGCACCGTTGACGCACCTCCCCCTTTCCATGATTCGTCCCCGGTGAGCTTCGCCATAACCCAGCCGAATTTGCCATAAGTTAAGCTGTTGGCAAATTCGAGCATAGCCCCCTTTAAAGCGCTCATAATAGTTTCGCCTTTCATTAACTTATCAAAAAACATACCAAAACCTTTGGCGACGCTTTGTAAGCCCGGTACTATACCCGCGATTGTAAACGCCCAGTCTTTAAACCATTGGATCCAGCCGACATCTTCGGGCTTGAATGAAAGGAAGGCAGCCACCATAAGACCGATAGCAACAACAAAGAGGCCTATAACGGCGATGATCGGCAAGAATGGGGCCATGGCGGCCATAATGGCTGGCAAGAAGGTCACCAAAAGAATGCCCGCAGTAACGATGAGAGCAACTTTCAAAGCAAGCAGCATTGCCCCCATCGTCAGCAACGCAATCCCAAATATCTTCAGCCCTTTTTGCACTTTGGGTGGGATAAGTTTTTTCAGCTGCTTAGGAATATCTTTAAGGAGGTCTTTCCAGTCGTCAAACTTTTGAACATATTCCGCGAACTTCCTGACTCCCTCGACAACCTTTTTCATCCAATTCTTGTTTTGTTTGAACAAGTTCTCAAACGCCAAAGCCAGCGATTCCATAGCGTCTTTAGCCTTTCTGGCGCGCTTCTCTGCCTTTTCCTGTACTTTTATGCGCTCCTCTTCTTCCCAAGTTAAGGCGCCCATAGCTTTTCGAAGGCTGAGGACATCGGTGCCCAGGGCTGCCGCAAACGCCTTTTGTTCGTACTTACTCAAATCCGAGAACACGCGGCCAGAGGCGTCCATGGATTGCTTAAGCATATCAAGACGTTCGCCTTCGGAGGCATTTAACATGTCTATAGAGTTAAGATAAGGGCCGCCCAATAAAGCGTTCATTCTCCCCACCTTGCTAGCTGCTCCATCAAAAGTATCAAAGCCTTCGCCCACGATGCCCAGAATATCACTTACCGACAACCCCGTATCCTTGGCCTGCATCTGAAGCTTGCGGAACACATGAATAAGATCATCTCCGTAAAAAGCCAGCTGGGGGGCCGCCTGTGAGAACGATTCCAGTACGCCCCCCAGGTCCATGTGCAAGCTAAAGGCCGTATCTTTAAGTTGGTCCGTAAGCTTCAGGGCTTCTTTACCAGTCATTCCCAAACCTTGGCGAGCAAGTCCCATAATTCCGATTGTCGTGCCAGCCGATACCCCCAACTTCCCAAATACAGCCACTTGTGATGCCATGGCATCTTGGGTACCCTCGCTCTCCCGATTAAATAAGGTATAGCCCTTATAAAGGCCGGCCATGGCAGCAGATGAGTCCTCGAAACTGACGCCCGCGAGTATATTTGCATCGCGCACTCGTTCTATATTATCAGTATAGCCTTCACCAGCGCCGGTTGATTTCTTAAAAGATGACGCAGCGCGATCGGCAGCAAACGCCAGGTTAAAGTAGATATTGGCGAGCTTAAGAGCAGCAGAAATAACTCCATTTATAGAAAAGATATTTGTAACAAGAGATTTGCCAAACGACTTAAAAGAAGTAATAGATTTGGGAATAAACCTTGTATAAAGAGCCCCAAATTCACCGCTTAATCCAAATAATTTATTCTCATAATTCTCGGCAATTTGTGCGCCTTCTTTAAGCTGTTCACGATGGCGTTTGTGCGCCTCGGTCAACTTGTCAAGGGCCTTAACAGCAGCTCCTAAGTCCTCCGTGTTGTCTTGAAGGGCGGCGTTCACCCTTTGAAGTGCATCTTCTTGTTGCTGGAGTTCTTTTACTTCGAGCCTCTCGGCAGACGTAAGCCTTCCCATAAGTTCTTCTTTTTCGCGAAGCTGAACTAAAAGCCGCGTCACCTCATCGGCTTGCTTCCCATAGTGCCGGGTGGCTCTCTCGCGATAGGAGAGATCATCGGCACCCCCCGCAGGTCCCAAATCCGGGCCGAGACGAGGCGGGGCACCACCACCACCACCTGGTCGACCCTCAGTCCTGAGATGCCGATCGATCCGTCCAAGGATTTGATTAAGTGCATTAATAGATTCTTGAGTTAGCTCTGCCATTCTCTATGTGCCCCTAATTTTTAAATGGCCACTTAAGACCCGTCTCCCTCTCAAAATCGTGTACCGACCTATCTAGTTTATGTCGGTTACGAAGGGTTACGGAATCATCAAGCCCATACTTCATATAGCTATCCATATAATTTTTTTCTTTTCGCAAAGCATTAAAAAAGGTTTCCACTTGGCTCTGGGTGCCGCGGATAGAAACCGGCAACTCAACCCCAGCGTAATATAAATCTAGAAGTAAATTATTAACCTGGTTTCGAAATTGGGTATAGACCTTTATCTCTTTTAAAAGAGGATCATTTAAATTAATTACTAATGTGTCGGAAACCATCGAAAATAAAACTCCACAATAACTAGTTTCAGAAATAAAAAGGGGCGCCTTTTACCTCCGTTGCTTGCTCTTAGATGTCTCTTCTTCCATGGCCTTATTCTGTTTTTCGTACTCAGCGGAGAGTCGATTAAGAAACCAGCGCCGTAATTGGACCGGTAAGTTATAGACTTCAAAAAATGACCACCCACCATAGTGTTTTAGAATAAAAAACTCTTCGTAAACTAGTTCTTGGTATTTATGATTGAGGCCAAAAAAAGTCTGCCGTCAACGGCATACCTACTTTCCCCACATAATTACATTCATCACATTCAAACTCAAAACTTAAATCCAAATCTGGAGTTAGTTCGTCATAAATTGTCCTGATCTGTCGTGAAAGGATGGCGGGCACGCGTTCCACGAATTGTTTAATAATAGCGGCTTCTGTCATACCATTAATAGACACGATTATGGCAACTAGCTGATCCGTAATATTTGCTGACGGAAGCTTGCGCTTTTTACGGTTGTCCCGTAACTGGGCCACGCGCTTTTCATCGGAACCTCTTAAAAGACGCACTTCTAGATTAAGATCAATATCTTCAAAACGAATAGTATAGTTACCATTCGCATTCTCGCTCACATTTTCTGGTAAGTTCTTGGATTCCTTGATGACGAGATCATCCAAATCAAGAACAGACTCTGCGCTTGTCATACAAGTGGGGCATACCACTGTGGTTTCATAACTCGAACCATACCCCGTCTTTCGACAGGCAATAAGGATAGCATTTTTATCTCCTACCAGGAGATCATTCACATTTATTGATTTGTCCATTATGACGGCCTGTAACAGTCGATCAAGAGCGAGACCCTTGCGTATAAGTGCTTCCGAAGTTAAAATATCCTCTTCTTTGGCAGTCATGTGGCGGATTTCTATAGTATCTGCGCCGCGTAGGGGATGGTCCTCATTATAGTGAGCGCCTTTACTAGGAAGCTCTACAAATTCTGTAGGTGTTACAAAGGAAAAGACGTTCCCTCCTTCGGAGGGGTTAACTGCAGGAGGGGGAGGTGATTCGTCGCTATTTGGTTCGTGGTGAGGTTGTAGTCGTTCTGAGTTTCTTCTTGCCATTCGGCACCTTCTTTCTTATTTTGCCTATTCCGTGGGATCAGTTACCACAGTAAAAGATTCATATGTAGCCCAATCATACTTGAAAGTCATATCAATATTAAGTAATTCATCGCCGGAATAATCGAGATCGCCGAATTTAGCATCCAGGATAAAAGCATTTTGTAACTTCCAGCGCCCGGCAACTTCTCCTGTACCGGTGAGCTCGTCAATCTCTACCTGTCCCAGCGCGCCGAGGGCGCTAGCCTTATTAACTGTCCCAACATTTCCTTCAATCAAGGCATCCAACTGTTGATCTGGCTTAAGATATCCAGATTTTGAGAGGGCATCGTATAAAAGCTTATTTCCATCGGGCGTCAACGAGTTAACAATCGAGGCCGCGCAATCTCCCCATGCCACGGTGCCAGGGTAGTAATACGTGTTTCCAAGAAACTTGTGTTCGGTGCTAGTAATCGAGTAGGAGGGCTTTGTAAACGTCTTTGCCAGGTACTCAGCATACGTATGTTCCTCGTCTTGCGAGATTAGGTTGGGCAACCTCAAGATAAATCTATGTTGTCTTTTCGGTTCCGATAAAGCGCTTGTCCAAAATGGCATTAGTTTAGTTCTCCTACAGTTCTAAAATTAAATAGTTCGCACCGGCATAAAATCCTCGTTGATTATTAATCATCGAAAGATGCTCCGGTTCTAGTGATATTGAAGTCAATCGCAATATATTCAATAGCACGGGTCGGCTTCAAGAAAATCTTGGCATACAAGATATTTCTATCAATTAAGTCGGCCGTCGTTGTCGTCTCATCCAAAACCACCCGGTACTCAGTTAGACCAAAATTGGTCTTCACGTCTGCCAAGAAGGGGTCTACCATCGAAGTGAAGCGTGCCCAGGTGGTCGCCACATTGGGATCAAACAGAATGGTAGAGGCCATCTGAGAAATGCGCTTCTTGATGAAAAGCATAAGACGACGTACGTTAATCCGGTCCAAAGCAGAGGGAGTAACCTGAAGGGTCTTCTGACCGAAGATTACAATGCCTTCTGCGGGGAACTTCGCGATGGGATTAATATTCGCGGCGTAAAGATCGTCACGATCCTTCCGACGCAACCTATGGGCCACATCTACGACTGGAATTCCAGCTGCGCCCTCAGTGAGGCCGCCGCGGTTGAAACCAGCGGGGGCAAACCAAACCTGCGTCTTGCGCTGCGAACTTGAGAAAGTTCCAATAGCCGCAACAGAAGGTGGTAGCCATAAGAGTTGCCCGCTAATGGTGTCTCGCGCACGAACCCACGGATAGAACGTACAAGCATACGAAGAGTTGAGTCCCCGAGCCCGAAGATTCGCAATTGCCTGCCTAATCGTACTAGCTGTATTATTCCGCGCGGAAACGGTGGATTCAGCTCGTGGAGTAAACCCATCAGGAAGGTCAATAACGGCCAAAGAATCAGCGCGATCTTCGCATACTCGAATCATGTTCGTTGTCAAACCTTCGTGCGTGAGCGCGGGCATTGAGAGCAGGTTCATCTGAACAACTTCGGGATCAGACGTCGAGTCAATGGCGCGCCGAATTGAGTTATACTGATAGCTATTTTGGTCAGTAATACTCGATATTTGTCCCATCACGTTATTTCTGAAGGGATTCATCTCATCAATGTTAAGACCATCAAAGCCACCAAACATAGGAATGGTAAATCGATCGAAACCTGCGTCCAGAACACCGCTGATGGCACCGTCCATCGCACTAAGCGATGTGCCGGCGACCGTGGCGCCGGACTCGGCGCGGGAACCGGAAATCCACGTTCCCAGACTACCAGATATATCGTCCAAGGTGAACTGTACAGAACGGTTCACACTGCCCGTAACGCCAGCAAACATGTTAGCAACAAGAGCGCCGCGGGGGCGCAGAAGGTCAATCGTCGAAGCATCATAAACAGTGCCCGCCGTAGTTCTCGTGGTTTGGAATCCAAAATATGCATCCGTTAACTCCCCTAGGCCGCCAGCAGAAGCGTTCACGCGCAGTTCAGGTGCGGGGAACAAAACAGAAGCGGTCATTCGGGAGCCACTAACAACAAAGACACTGCCGGTAGTAGCCATGCCTCCGAGTGCGCCGGGGACGAAGAAATTGTCGGGTGGGTACTGTCCCGCTATATGGGCTTCACTTCCTGTGGCCCAATTGCCGGCCGGAGAATTGGTCGACGCGACGGCGCCACCTTCGCCGCAGCCATAAATTACGCTGGCCCCAGTGTCATCCTTGTACTTAATGATGCCTTCAAATCCGAAGGGAAGGTACATAGCGTTCATTACGGCGCCGTCTACATCGCCGGCGACTTCGACGCGAATAAAGTCGGAGCGGTTGTCATAATCTCCAACCTCTTGATATCGTCGTTCATCTTCTCGCCAGCTAAGATACTTGTCACCAATCTTGCGGCAGACATAATTCAACGACTCCGGGTTTAAGTTACAATCATTAAACTGTTCTAATACAACCACAACATTATCAGAATCACTGAGTTTACGAACCACCACTGAGAAGGTACCATAATCAGTAGATTCATTAGTAGATTGTTTAACATCCTGGACGGAGATCTTAATGTTTCGATTGGTCCAATCGCCCATTTGGCCACGAGCGTGGAGCTTCAGGAGTCTCGGAATCCGGTTATCGCCCAAATCACATCCAACAACCCATGGGGTCTGGGCACTTTGGGCGCTGTCATTATAAACAGATCCGGAGCCATAAGACCCCGTATTATAAATCTTCGCGATGGCGGCCCACGTGATACCCTGCGCAGGCGTAATATTCGCCTTAAGGAACCGATCAAACGTCTCGCCCAAGAAATAGTTTTGGCGATTGCTCGCATCCGTAATTGCGGCATTCATAAGCTGTGGGTTGGTATTAAAGACCTTGCGAATATACTTGGAGCTGTTGACATCAAAGTTAAACGAAGCCGTAATGTGTTGGTTATCGGCGTATGCGCCACTCATAATCATCTTGAACTGATAATTATTTGAGGCTAAATTCGTCCAAAGCACCGACTGAAATCCAGCGCGTCCGATGATGTTCGAAAGGGGATCAGTTGAAGCGGTGCCCACAGTGCCTCCGTAGGGGAGGGGGCCGTCGAGCGCGGTCGGGGACCAGGCGCTCAAATCTGGGACATAACAAACCGAACTTCCCGTGATCGACGGAGAAGCGTTATCATTGGTATAAAAAATGGCCGCTAAGGCACCGGTCACTGACCCTGATGCTGTGGTGTGCACCGCGCCCGACCCTGATTCAAAGATAAAAAGGCCATAAGCATTGTCGGCCTTCCAGCCAGCTTCGCCTTCGCCGGACACCGTTCCATCGGTGGTTTCGACGCCAAGGAGGCGGATAAAAGTTAAGGGGGAACTATTACGAAGATAAGCCTGAGCAGCATACGCACCATAAGTAGGCGCTTGGGTGCTTGACCCCTCTCGCCATACGTCATCGCCGCTAGCGCCAGCAGCGGGGTTCCCAAAAATTCTAATAAACTCAGAAAAAGAGCTAACAGTGGTGGGCCTAAGAGCCGGACCCTTGGCGGCGCGGCCGATGATGACTGGGCCTATTCCCGCCGGCGACGCGGGCATCTGGGAGTTATCAATTTCATTGATAAAGACTCCAGGTGATACAAATCGGTAGTTTTTAACTGACATTCGCTACGTTCTCCCTAAACAGTAGAAGTTTTCAGAGTAAATAGTCTGAATTACTTCCAATAGTATTATTCTCTATAAAATCCATCTTTAATGTTCTCGGGGATATCGCCGAAGATGGTTCTTTCCTTTGAAAATCTATACTCGACGGCGTTTTCACGCTTTACAATTTTAGGCTTTTCTTGATTTTCCCCTTCTCCGATAAGATAACCCAAAACTTCAATATTGACCGTCTGCTCGTAGTTTCGACGGTCCATCCCCAAAGCTGCTTTGTTCGATCCATCAGTAAAAGAACCCTCAATAAACGTTTCATAAAAATGATTTTCGTAATGAATCCGCTTAGGAGTTCTAGAATTACCTGGTATCGTAATAAATGGCTGGATTAACTCATTAATTTGCTGTTGATATTCGGTTCGAAGAGTAACTTCGTACTTGATTGTTATCCAAGTAGGAATAGGAATTGTGATTGTTTCATAAACCACACGTTGAGTCGACATATTCCTCTTATTAGTATTTAAATACTTCGACTTGACACTATCGTCGGTACCAAATTTTCTCTTACTTAGAGCATTTTGAAATTCAGCTGTCTTTCCCTGGTTTATGCGGCGAGCAACAGTGATGACACCCCCTTTCGCATCTTGTGCAGGATATAAATTGGCATAAATCGACCCTCTCTTGTTGGGTTCTTTATTAACAGATGCCCTGTTGAGCGTAATCAAGGGCAATACTAACATTTCTTCTTTATCGCGCAAATCTTTGTTATGCTTAATTTGATAGGCTCTCTCTGCTGACACCCAAATAACTGGAACTTTCTTAAATCCCTGATTTGTGGTAACAGAAAGGTTTAATTCCTCATTAATAAAGCGCATCATCGCACCATCGACCGTTTCCAAGGTAGAAGGTGCAAATTCAATTTCATGTAACTTGTCAGCTACTTTCTTGTCGCCTATATAATCGTACTGATTGGCTTTCTTATCCTTGATCTGCTCTTCTGTTCTTTTGCTTCTGGCCACGGGTTGCGCTCCCTATCCTACATAGATGCCAGTAGGAACATTTTGAAGAACCTTGGCGGTAGAATCTTGAAGAGTAGAGTCTTTGCTGGCTATTTCGGTGTAAGTCAGCTGGTCCAGCGTTTCCTTGAGCTCTTGCCGTAAAAGATCTTGTTCTATTCGGGCTTCGCCTAACAGCGCGGCGGCATTCAACGTCACGCTTTCACCAGGAATTGGTACGGTGCTAAATTTACCCCGTACTTGTCCCAATATTTCTTTTGTTAAAGCTAATGCAAAGCGCCGAATCCATTGCTTCCCAATCGAGTTAATATGCTCGTAAGGAACGTTCTCGAAAGGCAATGTATTCATATTATTAATGCCCTCGATACCTGCTTTAGGCTGCCCCGTCCCCTCTTCCCAGGGAGCATATTGATTTTCTATAATAAACTGCACCCAAAACTTTTCAGGGCTCGTATTATCTGGACGTGGAAAAATGCGTAGGTTATTATTTTTTATTTCGTAAGAATAGTGAGAGATTCGAGTCCATAAAGCATCCTCATACGCCATGGCCTGCAGTTTATTCTGCCAGGTCGGTACAATCTCAAAGGTAGAATCATCGGCATACTGACCATAGGTGCGCATATTTCCCACTACAGAGAATCCCCCGTAGTATCCGTAAAATCTCCACATCGCGCGCGGTGTCTTGAAAAACACTTTTTGAATAATGACTCTTTTGTCTTCTACTTGGCCAAAAAATGGAAACGAAGAACTCAATGCGGACGCCCCGGAAATAACAGTCTGTAAGTCATAGTCTTGCTGTCCCACAATACGAGTAAAAGAGGCAGAATAAATGGGGACTGTTCCTCCCAGGCCTATCTCTGTGACACTTCTTTCCGAAACTCTTCGCATAAATCCGTAATCAAATCGGGGATAGCGAAGCGATATATTTGAGCCCGACAATGAATCGGTTGTTGAGGAAGGGCCCGGGCCGCTTGTCATTTGACCATCTTGGTCGAAAGAACCTGTCGCGCCTCCTAACAAATCCGACAAAACATTCTTTGATTGATGCAAATTGACTAGATATGAATATTCAAGTACCGCCTCTTCGTAAGCGGAATATACGCTTCCCTCGGCCAGTTCAATATCTAAGACATCGCCCCCCAGCTTTTTATATGTATAGGCTACTTGATCTGACGCGCCCGACAAAAAGGCAGTCGAGCTCGCATACATGCCAAATGGAAGAGTGGCACCGACATTTGCCGGCGATCCCGTCACTGGTAAAATATTAGCATTTAAAGTCGATGCTGGATTTAGATTAGGAATAGCCATTGAAAAGTTCCCCTATTAAACTATTACTAAATAGAAAGCCCCGCCTCAAAGAGACGGGGCTTTAACTATTTTGACCTTACGTCAGTTATGATTAAACTATATCACGAATGATAACCAGTCCATACATATCAGGACGCACCATCTTCTTGGCATATCGGGTCATGACTCCCTTACGGGGCACGAAGTCCTCAACACCGAAGATAGTAGGCGTAGTCTGCAGCGGCACATAAGGTGCGTACACATAGCCACTCTCAAGGAAGCTACTACCACGTCGGCCCACAAGGACCAACTGACGTGGGAAGTAAGGATCGACAATAACGTCGAACTTCTTCGAAAGCGAACCAACCTTGACAGCACCCGCGTCGCCGCGGTCACTATCAGCAGTCACGTTGGCACGGAAGCCAGCGGTGAACTCAAGGATGTTGGCAACTTCGGGTCCGCAGACGACGAAGTTGGCAGCACCACGGAGAGTCTTCCGGTGGATCTGTGCCGAGACATCATTGATAGTCTCAATGAGAGTCTCATACCACTCGCTGACGTTACCAGTGAAGTCCGGAGGACTTGCACCACCGTCAGCAGGCTGACCGGTCAGACGATTAACGAACTGCCCGGGGCTACGAGACCAGTATCGAGTCGCGCCCGTAGAACCACGGACGAGATCCTCAATGATCTCTCGATCGATTTCAAGAGCAATCTGCTCAGACAAAATCTGAGTCAGCTCGACCTCAGCATCAAGGTTGTGGTAGGCGTTAAGATCTTGTCCTAACTCCGGAGTCCACTTGGCCTTGAGCTTCTTGGTGACCGCCGTAACGGACACACTGTCGACCTTGATATCGATCTCGGGGATGTTCGGATTACCCTCAAGTCCCCAATTGGCACTACCAACAAGCGCACCAAGTGCGTTGCTACTACCACCCTGTGCAGCACTAAAGACGTCCCTCTCTGGCCAAGACCAGTTAGTAACGCCACCACTCAGGCGCGCATACGCGCCGGAGCATGGCAGTCTAGCATCGAGCGCAGTACCACCAGCACTGTTTATATTACTAAAGAAAGTAAACAGAAGCCTGGTAGAGCTACGGTCACCGACGATACCACCATTGGACGCAGAACTAAACTGAGTAAGGCGACGAGCAAGGCGGACGGCACCAATGGTGCTGCCAGCAACAGGAACTCCAGTCATCGGGGTTCCGACGGTGCCGGATAGACCGAGCCGACCGAAGCCGGTACCGGCTGTATCGCCAGCTACCGCAGAAGCGGAAACCTGAATAGCTACCAGATCGTCTAGATTTAAAGGCGACGTTGCCGTATCAAAGTTACTGAGCAACGCCTCGACCACAATAACCGCAGATCCGGAAAGATCCGGGTCGAACTGTGTCAACTGTCCCAAATTAACAGCGGTATCGTGCGAACCGGTGGCGTTGTTGTCGGCACCCGCGACACCTGATACAACCAGACGCCAGATATCACTACCACGGGGTCTCGCGCCGGCGCCTCCACCAGTCCCCAACGCTGTAATCACCGCCGAACCTGTCGGAGACGAGTAGGCGTTGTTCAGGGCATAGGGGCCCTGCTGCGGGAGTCCACCCGAAGCAAGACTGACACCACCAGTGATCTCGCTACCAACCACGCCACCACCATAAAGGGAAGTACTCGCGGGATAACCAAGACGACCATTAGTCGTGCCGTTATCCCCAACCTCACCGGATACAGTAAAGTCAAGGAAGAAGATGAGGCCCGAGGGCAAACTCATCGGTTGAACGCTGACGAGATCGTTAGCGATCAGAGAGCCGAATACACGGCGAACGAGGGGAAATGCGACAGCCGCAAAGCCCTCAACGTCTCCACCCGACATGGACGAAGACTCACGAAGTAGCTCTTTCGCTTGGTTCTCAAGCAGTCGAGCCATACTATTCCGCTTGGCATCATCACCGATTCCCTCGAGAAGTCCTGTATTCTCCCATTTAGTAATGAGAGCAGCACCTTCTTGAGCAAGGTCTCGGTTAATAATCCCTTCGGTTAGTTTTTGTACAATAGACATTTTTATATAACCTCCTAGTATGTTATTGTTTTGTTAAACCTGCTAAACGCAGCATGCGACCCATATTTGGGTCGTGTGTTGCCTCGTTGTTTTTCTTATTAGAACTAATCAAAAGCGATGTAGGTCTCTGAACTGCTTCACGAAGTGTTTGTGGTCTCGAACTATTAAAGTTCGAAATCCCCACTGCGCTTTGAATTGTTTCAAAGATCATATGTGCTTCTTCAACAGAATTGGCAGATTGAACAGCTTCGACAATTTTACCTTTTTGTCGCTCATTCAAGGAGGCGCTGTTTAGTGCCTTGTTTTGATAAACAAGTTTGGCGTTATCCAAGTTCAGTTTTGTAAGCTGAGCCTTGGCTTCCTTCAAAAGAGCACGAAGCTCTTTATTAGATTTTGTAAATTTCGAAATTTTACTCTCGAATAATTCCGCATCTGATACTACATCAGGTGCGGTTGATACTTTTTCAATTTCCTCTTCTTCTTCGAGGTGTGCGTCACTCGCCGCGGCCATGGCATCGTTGTTCGCTTGCTCTATACTATTATAAGCGGAGCCTTCGGACGACCATCCTTGGGGGCGTGGAACCATGTCTACTACTAATTCTTCTATTAGATCCGAAAGCATTTCTTCGGTAAGGGAGATCTCTTCATCTTCATCAAGTTCTTCTCGGTCTTCTCCGCCGGCGAGACTTGCGGCATCCTCGCGAGAATCATCCTTTAACTCAGTATCAGTGATAGGACCGTCTTCGGCTAAAGTATCGGCGAATCCCAAACTATCGGTAAGGTCCGCAGTTTCTAAAGATTCTCCTCCTGCTTCTTCCTCGGCAATTCTTGCCTTTAATTGATTAAAATCAATTTCAATTAATTCATCGTCCGGCGGCGCATCAAGCTCCTCAGTCTGGAATGCGAAAGGAAGGTCATCTGTAAAGGATGTGTCGGCGCTGGCGCCGCCTTCATCAGCGCCCCCAAGTGGGGCAGCCGGGGCGCCTAGGCCCAAGTCTTCCCCTCCCAATCCTAAGCCAGCTTCATCCTGTTCCAGCAACGTAGAAAGGGCGCCTTTGACTTCTGCCGAATACTTCTCTAACACGGTATTCTCCGCATTTTTAAGAGCGGCATCCTTTAGGGCTTTTGCGTCTACAATCGCTTCTTCTAATAGTGAAGACATAAAAATTACTCCAACTCCGACATGTAATCACAATAAATAGTATCTAACATAAGGAAATGACTAATAGATATGTTTTCTGCCATAAGAAGGTTTTGATTTATGTAAATTTTATTCTTCATGCTGGGATCTGTTATCAGTAAGGATAAACCAGTTTCCCCCGGTGCTTACTACTGTTATACTCTGCGGTACCCAACCGTCTATATCAATCGAATCCGAATCGTCGTCTAGATTGGGGCCCTGGAATTGCCCTCCTGATCCAGTAATGGTAAGGGCCGCGGTCTCGTGCTGGTTGTGGCTTATAATATGATATGTTCTTCCCGTGATTCCGCTGACGTTTGGAAGAGTAAAGGTGGCAGCCCCATCTCCGGTATAATCTACTACCGATGCCGACATTGCCCTCCGACTGATCAAAGTAATAGCCGACTCCCCCCAAGGCGCCAGAAATCTGGAAATCGAGGTTTGAGTTGAGCTGAATCTGATGTCTGCCCGAGAAGGTCCCATAGACCTGGTAGGAGTCCGTGTCAGCAGGAATGCCGAGCTTGATCGCCGGTCCGGTAGCGGGATATAACTCTATAGCTGCTGAATCTGATACTATAATGATGCCCGCGGTGGCGTTGCTACCCGAAATATGTAACGCCCTCGAAGGCGAAGCGGTGCCGATGCCCACCGTTGATGCAGAAACAACAAAATTCGTGGTGCCTCCAGCAACTACACCGAAAGCATCTTCATTCCAGTCTATATAAGTGTTCTTTTGGGCATCATCTTCATAATAGATGTCGCCGCGATTAACTATTCCTTTTGCAACTTTATATGCCATCTCATTCTAAATAGGCGTTCGAACACAAAAAGGGTGGGTACCCCGAAGAATACCCACCCTTAAATATTTGTATAACTATCTCCGAAGAGAAGTTAGAATTATCTTAGAAGACGTACCACTGGCCGCCGCCCGTACCATTCTCACCACCATACACTAAAGTAACCGCGGAGTACGACGAAGACAAGGAATACGTATACCCCTCCTCGATCGTAGAGGTGTCTGACCATGTTCCGTTACTACCTGTAATCAACATCCATTTGTCATCATCCGAATTAGCATTCTTGAGAACCCACACAGACCCGCTAGCGGGTTCCGCTGCAGGCAGCGTAATGGTAGAGTTACTACTAGACACATCTAGCAGGACACACATAGCCTCAGTTAAGGTATAGTCCGGTCCAGACGAGCTAACAGTCCACGACTGACCCGCATTTATTTCCAAGTGTCCCGAAACCTTAACATCGTCGCCAGAAGCGTCACCAAGAGTTACATCACCATTGAGGGTAGTATCACCATCAACGTCAAGAGGCCCTGTTGCATTCAGTGAACTTGCACTGACTGCGGTAACCCAGATGTCTTTATACACCAATCCGGACGCTCCAAGGTCATAAGTGTTGGTTGTCTTTGGATCAACATCGGCCGCAATACGACCAGTAATGGTAATATCGTCGCCGGTGCCATTACCAAGAGTTACAGCAGCATCTAAAGTGACAATCCCAGAAACATTGAAAGCTCCAGTTACTTCGAGGCGTTTCTGAGCAGAAATCTTCTCCTTGTCGTCGGTGGTCACAAATTCGAGGTAAGAATTGCTACTTTCGTAAAAACCCCAGGCCGCGGCCAAGTCATCCTTCATGGACACATAATTGCCTTGAGAAGATCCGTTGGTTGCATCAATGACCGCACTCCCGGCAAATTCCAGAGTGCCGCCTGAACCAATCTCAAGACCAGCGGATGCCGTCAGTCGACCGGTCACCGTTGTAATATCAGTCTGAGCGTCACCAAGAGTTACAGCACCATTGAGGGTAGTTGCACCATCAACGTCCAAAGCACCGGTGAGCCAGGTCTTCCCGCCTACATTTAGACCAACTCCGGTATTGAGTTTGACCATCGTATCGGTGAAAATGAAATTGGCGCTGCCGGCAACGGAATCACTACTGTTAAACAGAACCTGAGTATCACTCGTAGAACCTATAGATGCGATGTTAGCCAGATACTGCCCATCACCGTGAAATGCACCGCTGATCGCAAGATCACCGGATGAACTGAGGGATGAAGCCAAGACCCATGCTGTGTCTCCCGCTGAAGACGACACCGCTCCACTGACCTGGACCAATCCCGAAAAAATATTATATGCCATTTTAAAATCCTCCTATATTATGGCAAAACGGGTGAAAAACTCAATAAACACAAATTAAATGATTATACACAATCTGAAGGAGCAAAATATATATTAATACCCACTTCCGTCTCTATTACATATAGGACGTATAAGTAAAAAAAGACGTATTTAATTTAACTAATATACAAACCAATTCGAGCCATCACTATAGACCCCGATAGATCCGTAAGGGGAGGTCATTACCTGTGAAGCGTCCCCATCGATTGTTTCTGAACCATCCCCCTGAACTGTTATATTGTTAGAACTTGCATTTGCACCTTCATCTTTAATAATATAGGTTTTACCATCGCCGGCTGTGGCAGCGACTGGCAATGTTAAAGTGACAGCGTTAGAACTAGTATCCACTCCTATATAATAGTCTGTTACAAGAATCGTATAGGTCGTTGCTGTAATGGCGGTTCTGTTATGGGTAATACCGGCCGCAAAAGTCGTGCTTCCAGAAACTTTTAGAGTGTTTCCCAGGATAGCGGCGCCCACAAACTGGAGTCCCACAGAACTAGAAAGCATAGGAGTGGGAGCTGAAGGATTGTACGTTAAACTACTGTTGCCGCCTAACCCCAAAGTGCCATCAGCTTGAAACCCTTCTGTGAAAACGATAGGATAATTAATATTGGCCGTAGAACTTGTAACATCGACCGCATCAGAGCTGATGCCCGTTAGGCCCGCGGCGGACCCATAGAATATGGTTCCATGCACATTACCCGTTACGGCCAAATCACCTGAAGAGGATATTGACTGAACGAAGACAGCGGCGGCCGAGGAGGAAAGCGCTCCAGCTAATGTTGTAGAGCCGGAAACTGCCAGGGTGCTTCCAAGTGTGGTGGCACCCACTGCTTGAAGCGTCGCATTTCCGCTGACATGGCCGTTAAACGCCGCCGTACCGGTGCCCGCCGCTAGGGTGAAATCTATCCGCGACGTAACATCAGGATCATACACCGTGATCATGTTGTTGGTATTGTAGCCGCCTCCAACGATGTAGACCGAGCTGGCATCTTTGGCGGAAAGAAGCGTATCAGAACCGTTCGAGAGGAGCATAAAATCATTTGCGCCATGAGCAGTTGTCTTTATTCCATGATAGCCCGGGTCAACGGCCCTTGCCGCGGCGGCGCCAATGATAAGGCCCATGCCTGCCACACCAGCGGAACTCCCCGTGAGTATTCTAATTCCCCCCGTGTGCGGCGTGATTATATCCAACGTTGTTGTGACCGATGCACTAGTATTAATACCGACACTACCCGAAGTCGGATCAAGATTCGAACCAGTTACAGTTAGTATGGTACCGCCTGAACCACTGGTGATCACCCCCGAGCCACTAAGAGTTGTTACGCCACCGGAACCACTTACTACAATATTGGAGCCACTAATAATTGTGAGACCATCAGAACCACTAATAATAATAGGCATTAGTCTTCAATTTCCTCCATCAGGAGCTTAAACCGCTTTCCGCTCTTATTGTTCCTGATAGTTAAATAATTATGTTCCTCAATCATGGTCCAATCTCCGCGCTCATTTGCCAAATGTAAGTCAGTTACATAAAGATTGTCCCACCGGTAAGCGGCCGCCCCAAGATCATATGTATCGTCCGCGCCGGGTAAAATACTTCCCGTAATATCAACGTTGCCCTGAACAGTCAACGGGGCCGTAGGCGCTGAGGTACCAATACTCACGTTACCACTAACACTTAAGGTGTTTCCAAGAATAGTGGCCCCCACAAATTGCGCGCCGGCAGAACTGGACAATATCGCATCATTTGGATTATAAACTAGCGCTGTGTTCCCGCCTAATCCTAGTGTCCCATCGGTTTGAAAACCTTCGGTGAATACAATAGGATAGTTAATATCACTAGTTGAAGATGTGACACTAGTAGCAACAGTAACAGACCCATTTGGGCCTCCATCAGTAATAGAAATACCGAGACCCGCCGTCAGAACGCGCTCGTTTGGCAATTTTGTGTCGGCCAGGATAGTAACATATGAAGCCTGGAGGGGCGGATAAGGGGCGGCACGGGGTGCGGGGGTCGTAGATTGAGTAGCTGACGCAGACGTGGGAACGGGACGCGTAAGAGATGGTTCCACGCGAAAAACGCCCTCTCGCGCGCGGACGCACTCGGCGCTAATTTGAAATTTATGTTCTACCTGGCCGAAATAGTAACGTGTATCATTATAGGTACGAACTATCTCATAAAAGAAATCGCCATATTGTACAAAATCTCCAACTCGAACAAATAGATCTTGATCTCCCGTTAATCGCTTGCGATGAAAATTAACAGTTAATTTAGTAGTGTAATCGTAGCCATATTTTTCATTAGCTTGCTCGTTTTCGACCACCACATAGGCATATACACGGATCGGCGGTAGGGACACCTTTTCCAGCGCTTCACCGTAAATATCATTAAAATTTGATTCCTCAACGCTTATAGGATAGTAGGCGATCGCCTGCCCTATAACGCGTTCAGCCAATTCATCATTAACTTGCTTTACAAGTTCGCGCTCCTTGGCTCCAAAAAACATTGGAGCCGGAGGGGCGGCCGGTTGTGACCATTTATTTGTGGGATCAGCCATTTTAGGAATCTCTCCTAATTAAACTAGTGTAGATATAACCTAATTGTTGGCTCATTTGTAAACACCCCAGTACTAGATAAAGAATATCGTACTAAATAGCACGCAACCAGGGGATTTTCATCTAAACAATTTCTTGTTAATTTTTACTGTGTTCTGCTTCCTGGCGCGCGCTGCTTTCTGGCGTTTTAATTTCCTTCTTACCGAAGGCTTAACATAATAGCCTGTACGCTCCCTGTATTTTTCTATGATTTTTTCTTTTTTACACTTCTTAATAAACCTACGTATCAGTCTCTCGGAGGATTCGCCTCTTCTCAATTCAACTTTCACATTTAGTGCCACAATATACCTACTTTCCTTCTCTAACATCATTCATATGAGCGCCCCACGCGGGGCCTACCGCACCAAATAAATTACTAATATCAACACCAGCATCTGTCGACTCTTGTCCTGATAGGGGGGTTGCCTGATGGGTGCCAGACTTCTGGGCCTGGGCTGGGGTTGTCCCTTCAAACAGATCCACTCCGTTATAAGCACCCCCTCCGATAGCTGTCATTAATTTCTTTTTATGCTCTCGGAGTTTCACTGTCTGTTCTTTACTAAAGGCATTTCGCTTCATTCGTTCTTTTAGGGGGTCTGCTTGAGGCGGTACTCTTTTAGTAACTGGTGCGGAGACTCCCATACTTTTTACAACCTCGCTTACGATGCCCACAATAAGGCCGTCCTCAAGGAGCGATTCTTTTATACATTCAGTTATGAGAGGTTTAAGAATCTTTTTCAATTCTGACTTTTTCATTTTATGCCTGCTAATACTTTCATTCTATTCATTTGTTGCTGATGCTCAAAGAGAGCATCCATGATCATCATCCCACGTTCTAACTTACCGGCACTCTTTGCCTTTTCAAGAGAATCATAAAAATGCTGTGTAACATCCATAGCATCCGTCGTATGTTCTTCATCTGCGAGACCAAACGCCTGACCGGCTGCTAATAAGAGAGTCACCATATGAGGATCTTCCCCCACATCAAGGCCTGCTTTTTCTTTAATCAGCTCCTGGATTTCGGGTCCTACTAAAGGCCAATCCATTCCTGGCATCTCTGAGAGATGTGGTGCGGCACTTAACGTGGCGTCCAGCTGGTTGAGGTCTTCTTGTGGGATTAGAGCAAGTATAAGATTGACCTTCTTTTCAAGCGGCATTTCTTGCCATTGCTCAATTAGTATTTCAATTAGCTTTTCTCTGCCTCCCGGTAGTTTATCAAGAAACTCTATCCCCGGGACATCATCTAATAAGCCGCCCAAGGCTTCGGCGTCAAGGTCTTGAACAGAGACTGCGCCCGTGATCGCTTTAAGGAGGATTTCAACCTTATTGATGGCATCCATCTGTCCTTCGTCGAGCGCCAGAGATAGAATAAATTTTAACGAACTTAAAAGAAAGTCCCAACTTTTAGGCTCCTTTTTGCCTAAATCTTCTATCTGTTCGCCTTTTGCTGCGGCTGCGGGCTCAGAAACGGCCTCTTCATCTTCGGATATATATTTCACAAGTCCGACAATGCCCGCAATACCGCCAAGGGTGCCGAGTACGCCAATGGTCATCTTCCCAGGAGAGATAGGCAATAAATCTCTAATCCCTTTGGCCGCTTTCTTTAAAGCGTCCGTGGAATCGTCGTCGACTTCGTCTTCTTCCCAAAACCACTTAAACCTCCACGGATTTTGAATTTTAGGAAAAAAGGGGTTTATTTTGAAAACATCAGGATTATCAAGAATAGTTTCAAGATATTCCTGGTGTCGGTCCTCGCCGCCTTTGCCTGCTACCGCGGCAAGTACCACGACGGAAGCGCCCGTCGTGTAATCTCGTACCTCTGCTACCTCATAGTCCCCGGGCTTTATATCGCGATCGTTTTCTTTAACACGTACGACATCTCCTACCTTAAGGGGGGCTTCCTCCTCCTCGGGCTCTTCTTCCTCGTCCGGGGGCACCAATACATCATCATCGTGAACACCTCCAGCAATCGTAGGGTCATCAGGATCCCACAACTCTTCCTCCTCGGGCGCCTCGACGGGGGGCACATCGATCTCTGTATCCGTTAAATCAGGATCATCCAAGTCTCGATCGAGGTCCTTGGAATCATAAGGCGAGTAGGCATATACGGCACCATATGGTATGATGTCTCTAAGGGGAACATATAAATCATGACGATCATGATCGATCTCGTTGTCCTCGTCAATGGCGCCCAAAAAGGCAGAGGGAACGCCCCTTCGGCGTCCTAAATGTCGTACCTCATACCGTCCTGGTAAAATGGGCGCGGGGTGACGCTCACCTTCCTCGGGTTCCGGAACAAGAACAATATCGCCGCGGCCCAAATCATCAGTGCCGGGGGGAGTTCCTGTCCCTATATCAATGCCGCCGCGGGCAAAAGCATCTATGATTCTATCAAGAGCGGCGGGATCTTCATTCTCAATATCATCTAAAAGCCTAAAAAGGCGGGGGGACGACTCATCAATTTCTAGAAACAATGGTTCTGATAAAATTAGGTTTTGTTCATGCAGTTCGTATCCTTGACCCCGCAGGAGTTCTTCTAGTTCAGCAACAATGGCCTCACGTTCATCTGGCGTCGTAGGCACTCCAAGCTCATCTGCTACCTCAAAAAGAGTCGCCGTAATGGTCGCCATTTCAGACGCCGGATAATCTTGATCGCCTCGAGAAGCTCGACTCTTGCGCGGGCCGGGGAGGCCTTCGGGAGCATCAAGGGTAGTTTCTGGTTCCTCTTCCTCTTCTTCGCCCCCACCCCAATGGGTATGATATGGATCCGTTAACTTAAAATGCTCGGAAAGTTCCTCTTTTATAATAGAGTGTAACTCGTGCTTAGATATTTGCACACTTTTAATTTCCTAAAATACTGTTGGCCAAATTAATAATCTTGTTATTTTTTTGTACCTGTTCATTCATGAATTTGCTTTCTGACAGTGTCATAAAGGCGTCTGGAGTAGATGGTTCTGACACAATATCAAAACTAATTAACTGGAAGTCGTCTTCCACTATTGTTTTGCCCTTTTGCTCGATGACAGATCCAAGACCACGTGATGAAATCCCAATCTTAACCCCCGATTCTACCAAGGCGCGCAGAATTTGTCCCGAAGGTGTGTCGAGAACTTTACATTTACCCATCACCGACGGACCATCCATCCATACTTCGGTAATCATATGAGAAACGTTGGCTAAATTAACAATCGAAGACTCGGGATGGTCGAGCTCCCCAAGGGCACGGTGATCCTCCACGAGTTTTGCATAACGTTGTACTTCTCTTTCTAAAATCGACATCGGATACACGCGACCATTACCATTCTGTACTTCTGCTTCTTGAAGCTTCCCGCTTAATATCATGCCACCATTGCGCACAAAAGTCTTTTCGGCTTCAGTCAAAAGATCCTGACAGACGCCACCTTCGCATAGTTCATAAAATTCTCGGAGAAGCTGTGGCATTGTTCTTATTCCTCTGCTGCTTGGGCCGCGGTGGGGGGCCACTCACTAGCACCGCCGGCGGCAAATTCATCTAGGGCTCGTTGCATTTCCGCTACCCCCTCATCGCCGCCCAAAAAGCCCTTCACGCGTTCGTCCTGGGCTACTGCATCAAACAAATTAGCCACAGTGGACGCATGCTTCTGAAGTAATTCTATTACCTTGAGAACTTCTGGCCCATGCTTGGCGATCGCTTTGGCACCCTTTGGGAAATTCTTAGCAACCCACATGCTTATCTTGCCGCCTTTGCCTACGGCATCGCCCAGAACCGGAATCACCGAGATCAAGGAGAGGGCAGCGAACAGCCACTTGCCATCCTTCGCATATAGAGCAGCATTGGCAACGTCAGCATATTCCCCGACACCGGGGATAAGACCGGCTATATCCAACACCACGTTAAGGGCGCCTTCATCAAGCTCCTCACCACGATTCACTGTCTCGTGCAAGAAGTACCTTGGATCTATTCTTTTTACATTTTTTCTACGGGCCATAATTATCCTCAGCCCCTTCAGGAGGCGGCCCATCAGGTGCGCCCATGGCTTGGTCAATGGCATCTCTGGCCGCGGCCATGCCCGCATCAAACGCTTCTTCGGGGGTTAACTGGCTAATGTCGGTGGCACCTCCTTCTTCGGAGGGGCAACCCTCTTCGTGGCTGTGTTCCTCAGCTAAAGAAGCACGAACAACTTGAATATCTTCGGCCGCAATGCCTTCTAAAATAGTACCGTCTTGAAGTCTCATATCGTAATGAGTAACTCTATTAAGCTTCCTGTTAAAATTATGATTGATAGCTTCAGCCATCTTAATCTGGCCTTCATGCTGGACGCCGCCGTGATGAACGCAATAATGGTTGGGGGCAAATATGGCTTGTTCTTCTTCAATAGCTGAGCCATCGTCATTACGATTCACTGTCTCGTGCAAGAAGTATCTTGGGTCTATTCTCTTTACATTTTTTCTACGTGCCATAATTAATTCCTATTTATTTAACGTGGGTCTTTACGGTCCCACCTAAAGTATGCTACCAGAGCAGCATCGACGAACCGGCTGGATCATCCACTTTTTCATGATTCACCTCCTTTATAGATCACTCTGATCCCGTAATCCTCTACCAACATACTTAAGAAGTATGAGGTACCAGCGCTAATACAGCCGCAAATGAAAGCATTTACGAACGTATAGTCAAAATTAAATAGTTCTGTGTAAGGACTTACGCCCCAAAGAAAGACGCCAACCCAAAATCCCATACACAGATGACAATGAAATAATCTTCCAAAACCTCCCCATGCTTGACAAGCGGGACGTATCTTATTAAAGATATGTCCGTGAATAATGATAAAAGTCATGCCGTACGCGGCAAGCACAAAATGTAACAGCTCCACTTTAATATCGATTTCTTAATGGATAATAGTAGTAGCCAGGACGCATGGAACCCTTTTCGGCATATTGGGGAACTTCACCATATTCAGTGGAATCTCTATCGTCTGGGTGGGTATACATATCTTCAAGCTCTTTCTCATATCTATCGGCGACTTGTTCATGCTCTGCCTCGCTGTTGATGAACTCAGCTATTATATATACCGCAGCCTGTAGGGGGTTAATTTGTTCGCTCTCATGTACTGTCCCCTCTAGAGAACGAAAGACATTCCCCCCCTGAATACTGCTGCGGTCGATGATGCCTTTATCTGCTAACAATTCTAACAATCTATTTTGATAATCGTAGACGTCCTCGGTGGATGTCGTTTTTGGAAATGTCACGACTTTAAGTTTATCTGGCACCACCGCAATGTCAATCTTTTGATGATCCATGATAAGGAGAGAACCATCTAATGCTTTTCGAGCATTGAGTTCGACAGTAGCCTGCGGGCCTCCAATCTTAATCTTAATCATTATTCTTGGAGCTCCCGAACTAATTGTTGTGTCTTTAAAATTTTGTCAATATCGGCTTCAGCAAACTCCCGTTTGCGAATATTTTCAAGGTAGCCCTGTACAGCCTGTGTTTTTTCAACAATAAGGGACGCTTGCGTATCGGCGCCCAATTCAGAGAGCAACGTCTTAAGTCTGCCGATCTCCTCATTAAGATATAGTCGCAACTCAAAACCATCATCAGCAAAACTAATAATATAATGATTTAATAAATCTTTTTGCTCCTGAATAAGATCTCCATACTTGTTATTAAATTTCTTAATAAATGATCCATAGACTAAATTGTCAATTGATCTCAGATTATCGGGGAATTGAGATGATTTCTTAGCGCTCATTTTATCGATGATTGATTGTTCAAATAAAACTCTCTGTTTAACGGCGGTCTTAATATTAAAAATAGCACTAACTGAGGCCAAAGACTTAAAATTGGGAACGAAGTTGGCCCATACTTGTTGTCCAATTCCCTTATTAACGGCGGCTATGAGTCGCGACTGGGCATCAAAAATTTTATTTTGATCTAAGATGACGCGAGCTTTTTTAGTTTCGCCTAAAAGACGTTCGGCTATCTCTTTTTGAACATTTTGTGTTTGAAGAAGAATCTGATAAAGTTCAAGCTCTCGTGCGAGAATCGTTCCCTGAACAAAAAACTCTTTAAGAATTCTAACAACTTTATTTTTTCTTCCGTCGTCTTTATCTACGATATTCTTCGTAAGTTCTTTGGCCAAAGTTTCATAAATAAATGCTGTGTTCCGCTTCTTATTATGTTTCATCCTTTTCCGCCTCTTTTTTTTCTAGCTGTTCCACAAGCCTCCGAACCCGTGTAGTATTCTCTAGAAGTCTCGTTTCACTATTATAAATAGATGCCTTTTGTTCTTCCAAGCCCACCATTGATTTAAAATCTATTGTGCCCAATCCTAAATCAGAAGTTTTAACGACGCCTGGGAGCCGGGAACGGCGAGTGCCAAGACTAGGGGCCTCCGGCAATGCAGTATTTTTAATGTGTCTGCTTGTGGGGCCCGAGCGGCCTTTGCGTCTCTGGTCGCCGCCGCGGCGTCGTACAGTTTCATATGAACTTTTTTCATAATTTCGGACATCTCCATCCTCTTCTCTTATATCTTCGACGCGACCGGGAGCCGTTAATAGAGGAGATTCTTCACCGGCGGGGGCAGCTTCTCCGCCGAGATCGCCGCCGAGGTCTCCGCCGAGATCGCCACCGAGGTCTCCGCCGAGATCGCCAAGGCCTTCTTCGCCGCCCATGGCGGCCTCTTCGGCGCCCTCGTCCACCACGGCCTCTAATGCCTGCGAATATTTACGATCGTAGAAGGATTCCCGCTGATTTCGTAGCACCTCTTCGTCAGAGAGTCCCAGAATGTTGTGGCCCACCCAGCGTTTGCTGAAGGTTCCTTCTGGTACCGCATTGGCCACATCAAATTTAGTACGCAGATATTCTAATTGCTGGAGCTCAGCAAGTCGGGAGGGATTATTCAGGGTCAAATCAAAACTAATTAAGTCGTCGCCGCGGAAACCAAGAGTGTAAAGATGAACTATAGATATTTTTTCAAGCTCTGAAACCAAAGAACGTTGAAGTCGCTGGATAGTTCTAGAAAACCGGATGTCCTTCTGTGCTAACGTAGTCTTATCTTCGTCAGCCCCTTCCAAGTTTGTAAGATAAGATTGAGGAATTTTAAGAGCTGAAAACATCTTATCTCTTAAATACTTCACATCGTCGATATCATCGAGAGATTTAGCGCCCGGGAGCGAAATAATATCAGACCCCACTCCACCCCGCATAGGAATAAAATAATCCTCTTCTAGCGATAGGGGGTTATAACGTAAATCAACGCGGCCCGTATTGGCATCTATCAATGAATTTCGTTTCATCTCGGTTTTAACCTTTTCCATGTACTGCGGGATATCTTGGGGGGGGATATTCCCCACATCAATTTTAAACACGCGGCGCTCGGGGGCGCGGACAACACGATAGGCAATCATAGCGTCTTCTAATAATGTAAGCTGACGCCAAATACGTCGAGCAGGATCCAAAACAGAAGTGCCATACGGAGCATGTCTATCGTTACCTAAAATACGAAAATGTGCAACTTGCCAGTTCTCGAACGTTATGCCGGCGCCATTCCACTGATACTGGACATAGTTCGGATTGGTAGGGTCTTGCCCCTCAAGACGCTCGACCTCATTATTCGGCATTCCAATTACGTTTGTAACCCCGAGCTTTTCATCTATATCTAAATACATAAAAAAATCGCCATACTTACACATTGAGCGCGCCCACCCAAAGGCGTTAAATTCAATGTTCAGGGCATCATAAAAAAGAGACTCTAAGATAGTTTTAATTTCCAGATTCATACAGGCAACATTTAATAACTGATTATACTCGTTGGACGTAGTCATCTCGTCAGCATAGATATCCATAGCCGATGCAATCTCGGGCATGTATTCCATTTGTTCAAAATCAATATAGCGCTCCGACCGATTTTGATTACGGAATGCCGCAGATGTAAACAAGTTATAGTTTTGAGAAAAGTTATTGTCGGACCTCTTAAATTCTTGGCCGCTCATCGAACGGAAACGATATCTATATTTATCCAGGTCGCCGCGGCGTTCCTGACGCGCGATCTGTGCGCGGTAATTTACAATAGGCCCTGATAAAAGCCTAGTAAGCCTCTTAAACAGAGGAGCCGCTGGGTTTCTAGGGTTGTTTTCTCTTTTTGCCATAATTTAACCTTTTATTAGCGCCATATACTGTTCCACAAACTCAGATGCTTGTTTGATATCGGTTGATGTTCTATGATCGCGCATTCCCGGGATAGTAGTCGAGATAGCTGTCTTGGTGGTTGAAATGGAGGATAAAAATTGCTTATTATATTCCATATTTTTCTGGCTCTCAACAATCACCGTATCTCTTACCCAACATCCAATAGCAAACGACATAACCAAATCATCATTATAGCTTCTCATAGCCTGTGGTCGACCGTGGTGCCAAATAAACGTTTTCATTTCAGAAAGTAACCTATTCGAGTTAATCTTAATTAGTTTGTTTCTCATAAACTCTTCCATCTTCGCCACGATAAGAGGCCGCGTTTTAGAAGAAGTAGTAAACCCTGGAATAACATTCGATTGCCATTGCGCCGACACAGGATCTACATAGCTATGATCTCCTTTTGTTGAGTGATATAAGTTAGGATACCCTTTATCTGATAGTTTTTTAAGTACTGCATAGCCTATGTTGTTGTTTTCTATCACCAACATGGGATCACCGTACTCTTTTGCCACATTATATAAAATATCAGCGAAATCGTCTGGGGTGGGTTTACCCACATATTCAGCCACCACTTCCATTGTGGCTAACTCCAAGATGTGGAAAGCACTATTATCTTTTCCATCGCCGCGGGCAACGTCAGCAACTATAAGATAGGGTTTGCCGGCCTCGTGTTGCTTCCAAATCCAATAGTTTCTATCAAACCCTGTCCGATACTCTGGAGCGATCGTTCTCTCCAGATACCACTGAATATCGTCTGGGTGTATAACTGTCTCCCCGGATACGTTGAAATTGCACTCTAGCTCCTGCGCTATTTGGCGCTTTGACATATTTTTGGTTTCTTTATCAAACCATTTCTTATCTCGATCAGGGTGTTGGTCCCACAAAAGTGTCGTCATATGAAAATCGTTGGTTCCGTTTTCGGCCTCAACACAATGTTGATGAAACCAGTTGCCGACACCATTAGGCGTTGAAAGCGCGATGCATCGACCACCAGTGGAAAGTGTAGGATAAAGTGCCGTCCATAAATCAGAAAGTTTTTCAACATGGGCAGCCTCATCAACGACTAACAATGAAAGGGCCTCAGAGCGGCCTGCGTCACCCGCAGTAGAAGATCCTTTAATCTGTGACCCATTGTTTAATTCAAAGGAAGTTCTATTATCAACTATAATCTCTGCTATACGCATCCACGGAGGTAGGTGCTTAATAATTGCTTTAACTTTTCTAACGAGATTAGTTGCGGTCTGAAGCTTCGTTGCCACTACAAGAATATTTTTATCGCGGTGGAACAGCATAAGCCACGCAACATAGGCTGCCGTGATTGTTGAAATACCGAGTTGGCGCGCCTTCAGAATTATATTGAATCGGTAATCATTAAAATCTTTGAGCAGATCTTGTTGATAATGATATGCCTTAAATGGTATAAGGCCTTTTTGCGGATGGGAGATACGACAATAATTCGTCGTAAAATAGATCGGATCTTTGCCCGCTTTGACGATCTCTTTTAAAATCTCTTGTTTAGTAAGGGCGTTCCCCATAACATGTGTTATTTACCTTTACGGGTATCGTTCTTGGGACGCTTATTTTTAGGGCCCATGGCCAGCCACTTTTTAATCGCGTCATCGAGACGATCTTCGTCAGATCCCTCGTTCACTTCAATTGCGTCTTTGAGGCCGCCAATCCGATAATCACAATGAGCTTGACAGTCAGTGCGATAATTAGAAATTCTTTGAACGAGGATCTTGTGGTCTCCTTCTTTCGTAAGTGTAAGGGTATTCCCAGTAATGTCTTTATATTCTTTCTTTAAAAATTTTATGATATCTTTAAGATGAGAGATGATGTCATTTTCGAAACCAGTTTCTTTCACATCTTTAAGTCTTACCTCAGCCTGATAGTTAACGCGCAAGAGGGGGCCATGAAAAGAAACTTTAAAGCCGTCCATTACACGACTATCATTAATATAGTGACCGTCTTCACGCGAAAGGCCCGCCTTTCTCGCCTTACCATCAGCTTGCAGCCCCTCCTCGTGAGCTCCATCATAGGCATTCGAGGCTGCTTGGTTAATTCCTTGGATGATTTCGTATACTGTTGCCATTCTTTATTCCTCTTTCAGACCGCCGGTGGCGCCGATGGCGCCGCCGGTACCGGTTGTGCCCGCAGAGGCACCACCGCCAGTCAGCCCTCCCATAAGCTTGGGAAGCAAAAGCTGCGTTAACATTTCCACAACTTGGGGATTTTTCAACAGTTGTAAGACAACTGCTGCAATTGGATTCTCTAATAATAAGTCGGGATCCTGCTCCCTAAGCATCTTTTCATATTGAAATGCTTCAGTTTCCTCTCGAATAATCCGACGAAGTTTTTTATGTGCTATTTTCATTTTGTGGTCTCCAACCAGTTGCCCATCTCTCTTCTCTTCCTTCCACGTAACATACGAAACAGTTAAAGCACGCTTGAAACTTATTCATATATAAATCATCACGAGGATGAAAAGAATATTTTTCACACACAGGACAAGTCCTATTGTGGTCTCTAGTAAGTAGTTTTTTATTTATTAAAAATCCATCTTGTTCTACTTTGTCTTGAGATTCAGCCAGTTTCCCAAACTTTATTTGTTGCGCTTGAGATTGAGTTATGTACTCTTGTTCTTTTTCCGCATCCCAAAACCGGCGAGGATTATTAATAGTTTCTTCGCCATACTTTTGTGAGATGGCTTTTTCTAATTTTGCGATATACTGTTGTTTATCATCAGACATTATGGTACCGAGTCCGATGAAATTCCATCGCTAGCGCTAAACTTTCCTGCTCCTGCGGGGCCGTTCGCGTTATCCAAGGAACCATTTCCAGCACCCTGTACATCCGTAACCGTAGTCCCGGAGCCCCCATCATTGTCGCCCATTCGCCACCAAGATAATAAACTGCCAGAAGCTGATATATCAGTTGGCGTTCCGGAATTATAAATATGTGTGATATCACCAGAGGACAGTTCTTTGTTCCAAATACTTACCTCATCTATATACCCCTGAAACCTGTCAGAGTTGCCGGCAATTGCTCCTATTATAACCGGCAGCCCACTGTCTGCAAGGGATGAGTATGAACCGACATCAGATGGGTTTGTGCCGGGGAAACGGACTCCATTAAGATATATCTCCAAACTTCCGCTTGCTCCCGAAGAGCCGTTACCATCATAAGTGGCCACGATATGATTCCAGCTTCCGCTAATAGTCATCTCGCCTCCAAATCGTTGAATATAAACGGATGCATCTGTATTTCCGTAAATAGTAAATTGAATAGGAGGTGGGTCGCTGGGAGCATACCAAGGAGGGGAACCAGTGGTTAAAACCCATTCCCGATTAGTTGCAGTCGCGCCGACCGCAACAGTTCCCTTGCTCGCAATTCTAAATTTACTGGGAGGGTCTACTTTCCCATGAACCCACGCACTAATACTAAATGCTTGATCGGTGCCCCCACTTTCAAAATGATAGCTATTAGGATTTGCTACTTGCATAGAGCCCGTCCCGGCCGTGACCATCTGTCGAAGAGAATACGTATTACTAAACCCCGTCACAAAATCTACGCCATCAAGAGACTCTATGTCATCTGCGTCAACACCATTAATAGCTTCTATGTCGGCTATCGCTACAGCACTGACTTTACTAACTTCAGACATTATGAAAGTTCAATGTAGGTGCTACTGGGATTAAAATAGATCAGATCAGTCGTACCCGCGCCACAATATCCAATAACCCTTACAAAATCACCGGAACTTGCTGGAATATCTATATCTCCTTGGCCAGCATGTGTATCGCTGACATAGACGGGAATGCCTTCATCCCAGGTTCCCTGTAGATAACTAGTCATTTGAAAAAACCCTCGCAGTAACATTCCGTTAGTGGCCGGGTCGGTGCCTAATGCTATACCCAATAGCTCTTTGGCTCCGGTGGCAACCGCGTTTGCCCGGGCTTCTGTCCATACCCCGTCATTCTTTAAGTAATAAAGCTTTCCAGCAGTAGTCGTGCCCGTGCCGAATGCGACACTCTCGCCTCCCCCTGTATCGTTATCTAGGTCATCTAGATAACCATAGTTAACATCTAAATGAACTTGTGGGAACTTATTCCCATAGTGTTGTAATCCAATTCCCAATCCATCGCCATCTGTTGTATCCCATACTAAATCTGCATCCGCGCCGAAGACGCCGGCGTCATTAAATTGAATTTGGGTATTCGAACCGGCAGCTTCTGTAATGCCAGCCTTCGCTCGATGCTTTTTTATAAATTCTAAGAGCCTAGATCGACTTGTCGCCTCGGGTATTAATCTTCTAGCCACCCTCTACGATCTCCGTCGAAATAGCAAATATTCCCAGAGATGTCAGAGTGGCAATTCCAAATCCCAGTGCAACCATCCAAGGTTCCTTGTTAGGATTCTGTTTGAATATTAGTTTTTCAAGTCGATCATTTTCCGCTACTTTAAGAATCATCATAGACTCGTACTTATCTTTCCAAGAGTGAATTTCAATATCTTTGAAATCTAGTTGTAATCGAAAGCGCTCTTCCTGCAGATTTAACTCATACCCAATACGAAGATCACATGACGCATCTTCGAATTTTTTCTCTGTTATAATTTTGGCGGCCACGTCTAAAGACAATAATACCCCCGCGAAAGGAGCGGTCTCTCCCTCCTTTAAGGAAACTATTTGGTACGTTTCGTCTGTTGCTGATTCTTCTTCGGGCTCCGTCGCAATTGCAACCGAGGGGGCCAGCAAATAACCAATTAAATAAAGAGATAATATTTTTTTAACCATTTTCTTTCATTCCAAATACTTTAGCTAATTCTTCAGCCAACTTCTCAGGATCATTATAACTCTCATCTACAAGTCTTTTAAGCTCTGCTTCCTTTTCTTTGTCCATAGATTCGCCTCTCTTCTTAAACTCTTCTTCTAGTTCAGCTCTTTTCTTGAGGTGTACTTCTAGGCGAGTATTTTTCGCGGATACTTCAGTGTCGTGAATGCGCGTCAGCGTTTCCATCTCTTTCACATGAGCCTCTCTCTTCGATTCCAAAAGATCCATCAAGGTCGCGGCGAAGGCTCCATTACGAGTTAACACCCAAACCAAAATTGCGATTATAAAACCGAGAGCTATAACGATAGCCCACCAAAACTTTTTGGCCCAAAGCCAAACTTTTTTAGCAACTAATTTTAACTTTAAAAGCTTCATTATTTATATCCCTTCAAACGCGCCACAGCATCAATTACCGTCTGGCCACCAATATAAACACAAGTGATAATTACCCAATCGCTAGATGTTAAATCTGCAAATAGCAACAACCCAGTTGCGGTAGTCCACGCCAACAACTTACGAGATACGAGCTTATTTAACCCCTTGTCTAAGATGTGTTTCATCATTTTAATCTCCTTCTATTCTAATTAGAAAGAAAATAAAAGTATGACCTAACAACTCAAACTATTGATTTACTCGCGCATAGCCGCCATTCTTATCAATGGTAATTTCCACATCAACAATGTCTTTTAGTGAATCTAAGTGAGAAATAAGGATAACTATTTTAAAATACATTTTAATCAACTGAAGGATTCGAGTGAACCCCTCCATATTTTCGGCATCGAGGGCCGTACCCGGCTCATCCAAAATAAAAACATTCCCTTTAGGAAGGGACGATACAGATAATAAAGCCAGACGGATAGCCATTGCGGCGACTGTCTTCTCAGCGCCGGACCCCATTTCAATTGGACGTGGGTCATGTTTCGGGTGCTTTAGGAGAATATCCAACTTGCGCCCGTCTTCTTGAAAGAACACCTCAAAATCCACAATATTAGAAAGAACCTTGGAAACTTCAGCATTAATTACTGGCAGCCGTTTTTTAATAATATCATAAGCAATCCCATTCGAATGCATACAGTGCATAAATAAATCATAAGCCGCATACTCTTCCCGAATATTGGTAAGGTCACTCTTCTTTTCTTTGAATGATTCTACCTTCTGCTCCAATGAGCCAATAGTACGATGATGCTGATTGATAAGTTCCTCGTATGTCTGAATTGCTTCTTTTGTCTGTTGTATCTGCTCTTGGACTCCATTACGGGAATCTACCAGTTTTTCGATGTTTTTAATTAATTCTTTTTTATCTTCGTAGAGGACAATCTTTTCATCCGTTTCTGTAAGATCGGCTCTGAGAATTTTTATCTTCGCATATAATTTTTCAATCGAGACCTTATTGTCACGCTTTTCAATCTCGATGTTGTTCTTTTTTATAATAATATTATTATATCTATCGATTACCTCAATCATTTCTGCTGAATTGACTGATACAACTTTAGACTTGTACTTCGTAGCTTCTTCAATCTTATCTATAATGTCCACTTCTAGCGACGGCAACTCTACAGATGCCAAGTGCGCATCCCGGATAAACTGGCACATCGGGTATTGGTTGCCACATGGTACCTCGTCAAGTAATTGTACTTTCTTGTCCATAACTTTGTATTCGTTGTCCATCAGGCGCGCCCGGTTCACAATGTCGTCATATTTTTGTTTGAAGTTGTCATAATCTTTCTTTTTTTCGAGGAGATCTTCAATATCTATAGTTGTTAAAAAATCATCGTATTCTTTAAGATGTTTGTCATAGTCTATATTTTCGTCCTTAAGTTCCACAATGTTGATATTCGTCTCTTCTATCTTCTTTTTAAGAGTAGAGCGTGATTCCAATAGATTTTTAATATCCAAACGCTCAGCCGGAATTGAGTCTATCTGCTCTGTTAAGGACATATATATAGACTTGTCGGCGCTGAGATCTTTTCTCAGCTCCTCGGCAACGAGAGCCTCTTCATCCAAAACTTTCTGAGCTTCATCCCGCTGAACCTCTGCTATCACTATATCATTATTATAATCAATGTCTCCCATGCGCCGGATGACCGCTTTAAGGTCAGCAGAATCCTCATGAGACAATTTAAATTTTTTCTCAAAGATGTCTAAATCCAGGAACTTAGCTAGAATTTCCTTCCGTCGCGTAGAACCTTCCTTAATAAACGACAAATTGTCGAGCTGGCTAGACATAGACGTCAGTAAGAAGTCTTCTACTGTTCCAAATCGCTTACGAATATGAGCGTCGGTCTCGTTGCGAGTCGTGCCGTTAAGACTCGTTTTTTCTCCCGCTACAGGATCTAGGCCGCTAAAGTCTAGATTGGTACGTGCTTCATTGGTGACTTCGCCCTTAAGCTTCTTTACATACTTTTCAGACGTTCTCTCAATGGTATAGATTTTCTCACCAACTTGTAGCTCAACGAGGCCGCGGCAGTCTTTCCTGTTCTGGTTGATAATGTTGTAGTTCTTGCGCTCATTCTTAGAGGTTGTATTAAAGATCGTGTATAGTAAGCCATCAATAATACTAGACTTTCCGGAATAATTCTTGCCAAAAATTCCTACAATCCCATTAAGATTTGCGAAGTCAACGCTATTGCCTTCTCCATAATTAAACAAGTTATCCCACTCAAACCTGTTAAGATTCCAATTTACATTCCGAGCGACCTCTTCCGTTTCTTCAATCTGTGAGTTATATTTTCGGTTCAGTTCAAACACCCTCTCAAGTATTTCCTCACTCGGCTCATAATCCGTGAGGTATTCACGAATAAGGTTTTCCTGAACTCCCTTGTCTCGCAGGTTCTCTACTTTAAAGCCTGCGCCGATCTCGACTGTTCCTCTTTCCCCCGCTGCACGATTCAAAAAAGTAATGCTTTCCGGGTTGAACCGGTGCTTGGCAACTTCAACAGCCTTACGCATCACGTCAAGAGGCAAATTGTTATTACTCACCAGCCTAAGGCGCGCTCCAGCTGGGATTTTGGTACCCTTTGGCATGCGCCCCTTTGGTGTGAGTTCAATAGTCTTAAACGGCTTAGGGTTGAGAAGAACGTGATGATTAACCGTAAAGGTGTCCTTGTCCTCGATCTCCCAAATCAAAAAGCCTTTGTCATTGGTCTCCCCATGGTTCTGTTGAACAGTAGATCCCGCATACCGCACGCGACCCTCGGTATCCAGAATCTGATTAGTCTTATGAATATCGCCAAGCATGGCATAATCGTGGCCCGCGAAAATACCCACGTCATGATCTCCATGAGTCATCACCCAGCCCGTGTCAGTCTTCACTCCAGATACAGAGCCATGATAAAGTGCGATGTTAATGTTCTCTTCATTACTCGGCGCGGCCCAGTTATCCTCATCAAAAACCGATAGGACATTAAAGGCGATATCAGCCCCAACAAGGACTTCTCCGGAGTTTTTAAGTAGGGCGTCCTGGCGCGTGCTATTCTTTAAGTTGCCGTCGTGGTTGCCCAAGATGATGTATGTGGGCGCGATTTTAGCTAGATTTAAGAAGAAGTCGGAGCAAAGCTCAACGAACTCTGGTGAAATCTGGGTCTTGGTGTGGGCAATATCGCCGCAGTGTACGATGTAGTCTACGTTTTCTTTTCGTAATATTTCATATAATTGATCGAATACGATCTTATACTCGTAATGAAACTTTAAATTCTTTATGTGCGTGTCCGCTATATGTGCTATCTTGTACAAACAGTTCTCCCCTAAACTAAAACTCTATCCACAGTATACACTACTGATAGAGCGTGTCAAGTATTATTTTATAGTTCTACACCAAGAGCTTGTGCCAGCGCGCCAATTTGATTCGATAGAATATCCAAGCGCGCTGCATTTTCTTCAATACCTTCCCAAGGCTCTCTTAGATTCGGTTCTCCAGAGCGACTTTGAGGCGCATTAATAATCTTATTTACCTCTTCACGAGAATAACCGCCAATCTCTTCTAGAATAATCTCTCTTAGTCTTTGTTTGGTGAGTTTCATGTTATTAATCCCCGGTATCGGCGGCCGCGTCATATTCATCTTTTAGGTCTTTAACTTTCTTCCTGAGTTTAACCTTTTTGGCGGGGTCGGACTCAGCCTTTAACTCTTCTTCTGCATCTCTTAGCTTTTTGGACGCATCATCGCGGTCCTTTTTTTTACTTCTATAATAATCGCCGATGTCTTCTTGAGTGAGTCTATTTAATTCCTCTCTAATAATCTCTCTTAGTCTTTGTTTGGTTAGTTTCATTTGTCTAAGGGATAATTCTTTATCCCTTTCCCCTGTAATCGTCGTCTTGCGCGGATGCCAGCCGGAGACCGATCCAGGGGATCGTGTTCGGGGCGGCTTAAGCGCAGGGGCTCTTCCTCGGCGGGATCGGCCGCACCGAGTTTTTCCTTACCGGTTTTGGAGAGATCATCATCCTCGCGGAAGCCAAGATTATATTCGTCTATCTCGCCCTTTTTAATATCCTGCTTGGCAGTGCGGCGCGCCTTTTTGTGAAATGTTTTTCGTGTCTCCTTCGTGGGGTTATAACTAACCTCGGAGTGCTCCACTTCCGGCTTCGATGGTTTGCCACCGGATTGGATGGCTTCTTCCATATTGGGATTATCGAGCATTGGGTTGCCCATCAGATTGGCGAGATAAGCAATAACCTCTTCATCCTCGCCTAAGCCAAACATTTCAGCGGCGCGCTGGGGGTCTCCGCCAGCTTTCTCGATCTTCGATCGAATTAGAAGTTTGTTAAGAAGGCGCTCCTCTGGAGTGTTCCCTTCGTGGCGCGGCTCAGTCTGGTGGCCCGCAAGTCCGCCCTCGTTCATGCGAGACAGCTCTTCTCTAATGATCTTTTTAAGTCTTTGTCTGGTGATTTTCATATTTATTATCCTCTGAACGCAGGCTAGGTGGCTCCCCATCCTCGCGAAGCGGGGGTGTCCGCTGCTTGATCCTTCATCTCTTGTTGGTGTTCATTTAGCCACTGAAGGGCGGCGCTAAGTTCTTCCAGAATATTAATATCTTCGCCGGCCTTGGAACTGACCATCACTGGGCGCCCCTGTCTCTCTTCGTGTCTAAGCCGATCGACGAGACTAAATATCTTCTCTTTGGCTCGATCAAAAGAGCCAACCTCAAGTTCGCCAAGGAGCTCTTCCTTGATAATTTCTTTAAGCCTTTGTCTGGTGATTTTTATCATTATGTCCAGGACGGAACAGGCAAATCAGCAGACTGCTCATAGCCCATTGCTTCAAGCTCAGCTAAAGGCGCGTCCAAGTCACCAGGGCCGTGGGGGCGCTTAAACCAAAGCTGGCCTTCTTCATCCAATGCAGCTAAAACGCCATTCTCAATATTCCAAGTTTTAGGTTCGGCGTGGGGGTCAAGCTCTGCCACCCCGGCGCCACCAGCAGCGAGGCGCTCACGATCGACCCGACTTAAGCCAAGTCCTGTTAATCCCGTAGGACCTTGGCCCAAACCCACATCGCGGGGCATTGGGTCAACCTCATTCACAAACTTTTTCCAGTTTTCCATTATTAGTTTCATAGTGTCTCCTACACAGACATCGCAAGCGTCAACAATAAATAGTTGTCTGAAGTGATAAGGGTAGCATTTTCAAGGCATTTCTGGAATTGTTTCTTTTCCATCGACCCAACATCTTCGTTATCATCGATATCAACCTTCCACACCTCAATATCAAAATCCAACAAAGTCTTGATTATCTCAAGTTCTTTTTTCTTCGCGTCGGGATCCAACGCAACATAAACGCCGGCGTCTTCTTTTACAATCTTACGAAGTAGAATCGAGTTCTGATTCAGAGTGGAGCCGAGGATAGGAACCGCATTGCGGCCAGCAACAATCGCATCAAAAGCGCCCTCAACAAGAACTATATCCGAAGTCCAATCAACAAATAAATCGTTAAATATAATATTCTTGCTCGCTGGAGGGTTTTTATACTTTGGATAAAACGCCTTATCATAGGACCGCGAGATGAAATAATTTAGATCCCCTTCATCATCAAACGATGGAATAATGATTCTACCTTCATATTCTCCGACGCTGCAGTAGCCCATCTTCCACCAAATAATATCCTGTTTGCCGATGTTTCTTTTTCGTAAATAATTTCTCGCAGCAAAGCCAGTAGGTGGTACGTCCTTATTCGCCAAAGATACAAACCCTTTGGGCATCTCAAGTATTTGTTTTTCTTCTGTTTTCTCGACAAACCAATCTTCGAGTTTATTGTATTCAACCTCGGATGTAAACTCGCGCCACTGAGATTTATCGTAATTTGTTCCGAAGCGACGTACGACACGATAAAGGTTTTTGCCGCGAGTATCACAAACCCAACACTTATAGTAGCCTTTATCGAGATTTACGGAGAACTTGCGCTTGTGGTGGTCGCAGTAAGGGCACTTGAAAAGAAACTCGTTGTTGGTCCGGTAATAGGACCCCAATACATTAATCAGTATTTTGAGCTTTTTGTCTTTCATTCAGCCACGCCGCCTTCGCGATAATATAACTATCCGATCGATCGTCGTAGCCGGGTCTTGGATTGCCATGTTTCGTATATTGTACCTCGAAGCCGGGCACATTGTCAACAACAAACTGTAAAGAAACAGCCTTTGCTTTTTGGCCCCTAGGAACCTTGATACCGCAAGCTTTACGCGCAGATGTGGCGGCCAAATAATTGGGATCATCCCCAAACATATTATAGCATATCCAAGAAACAATGCCATTAATTTTTGAAAGTAGAGAAAGGGTTTGGGCTGATGAGAAGCCCGAGCGAAAGGACTGGAGCGACTGCTCGATGTATACCCGTTCTATCTCATATCTGTCGTTCACCGATTCTAGGCGTGAACTTATAATTCGTACTTTCTTAAAGAAGTTCTTCTCTTTGCGTAAATCGATATGATCGCACGCAAGAATATTGCCTTCATGGTCTAATACTGTATAGCCGGTAATACTCGTGGATATGTCCAGTCCCAAAATCATATGGCTATAATAACATTTTATAGTTATATTTTATATATCTAATTTAAGCTTGAAGGTGAAGGACCTTTGAACTGTCTTTTTAATCGGTGTCGCCGTCTTTGCTATGCCAATTAAATTTCTATGTTCATCATAAATAGCAACCTTTGAAATATAAGTTGTCTTCTCAAACGAGCCCGTTGGATCAGCATATGCCGAACTTACGACGTTTTTAATTGGTTTCATGTCACTTTCAATATACCCTTTTGATCCGGTAGAAATACTGGCGGTGTAGCTGCTTTGATACCAAGAATTCTTGATATATGAAGGATTATTAGAATGATTCAACTCTCCCACCGGAGCAGTCGCAAACATTGTAAATACCTGTGTTTTCGTCGTGCCACTAAATTCCATTATAAACGAGGAACTTGGGGCAGCAATAAAACCATTAACGCGCGGGTAGTCGGGGTCGCCCGCAGGATCTGCGGCCGCCGAAAGAGACTGTGCAAAATATGTCCACCGCGGGTTATCTTTTGAAGGATCGCCGGCGTTAGGGTGTGGGGAGGGATAAACACTTCCAGTATAATTATCCACAGAAGGACTCAGCGCAGCAGAACTGGTTAACAAAATGATACCGTCCTCATACAATACGATCCCGACAACGGAGCCTGACAAATTTTCAACATCTGGGTGGCGATAGCCACTATATACTTCTATTAACTCGCCGTTTCTATTTATGTCTTGAGCTTGGCCTACTAAAGTACCGGTAAAATAAAATTCTAGATTAACAGTCCCGCGTTTTATCGAAGAACCATAAAAAATGCTTGGAATGCTAATGAGGCCTACGCTAGCAGAATCAAAATTACGATCATGAATATTCTGTAAATAGCTACCAGATGTTGACCTATACTCAAAATGAGGAGAAAATGTTTTATATCGATTAATGACATTTTTAAGGGATCGCAGATGCGAAACAGTTCCATTCACCACGAGGCCCCCACCGGGAGGCCTATAGGACTCAGTAAACCGCGGGGTCTGGCAAATGTCTAAAAAGGTCAAACTACCCATAGTGCCTATAGGATTTCCGGCCGCGTTTTCGGTGAGGTCCCTAGGTGCGCCTGTCCATGGGCCATAAAATTCCTTCGTTATCGATGCTGTGTAAGGATAAGCGGCGCCTGTTATTACCTGGCCTGCAGGAGCTGAAGCAAAAGATTCTGCTGTATTAACTCTAAAATTCATCCGGGTGCCGTCTTTGTAAAGAAAAGGATAGATTAATCCAGTATCAGAGACGCCGTCGGGAACGTCGATGCCGGGGATATCCCATTTAGGTCCAATGGTACGATCCTCGATGGTGGCGAGATCGGTACGACGATCTACATTCAGTTCAAACAGGCTTATGTTGCTCGCCGAGCATAAATTAACAGAACTAGTAAAAGCACCAGACATATGCGGCCGGTCGTTATAGAAGGCCGAACCGCTGTAAATAAAATATTTAACGTCTGGGTATAGTTCTAATGTGTTAACGAATAGATCGTTTCTAGTGAATTTGTAGAAAGAATACGCCATACCATCTTAGTAATCTAGTCTCACCCTTAAAGTAAATTCAGTGGAGGGATCCTTCTTCAGGGGTTCGGATAGTTTTGCTACTGCCATTAAATCATTTTCAGCAGAATAAAGCCCAACTGTCGTCACATAAGAAACCGGACTATCATTAAAATTAGTTTTTACAACAAACTGACTAGCGCTAACATATGTTTGGTTTGAAGAATAGTTAAACTCATTATGGTTTGCGCGACAGAAATAAACCGTAGAGTTCAATTCAGTTGTGTTATTGAAAGAAATATTTTCAATTCGGCGTCTAAATAAATCAACATTACCAGAAATAGAACTTCCAGTAAGAGAACCAGTCATAGAACCAACTCCCAATGAACTCGAAACACTAGTGGTAGCATAGCTGCCAGAGGGCGCGGCGCCGTTATAAGCAACGAAGGCGGGCCCAAGAAGGGTGCTAAATACCGAGGCCGTGATTATAGCAATTCCGGCTTGATAATAAAGTAAACCAGCCTTAACATAGCCGTTATCATCTACCAAACCCGGATCAATTACAAAAACATCTCCCGAAGCACCGGTGCCGCCGGCTCCGTTAGAACCCGTAGCATATAAAATACCATACTCGCCTGCCGGAGAATTAATTTTGTATCCGTCGGACCCACTATAATCTACAATCTTTATAGTCTGCTTGAAGATGGCGCCTTTTTGCTGATTCGTAGCGCCGGCGGGGGAACCACTTGTAGCTAGTTCTAAAGTAAAGCTACCTTTTTTAATTTCATCTTTCGCAAGAAGACGAGTAAAATTAAGGAAAAAGGCCTCGCGAATCTTAGTGCCCTCTGTAGTGTCCCCATCCTCATCAAACTCTTTTACAGAACCAGACTCATTAAACCCAACTAAAATTTGAGCCATCTGATTATAGATATTAATTTTCTTTTCCTGTTGAACCACATCGGAAGTTCCTGATAATACAGAATTGCTTGAATACCCACAAGTTAAATCAAAAATATGATTTGCTGAGGAACTTAAATAGGGATAATCATAAATAGATTGAAACATGCCATGAGGGAAATTTTTGACATTCGGTTCCGCTCCGAGTGAGGTCACATCGCCTCCATACGTTCCGGAAGCAAGCTGTCCCGTAAGCGGCACGGCTTCATGTAAAAGGGTTCTAGTGCTAACCTGATCTTTACCAGGGACAAATAATTTTTGTGTTGTGGCCATATCTTATATCCTATACTTTTTTCAATAGTGTAACATCAACATCGATGCGCGCTCGGGTGGTTAATCCCTCAATGGTAATCACGGTATTAATCGTCTGAGCAGTTGTAATACCTGACCCCCACGAGGCTACGGTTCGACCCAGAGTATCAAACAGATAAGTGCTTGTTTGAGTTTCGAGAGTAGACCCGAGCCGAAATTGAAGTTTGGTGCCCCCGGGGCCTGCTAACCCTGAGTCTTCGGCACAATTTGTAATATATCCACTGGAGCCACCGCGAGTCCCGCCAAGGGTGAAAAAATACGTAGCAATGTTGTTTTGGCTTACAAAAGACGGCTTTGCGTTCGGGAAAGAAACTGTTGTGCCCGCAGTGCTCGTAGTGGTCGTCATTGATGGATTAGGAGCAATCTGAATTAGCCTCCTGTCCATTTGAACTCTCCACTGCGTTTCCACCAATTCTAGGTCTAGGGTGCTATCTTTTGGTACAGCGACGGTATTCAGACCTTGTTCAAGTCTAATATGATTTAAAGACTTAACTGGCTTGTAGCCCGGCATGATGCCATCCGTTGAAGTAAGAGCTTCCCACGTGCTTTGATCAGCGGCCACCACAAAGGCGCCAGTAGAATAGGGCGATGTATTCCCGGCGTCAGCACGAAGAATTATTTCAGGCCAGTATAGCCGATGATTATCGTCCATGGATACGAGGCGTGATTTTAGTGAGGCGTCCGGGTTTGTAAAAGCTTCTAATACAGGAGTTTGAAGAATATCTAAATCATAAAAAGAACTTCCACTTGGATGGTTCTTGTTGTATAGACCATAGTCTATCTCATCATCTCCTAAAGCAAAATATTTAACATTAAAACTGCCGTCTCCTTTGGCGATGGCCTTGCGGCCCTTGTTGGTTAAAACGGCGTCCAAAATGATGTCGCCGGCATTATCTAGAAATCCCATAACTGTCCCTCTCTATATAAATAGTAAATAAATAGTTATTAACCCGAGGGATTTTTTACCCCCTTGTTCTTGAATATTAAGTTTAAATCAATTTTTCTGCTTGTTTTCTTGCTAGTGATGCGTATTTTATATGTGTCGTTCCATACTCGTTGGGGCAATGTGCCACCAGCAGCAAGTATGGCGGCTTCCTCGGCAGGCAGCAGGGCGCCCAAAAGATCATCGGAAGGTACCTCAGTTGGGACAATCGAACTAAGTGCTACCCCCGGGACAATGGGGTCTTCGAGAAGGTCGGTGTCAGCAAACGTAAGATTTTGCAGCGATGGTTCAATATATATAAACCGACGACCAGACTTTATAGAAACGCGCTTTGGTCCTGGGTCAAAATCAATCGTATTCAAGATAATATAAACTTGACCGTCATTGTCTACCATCTCTACTTCGAAAACGTGACTTGGATTAGAAATGTTGTGATGTACGTCTATAGACCTAAAACAGTAATAATATTTTTTATTTGGTTGTATATCGTCTAGAAGAGAAGCTCCATCGGAGCGCTTGCCAAAGGATGGCTGTTCTTCGATTGTAGCGTGTGGGTTTGTTCCTGTATCAAAATCTAGGTAGGAGGTTGGTTTTTCTGTCATCCGGAAAATTTCAAATTTAGTGGTGGGATCGTCTTTCTTGTATTCTACAGCATAATCAGTTGGATCAGCCTCGGGATCCGCAAGAAGTGCTTTTATTTCATCAATGGTATAGTTTCGTGGGGGACTGCCGCCACCGTAAATACCCTGAATTTTCCCCCAGTCTTCTTCCAATATAGGAACTGGGCGCGCCTCGTACTCTCCCGTGTTCGAATTTAACATAATTAATAGTTTATTACTAATCCCCATATAGGGAACTATAGCCGAGTTTGGAGGCAATGGAGAATCATCATGTACAGAAGTGATAATTACGCCGTTGACCTTGATGTCGATGTCGGGGATGCCGTCGTTGTCGCTATCTGGACCCAGCATCCACGCATCAAAACCCTGGTATGGAGCCTTTATCGCCAAAGGATTGGGGATTTTCGTGTAGTTCACGTCAGCGTACGTACCAGCAGGAGAGTATGTCGTTGTCGTGACTGACGTACTTGGGCTCACAAGTGTCTCGTTTCCTGTGCGCCAAATAATTTTAAATCCATAATAACTATAGCCGTCGCTGAACGGATTCACCGCGCCGTCAGGGCCTACATAATCGACGGACGTCCAGATGCCGTTCCAAAACACGGAGTCGACCATAGATATATCGTAACGAATAACCAGTTGGCCATTGTACATGCCATTGGCGCCGGCGGTGATGTCCATATCCTGCGGCATTGCGGCGTGGCCTTCGGCCGCCATGTAGGGCTGCCCGGGCGAGCTCAATTTTCTCTGCAGAGTCGGGAGGCCGCCCCAGGCCCTACTTAGATTAGGCCCGCGTGGGCGAACGTACCCGGCACCAGAGCTCGAAGGCGAGCGGGATGTTAAAAAGGGAGTCGCCCAGATATAAAAAATTGGTATGCCCTCGGCGTCTGCCCTGGTCACATTGGCATCATTAATGGTCGTTATAAAGTCTTCTAAAGTAATGACGGCGCCGTGGGCCCAGACATAAGGGCCATATTCAAATGTGTCCAGGAGTTCCAAGGTGTCTCCTTGACCGCCCTCGTCCGGACCACTATTCTTCAGGTAGACTTCTATGTCCATGTACCAGTTTGTGGAAGATACCATATTCTTTAATCCTCGAGGAACACGTCGCTAGCGCCGCCACCGCCCCCGCCGCCGGTGTCGTCGTCGTCCTCTTCGTCGGGCCCGTCGTCGCCGCCGGCGATCTTATTGTGAACTAAAAAGTCATCTGCAAAATAGTTATGGTTTTGTTCAACTATAATATTGTATGTTTGTACGGCCTCTGTTAATACTTCTGTAATGTCGGTCAAAACAACAGCTTCGCCCGCAGAATGCAGGCACCTGTCTCCGGGTTCTATTAAAGAAGTATTAACTAAATCTGGAGTTTTGTACCTTCTTATAGTAGCCGCGGGATTATATGATGCCCACCCCTTATCTACAACATAATATGGATGATCATAAGTATGTTGAGTTGTTGTCCCGTTAGCAAATCTAAATTCAACTATATCATCATGCATGGGCGACATAACATTGAGTACCTGTTGCGGCTCAGGTTCCTTGGTCATCAAATTATAAGACATCACATAATCTCCAATTCTCATATCTTCTATATTTTTGGAGAGACCGGCAGGCAAAAGAATCTTCGTTCCAGCCATGAAGCAAGAGGGATCCCCTTCCGGGCCGCCTGGCCGGCCGGCAGTAGTTTTATTATGAACTAAAATCTCATCAGCAAAATAATTATTATTATCCTTAACCATAATATTGTATGTTTGAATGGGGCCATTAAACACTTCTATAATATTTGTCAGTGTTACTAATTCTCCGGTAGTAAGTTTACATTGGTCTCCCACTTCAATTTGTGTCACATCCCTTAAATCCGGATGGTCATATCTGTCCATTGTTTCTTGTGGCGTATAAGACGCCCAATCTTTCTTATCAACATAATAAGGATGATCATAGGTGTGTTGTGTTGTAGTACCATTAGAAAATTCAAATTCAACTATATCGCTATGGATTGGAGACGTCATATCAATAACGGGCTTAAATTCTGTGGTGTTGGTAAGGAGATTATAAGACATTACTAAATCTCCCACACGGATATCTTCAATATTGACACCACAAAGATGACCATCCACCATAGCCGCCACTTTGGTGCCTGCGACGAAGCAGTTTTCAGGCTCTTCTCTGGGGATTTCGAACTGCCCGATGGCCGGCACGTTAGGAATGTATACACTATATGGTACCACACCTTGCGAGTAGTTCGAGTCGAATCCCATGCCGTCGTTCGCTATTCTCACCGTCAGCTCGCGTAATATGCGCATAGCATCGTTTTCCTGATAGAGGCCTCCTACTGGGGTATCCCACTCCCCGTTCCCTGGCAGGCCGAAGGGATCATCGACAACGGCGGCCGGGGTTTTGGTGTTGATGGCCCACTCACTAAACTTGTTTACCCACTCAAACGAGCTCACTGTGGACTGTAGGGTTGTGTTCTCTGCGCCAACGGAACCCCCCGGTTGCCCCGGTGCCATCCAGGGGGGCTCAAAAACATAAAATCCGGACTGCCCATATTTTTTATACGCGTCGGTGAGCGGAGTATCTATCATCGCTTCGAGGAGGCCGGGGTTTGAGTATTGCCACGACAGCTGCTCGATGAAAGGAATTCCACCGAACGATGGATTGGCGCCAATATTGGATCCGTCAAAACCTCCGTCTTCTCCAATATCAGTTTCATGAAACTGTAGTAGCGGCTGGCCCGCGGCCGCAAAATCCTCATAATAAACCGCCGGGTTGGAAGTGTCCGGGTGGTCGCCGATCGTCCCAAGATCTTGCGGGTCGCCGAGTTTCATAAAATTGTATTGAGCTTCCACCCGACCCGCATAAGGATTAGGATTGGGGCTGATCGCGTGGGTGTCTGTTCCGTTGTCAAAATAGTCGCCGAGGAAGTCTCCGGGCTGACCGTGCTGTTCGTAGCGTTCCTCTTCTCGATAAAATCCCAAGGCATTTGCCAAGCCTCTTCCATAAGCCGAAGGGGCGTAACCGTATACGTCCGGAGTCGTCACCGTCGTCACCGCGGTGTCATAACTGGGAGCAGTTACAGAAACACCTGTATATGTGTACTTGCTGCCGAAAACTATATTTATTAAATATACATCATATTGATATGGCTGGCTGTATTTGATTTGAGTATCATAATATACAATATCCTCAGAGATCGAATCATCAAAATTCCTCGTTATAAAAATCCGTTGTACAGGCTCTCGGGTCGCGGGATCAACATAGGTTTCGTATACGCCCGGGCTTATCTCGTGAAGTCTCCTTTTTTCTATAACATACATTAAAGGAGAAGATGCTGCGAGCTGCCCCTTAAACATGTCCGTGATGCCCAAAGTATAATCCTCTATGAGGCGGAGAAGAGGAGAATTCCACCCATCCCAGTTGGAACCGGGATCCTGGTGCTCGAGACCAAGGGCTGCCAACGAGGCCGCGGAATTGTAGTTGCCCGGTCCCATCGGCCGTAACACACTAAAGTTTACTTCGTCCGAAGTCGTGGACTGGTGGTTATCACCGTTAGCATACACCGAAGAATAGTTCTCTGCGCCGGCCACCTGCTCCATAGCAAAACTAAGATCGTTGGGCGCCCCCGTGGACGAGTTCATATAACAGGATAGGTAGAAGAAGTCCGCACATATCTTAAGATTCTGGCCTTTCTGTCCTCCCACAACGTGCCAAGGGGCAGCATCTGTATGATTGACTAACGTTGCCGGCCCGGTATTGTTCAGATCCACATGTAGATGCGAACGGTGACCACCTGTGTAGTAATTGCCTACTGGCGCGCCGGTGTCCCCATAAAACTCTTGATTGCCATGGAGTGTGTTCCGCAGGTAGTCAGCACTGTTCCCGGTCCAAGGAAGCGGCGCCGGAAGGTTAGGATTAAAAGAATTTGCTATCATAAGCTGGAGCATTCTTACCCACGTCGCGGCCTGGCCGCGGCTCATGGTGCCGGCCATCGTTGCCGGCACTTGAGAAGTATTGTTTAAAAGTTGCCAAAAAAAGTCGGTGGGGCCGACATCGGGGCCGAGGCCGGGGCCGAGGATATTATCGGCAGTGTTAATGGTGATTCGATTAACCCAAGGATACGTCTCAATCGCTGGCTCGCCAGTAGGGACGCCTCCTACAGTAGTATAAGCTTGATCACCGTTGCGGTCATTAATCCACTGTAATGATCCGTGAGGAATAACAATATTTTTATAGTTCGCCTCGTAAGTATCAAGGCGCGTCTGGGAGATAGGGGATCCTCCCGGGACTGTTCCGCCTACAGCAGTTGCCCAAAGATCCCAATATGACTGTGCTGTAAGCCCGGGCGCGAAACCATCATCTGAAGTATTATACTGACCGTCAGCGCCCGGGGTAACACCGGGGGGCATTGAGTGCGCTTGCTCAAAAAATAGCTGTAGCATATCGCTCCCGGCGAGGCTGGCATCGGCGGCCGTGGTCTGCTCCATCCACGGAATAGCCTGAGGGCCATAACCGATGTCGAGTGGGTCACCGGTGGTGAAGGTGGAGGGGGATTCAACCTGGTGCTGAAAAGCTGTCTGGACCATATAATAATTTGGCAGAAAGCACTCTAGAATATGATCCGGCGCAATGACATCTTCATAGGAAGGAACCGACTGAACATAGTTATAATAGGCTGATTCAACTGTAATCCGGGGGACGAAGGTGGGCGGAGATGTGGCCTCATCGTAATAGCCTCCTAATTTAAATTGATGTGTGTGATCAAAAAGATGGCGCCTGTTTTCCAGGCCGCCGGTGAATGACGGATTCGGGCCTTGGATCTCGGTGTCGAAGATACCATCATAACTTCCTTGCATTGAGGCGTCTATAAGACGTTGTGAGCTAGGCTCCGTCGTAGCAAGCTTAGCTATCACGCCGGGCAGGCCGAGACTGGAAAGAGTCGCGACTCCTCCCTCCAGATATCGTTGTAGGTAAGGATCCCCTTCTAGGTAAGTGCCGTCTCCTTCTTGATCTAAGAAATCAATATATTCATTAGATATACTACCGGCAAGAGCGCCGGCAGTCATGGCAGAGTTCCACCCATCATTATCTCCGACAATCCCGGGGGAAGAGGCAACTTGAAGTTTTAAGTGGCCGGAGACGACGATGCCGCCCAAAGGCTCGGGGGCATTGGCCGACCCGGGTCCCAAAGAACCAAGACTATCAGAAGTACCATCTCCTCCCGTATACATAAAAGGAGTTAGAGTATGGCCTGCTGCCTGTTGGGCCAGCATGTTGGCATAGCCGCAAGATAGCCATCGATTGCCAGTAGCTCTATCATAAAGATAGCCCCAATTAAGAGACATCGACCGACGGTAAGGATCAATCCCACAAAGTATCGCTGTTTTATCAACCCCTGTCGGCACATTGTACCAATCTCGAATAAGAGGGTGCGTCGTACTGTCGACCCTAGGGTGGACCATCGTACCAAGCGAGTTGAATGTCACACCCGGCACCAAAACTCCATCGTGGTTGAATGGTTCTCCTAGTATATGTGAATTTATACAAAAAATATTCTGGTCTGGAAAAGAGGAGGGGCCGACCATCAGTAACTTCCTCCCCCGCTACCGTCGCCAGGCGTCTCGGTGGCTGGGAAAGCAACACCGGCAAAGTCGCCGGACCTTTCGGCGATCGGGAAAGCGACGCCAGCAAAGTCGTCGGACCTTTCAGCGATCGGGAAAGCGACGGCAGCAAAGTCGCTAGGCCTCTCGATGGCAGGAAAAGCGGCGCCGGCAAATTCGCTGCTGCGGGGAGTCCTAGTTGGGCGGGTAGGGTGTCTGATCCTACGCATCCCGGGCCCGCGCAGTACTGGGGCGCTTTTTTGAATTAAAACTTTTTTCCCGGGCGCGTGTGGAATTGTTGACCCCTCTTTGTGATTTAAAACAGACTCCCTCGACATCAAATATTCACTATAAACAGGCGTGCCAATACTTTGAGCACTCTTTTGATTTAAAGATCTCACTTGGTGTATGGTTTGTGCAAAAGTTGTAATATACCGCGGTTCCGCCGTACGAGATGAAGGCACCATCCACAAAGGAGCTTCAATAGGAATCGAGGGCCCAAGAATAAATAGGTGGTTATATATAGGAAGATCAAAGGAATTTTTAACATTAAAAATACTTGGAAGCCTTTTTAATCGACACAAAACGGAGCCGCCACGGGCGCGCATGCGTTTGAACTGAGATTGTGTTAAGGTTTGCCATTCTGGCGTTTTAGAGTTTGGGCTCGGAGAACCCACGAAGTACTGAACTTCTACCAAAGAATTCCAGTTTATACTCTTTTCAAAAATATTAAGATTCTCAACACTCTTAGGATTGGTTACCATTTGGTTATAAGCAAACGAGCCTTTGATTAGGTTACTGTTCTTCAGTTCTATATTTTCTATATAATCCTGTGCTAGTTCTTGAAGAAGATAGCTAACCACTCTTTTTTTCAACTGTAGGCCGGATTGCCGGGCCGCGGTCGCCATGGCAAATTGAGTAGTTTTGGAGCCGCTAATAGAAGCCTCCACCGCGGAAATCTCGTCCATATTCACAAATACGCTTCCACTCGAAAAGTATGACACACTATCTATATAATTTAAGGTTTTATTTGGAGTGGTTTTAACAAGCTCTCTTAAAGATATTTTCTTAGGTTTGTACGTCACACCTTCTAATCCTAATAATCCTCTCTTGTAATAGTTGGTAGTCGGACGGTTCTGAGGGGTTCCGGGATAGTCCTCTATAGAAGATACAGCATTTCTCTTGGCATATAATATGTCTAAAGATGAATCTAGTGACATATTTTTTTGTGTAACCAAGCTTTTATAAGGGGTTCTCACTACCAATGGTGAAAGAAAACCATATTTATTGAGCGCCAGGTCATTTCTCTGAAAATCAACATATTTTTTACTTTCTGTGACTATGCGATCTACAAAGGCATCAAAACTTACTATCAACAGCGGCGCGCCCGGGAGAGGGGCCGTCAGTTGGAGCGGTAATACATCTTTGGTGTCTTCAAGTGACCACGTTGACCCAAAATAGTCAAATCCCACGCGTCTTCCCTCTTGAGAAAAATTTTGATATGCTTCGCCAATTTCAAACACAATTGTATTCGTTTTGGTAATCTCCTTGCTAAAAATTTTAGAATCATTATTGAACGGTCTCTCGGAATTTAACTCGATGGGCTCTTCAACGAGCCTCTTCAATGAATACAAATAATTTGCTATCAAATCTCGAAACATATACATGGAGTCCAAAGTAGCAGAATATGGAGAAGCCATAGACAAAAGATTATTTTTCAAAATGACGGGGCTCCCCCTAAAAAATAAAAATCTTAAAGAAGCAATGACCAAATTTACCAACTGTTTATAATTTGAATTGTCTTCAAGACTCTGAGCGTGTTTTTTAACATAAGAGTTGTTTCCCCAGCTGCCCTTCGTGGATCTTTCATTTACAACAGTTAGAAAGTTTTCGAATTTTCGAAATTCTTTTGCTACCTTATCGGCCAAATGTTGAATAGCCTTCCTCGAATTATCAATTACATCTATTTCTATCCGATATCCATATAAGCCTTCTGGTTCAGCGGACATCTTCGAGTCCTCGATTAATATTCCAACAGTACCAGGATTAGTAGTGGGCACATAGCTTATTGTCTCTATTGGAAGAAGGAGTCTCTCAGAACAGGGGGGCGGCGGTGTGGTGGCGTGGCCCGGGGTTAGCGGACTAGACAAATCCGTATTGGTCACCCGGTAGCGATGGACTCGGAGATCTAAAATTTCGCCACAAGAAGTAATAGAATCTTCGGATTTAATGATCCATTTAAACTCAAGGTGATCTTTGATATAAGACATAAAATCAAAATTCAAAAAAGCTAGTGCGGATCCGTCGGATTGTCTAGAATAATGAGGAGAAGAAAAATATTTTTCTATGCCATAGGCGGCGACCTTTTCTTCGGCGCCAAGACTTGTAGGCCCGATGGCGCGCGCTGGTGAACTTCGTTGGCTGACAGAAAAACCATTCATCTGTCCACTAAATTGTGGATCTAAAAATCTTAAGTCTTTCACTTTGTAATTGGCGGTCGTTATCTTTCTTAATCTAGGATGTTTAGTATTGGAATGACTTGAACCGGCCATATACCATCCCTGATGTTTGTGGACGGCGCCGGGCCAGATATCGCCTTTCTCCCCCCACCCCTCAAGAGTTTCTCTCAATACATAATAACTAGAACGTAGGGGCACCCTTCTATTATTTATAATATTCACAATCATAGGCGCGCCAGAGTCTAGGCGGCCCAGAGGGTTATCTTTCAACTTATGAAGATGTGTTGGAGTAGCATTGTGAAGAGATCCAAAATTAGAAAATACCACACACACTAATGAAAGATGCTTTAATTTAGAAAGCTGTCCGTTCGGACATCTAACACGTACTTCAAATTTAATGTCTTCAAAATAGAGATGTTTCTTGGTAGATGGATTATAAGATAAATAATTGTTTTTATTAATGCGATATGTATTAACGGGGATAATCTGTTGTGACATTATGAACTTGTGGTGTGCGTTAGCTATAGAAGTATTTAAGAATTGTTTACCTCGGCTACCCCTAAAAGAATTAATGATACTTTTAGACGAAACTGCTTTTACCCACAAACTTAAGGGCTTTTGTTCAAGACTTTCATCTCGCCTCGATAGCGGGGCCGGCCCCAATATGGGGACCTGGATATACCCTGTTAAAAGACAGTATTTAGAACCACTATCTTTTTGTAATGTTGGATGAATGACAACCTCTTTTACTAGAGGGGTTGGTACACCTCTTGATGAGAATCCTTGAGCGACGTGCCAATGGGCCATTATTCACATCCTTCCGCAGGGTCTGTGCCGCCGCCAGCAGCACCGCCGTCGCCGGCGCCGCCATAAAGATCTCTGCTTAACGCCAGCCTTGCAGTGGTGCCTCTTACGGTCTTTTGAGTAATCCCCAAATTATCAGCAATTTGGGGGGGTAGTTCATTATCAACCAACACATTTAAATAATACCCGACATCTATATCTGCTTGCGGAACATAATAAAATTCTTCATCCATAAACAAAAGTTGTTCTAACACATTACCATCGCTCGGCGTAGTTGATGGCAACCCCTCAACTCTAAAAACTTCTATATCAAAGTTTTCTTTCAAATAATCTGTGTTTTCTTCTAACAAATCCACCACCAAATAGTCGTCTTCGACAAAAAGGCGCACCCCGGCGCCGTTAAACTCTGCCGTTAAAGGAACATATCTAGGAGTCGGAAGCTCACCAGTCGTAGAAGTAATGGCAAAAAATGTATTATAATTAATAGTAATATCAACTTGCGGTATATCTTGTACAATTACGCCAAAATGACTACTGGTAAGAGAAACATTGCTTGCGGTTAAATTCATGCCAATGAATGCTGTCTGCTTTGAAGAACTCTGAGGGGTTACTATCCCCATATTCCAAGCGGGGGCATATGTTTTTTTAAGGTTGCTGGTGCCCAGAGGTCGCGAGGCCAACAAATACGTCGCCCCCTCAAATGGCTGAGTCAGATTAAACGCATCTACATATGCAACAGAATTATCAGCTGTGGGGAGGGCGAGGTTCGACACTTGATTATTCCACCTATCTACCCGGGCCTGCGCACCTATCGTATATGGTTGCACCTTAAGGGAGGGAGTATCAAACTGTATGCGCCTTTCGGCATTATTTTGGACTTCAGCAGATCCCGAACCGGCTGAGCCGGCCTGTGAATCATACAAAACATCATCATCAAAAAAAGCATAGTAGTGGGGATGCCAGAGTCCCTGCGACAACAAATATCTTCCATATTCAGTTAACTGAAGATCTAATACTTCTTCTTTTTTGTTGAAAAAGTCCATACTCTAATTATCTCTCATCCTCAGTTTTTATCTTAATGGCGCCAGATCTTCCACCTGAGCCGGCGAAGACCGCATCAGGATCAACAATCTCGGTGGGAGTGCCGCGCGGGTCATAGGACGCCTCTATTCTGCCGTCCGTAGTCGTAGTGAACTGGGTGTCGACGTCCAGATCACCTTGTCTAAGAACGATCGTTTCTTGGAAGTCGGCGCCTCCTCGAGGCTCAGCAGATGTCCTACCTTTTCTTTTAAGGACTCTCGTTCCCAATCCCTTCGGCGCAGTCGGAACGGGCGCGTCAGCCGTAGGATTAACGGGAGGTGCGGGCGACGGAGTGGGAGCATCATCTTCCGGATCTTCGCATGGATCTTCTTCACATTCTGGGCAGATCTCCTCCGATATCCATCGTACACTCTCCTCTATTTTCACCAATTCTACCAACGAGAAATTATCATAAGGCCAATTATATGAATATTCTCCAACAGCTGCTGGAATATCCTGGGTTTCGGAAGATATAAAAGATCTCCTAGTCTTTTCAAAATTGCGAGCCGCCCTTTTCTTAACCTTAAAAACCATCCAATACAAGTCTTCATCCTTAGCTAATATTTTATTTACCAACTCTCGTTCTTCGATCTCTATTTCTTTCAATTCAAATTTGGTATCAGTACATCCACAAAGATGACAATTTATATTTCGTTGGCCGGGAGGCAAATTCTGCCAGATAGCGGAAAGATCGTCCTGATTTAAGTCCATTCCGTATTCAAATACATACATTAAAACTGGCTTTACCTCTCTAAATCTAGTAAAATCAAATTTGGGAGGGAAAATATATTTTTTCATAGCCAATAGCAAGTTTTGATAACTTGTTAGTTTGGCCCGGGCCCGTGGGAACTTGAGGAATTCACGCCTCCGCTTACGTTGTATATATGGCACAACGACCACGGCCTCTTCTAGCCGGAACTCATTTTTTAGAACGCCAAGCTTCTTTTTAACACCCTCCTGAAAGCCCACGAGTTTGGATAAGGACTTCGGATTGGTTATACGACCATAAGTGGGAGAGTTCACAAAAGTTGGCGTTGTTATAAAACATTCTACCCCTTCGTCTTTTGCCAAAATCGTGCCGAGTTGATGCCCAATTCCTTTCGTCGTTACGGTGTTAATAGCCCCAGGGCGCAGAGAGACATCGGCCGCTACAGGAGCATCGGCCGAGACGTTGGAGAAATTGAACATAGGAGTTTCAAATTTACTTTGAATTAGCCATCGGGACGAATCGTCTTGTCCCATAACTTCAGATAGATTAAAACTTTCTGACACTTTTTGAGCAAACCAATACCCCATCGCTTTTTTGTGGTAACTATCTGACTCTAGCTGTGTATCATATATATATTCTACGGAAGATAAAAGATCTGCCAAAGAAGGGAAGCCGCCAAAAGAAGCGGTGGCAACGATTGTAACAGAACTAGTGCCATTTATATAGCAAGGGGTACTGGGTGAACACGAAGCAGTAAACTCAATGTTGCCATCCCCCGGGCCGCCGGCGGCCGTCTCGGCGCCGGCATCCAAAACCACAGGGGGACCAAAGGCACTATTTCTGCTGTACATTTCAAATTTATTTCTATCTGCTTTGCCATCTCTACCTAGCGTTCGGTTAACATGAAATGTCATAGCAAACTTCTCTCCCTCTTTAGCTGGTATCCCAGTAAATTGATCTTGTTCTTTGGACACGAAACTGACTGGGTCTTGTATAAACATCTCATAAATTGAACTTAAAGTGTTGTCTGCCATCATTCTATAAAGCGGGTCACCTTGGCCATCCCAAGAAACCCTATTTATAAGATGGGTGCCGCCCGAGTTTCCGGAAAGACTGGCCGAACCCACGCCGTTATCATAAATAAAAGAGCCACTAATCGCTTTGCTACTTAAAAACTGTGGTTTATAGACTGCTTCGAACGGTATCCTTACTGGGAAATAAGCGGTATCCGAAGCGGTTATAGAACAAGACAGCAAGCTCCCGCTTCCAAAATTAATTACTCCTTCAGGGAACTGACTATCGGCTGAGTCGACCGAGTTAGAAACCGCAATATCCTTAAGGCGGGCCCAGTTTTCCTCGGCGTCCGTTATTGCATCGTAACCACCCGAAATTCCCATGATATAGCTGCCGACTGCAAGACCCGATTTATAGGTGTTAAACCAAATGCCCGGAGCAAAAAGTGGTTCTTCAATCGCGCGATAGGCCGATGATATCGGCGATGTCCTATAGTCAGCGCTAGCAGTTACGTAAACATAGTCTCCATAAGACTGAGAAAATCTAGTCGCCAGGTCGCGCATTCGTTGAAGAGGATAAAAACCTGGATATGGAAGAAACTTAATGGCCGCATGGCATTGGAGAGATAGTTTGTTTCTTGATAGTTGCTGGGCGGCAAATCCCGTTTCGAATAACATATCATCAACGACACCAAAAAGCTTCATAAATTCACCATTTGTATAGGTCTCCCAAAACTGAGGACTATCTGTGTCTGGGTATGCTGCGCCGGTTAAGTCTAGCCGCCAGCTATCAATGAGAGGATCGCCTCCCGCATTTATGATCTCTTCGATATGTTCGCTAATTCTAAACTCAGGGACAATAGAATAATCTTTTGCTTTAAGTCTCAATTGATGGACCCAATAGTCATATTCTACATATGGATCCTTCCCTGCTTGGGGGCCCGCTTGCCACGCGGCCACCCCTCCGTATACAAGCTTGTTGTTCCCGGGAGAGGATTCCCATCCAAGAGGCACCCTTAAAGAATAAACTGCGCTAGCTGTGATATCAAACGCTCCGGAAATACCATAGCGTGATTGTAGGCTTTGTCCCTCCCCAGTTCCGTCAGTCCTGGCGAGCAGTGTCGGCTGCGCCGTAGCAAAGGTCGTGGACTCTTTCATGAACCAGGCAGCCTGATTGGTGATAGAATGACCTTGAGAATTAGCACGAGCAGCAACACTTCTCTTGGGATCCCACGATCCAGTGATAGTGAAATTTGTTCGATTTCTTACAATATTTCTATAAGCAACTTCTTCTGCTGGGTATATGCGCTCTGAATAGTCTACCATTAAATTGGCTTTATTGTTTAAGAAATATTCTAATAATGATACAAAAGGATTATCGTAGAGATACTTTTGTGTTACAGACAAATTAAGATGATTATTCAGGCCTTCGTGCGAGAACATTTGGAAATAATTTCCATATGTTGCCTTATAATTTCCATCGCTATCAAAGGATTCGTCACCGGCTGCGGCCTCTGCCACTACCAAAGAAGGCAGATATCGACTACTAATCGGCTGTTCCACATAGTCTACAAAACTATTAGGTCTTGTTGGACGAACGGTATACCCCGCACTAAAACGATTTGATAATAATTGTGGTTTGGGCCCAAGCGTCACCCCAATCTTATTTTCATGGCGGAGCTTCCGAACTACCGGATGATTATTAAAACGAGTCTGCTGCCACATCGCATATTGATATGGTCCGTTTCTGTTTAACATTAGGAAATTAAAAGTAGGAACCGTAATAGTGGTCCACTCAGTCTGCAAATTATGGTTCTGATAAGAAACAATAGAGCTCGCTAAGGGATATCCCAAGGTATGTGACGACGCGCTCACTGGATCAATAACATAAGATCGCAAGCCAACAAAATCTAGCGAGAATACCTGGGAGCTGGGCTCACTCGCATCGCCGTCGGACCCCGTAATACCCGAGGCCGTGATCATGAGGGGGATCGACGAGGTGCTCATACACTCCGGCTTACACAAACCCAGTAGTTCACTCCCTGTAACCGATGCAGTTATCCATGAATATTGACGCATAGACCTTGGAATAGGGTGCTGTACCCATAAATTGTCATAGACGGATCCAGTAGTACAGAGGGCTAATTGAGTTATGGCGGGCCCTCCCGCTATTGAACCAGAAATAAGTTCCATCCTTCTCTTTCGATTTCGATTGGTTTTGTGCCAAGATGGTGTTGCCACATAGCCCTTACCCAGGTCAACGCGCGTGCTTTTAGCGGTTATTAAACCATAGGCGGCATCAGAACCATATTGGCCGCAGTGTAATGTGGCTCTTTGATTAAGGCCTCGATTCTTACCAATTTGATCTAAGACAACAATCGTTGAAGCAACTGTAGAATCCGCCGAGGCTGAGCCCGACAGGCCGTAACTTATCACATGCTGATTGCGATACGGTAACGCGTTATAAACAGAAAGTTCTTCATGGGCGGGGCCCATATAGCCCCGCGAGCTTACTTCATAGCCCCCGGGGGATCCAAACCTGTTAACAAAAATATTACTATTAGAATTCGCTCCGGTTCTACTAGGAAGTTTATAGTCTAAATTACCTCTCATATTTGCGACATTTGAAACGCCCCCGTAGCCCCCATAACCGGGGGATTTGACGGAGATTCCGGACGTCGCGTCGTCAGTGAAGTTATTGGCGGCGACGTTGGTGAACCCCATTTGATCATAGAAAATACCACCATCCGAAGAGTCTCGAGGATCATCACCCAGCGGCCACCACGCCAGGAGATTAACAGTGGGCGCGGCGGCCAGGTCGCCATCGCGATTATCCATAGTCAGGTGCCGTAAATTAGCTCGGCTGCCGCCGTTATAAACTGTTAACGCTTCTGCTGCCGAAAGCTCTTTGTCCCATACCGCGAAATCACAAATATATCCGTCAAAGGTCTCCGCTGTGTATCCAATCGTAAAGGGGCCACCGATCGCTATATTGTTGCTAGTTGCACTACCCACAGAGTCATTATCAAGTGTTCCATTAATATACATATTGGGCTTGTTACCGGTCCCAGCAGCAAGAGTTGCGACCACGTGAGTCCAAGATCCAGTTGAAATTGTCGAAGAAAACACATATGGGTCAGTACCACTACTGCCAACTATAAATTTAAGTTCGTCAGAGTTAACTTGCATACTATAAGTTGAGGTGGCTCCCCCCACCTTGAAGATCCAATGTCCGGACGGAAGTGTATCAGCGTTCAACCACATTGAAAAGCTGACAGCTTTTGCATCGGAGCCGGCGCCACCAATAGCCGATTCCCAGGATGCTAACGGCAACACAGAGCGAACATAATCGGTGTCGCCGTCAAAATGAAGGGATTTTCCGGCTTGCGGCGCTAGCGCAAAACGGCCGCGAGTTGCCAAAGTCTCGGGATATTGAGCAAAATCAAAAGACTGATCTTGAAAAAACGGATCGTTCGTGGTACGACCATTACTTTGAACAACCTGGTAGCTGCGTTGATAGTTTCCAATTTTCGCATGAGAAAGAGCACCAGAAAGACGAGTTCCAACAGAAGCAGTCGTCATTAAAATATTTTTAATATTAACCGGGCGCTTCGCTGTTTCGTCTCTAAACTTATTCCCAGTAGGTATTTCTCCGTCTGTGGCTAGTCCTCTAGAATTGGGAGGGATGATCGCTACCGCATTACTAATCGTCGAGCCAGGGGGAGCCTTAACGTCCTCAAATTGAATTCGGAAGCCTTCGGGACGTGTCTTTATTGTATCAGTAGCATCGCTTATATCCACATGTCGATACTCTCGTCCCCCCACAAATTTCTCAGTGAATGGGGACTGAAGAGGAATATCGGCATTAAAAACCAAGTCATGATGAAGGTTAGTAAAGTCTATGCCCCCCGTAAAGTCTGAGGCTATTTCTGACACATAACCAGTCGATACAGATGAAGAATATACACTAAAAGGAGCTATATTAACCCCAGTGGTCCTAAGGCGGTCTGCTTGGTTATCATCATTTACGCTGGCATTGAAGGAAAGGCCTAGACGTTGTTTAAAGTTGGGGCCGTAAAACCTATCAGTAGTATTGAGCAGTTGTTCTAGATCATCACGGTTGGCCAACATCACATTTTTTAACGCATCCGAATCATTAGGATTTGACGGCCCCCACGGATGTGTTGCCGCGAAAACAAAGTTAACTTTTTTGCCTGCCGGGAGGCCTACTCCGCCAAAAGCTCGATTGCCCTCAACAGAAAACTTATAAACCCTTCTCTGATCTAAATCAACACTTTGTGTCATAACAGCAAAGAGGGCGGCGCGCTGAACGTTGAACTCGGAACCAAACGGTGCCGATAAAGGCGAATCGTCTCTTTCAACCCTATTTTTCCACCAAAGATACCTCGCTTCTTGTGCTACGACCGCACTCCCCCCTGCGCTTGCGGCGCCGATTGGAGCACTGGTATCCTTCCACACCTTAGTCAGCGCGCGAGTGGAGAGCCCCAATTGTCGACGCGACGGGGCTGACGAGGGCCAAAAAGCGGTTCCCTGAGGGTCATCGTCCGGGGACGAAACGGCGCCCTGGTAATCCACTAAACTTATTGCGGGCGCTTCGAAGACGGTTTTTTCTTGATCTAAGAAAGGAAAAGGGGTCTTGTGTTTATTGCGTTCTAATGCGTGACTTTCAATCATCGTTCGAACGTTCTCGGCAAAATCTGCTGAAATAGGTACTAATTGTCCCAACATAAAGGAAAGCGAAGAATCAAACCACTTATAATACTCATAGAATTTATCAAAATCTATTTCATCATTTGCTACTTTTTCGAAGAATCTATTGCGAAGCTTCCCCATAATCTTATAGTTTGGTCGATATCTATTAACAGCGGCGCCTATAATATTATTAAAATCTCTTAAAGAGCCGAAATAATTAACCATTTCCTCGGAGATAGTTCGATACATACTCTTTTCGAAAGAAAAGAAGTAGTTAACTGGACGTGAGTCAATAGCAAACTCTTGCTGTTCCTGGATAGTCAAAACCTTAACTTGGTCGACGGAGCTCACTACCTCCAAAGGATTTATCTTTGAAGAAACAATATGTTCTTTTTTGACTGGTGTTAACGATGACTCAGAGAAGCCGTAGCCATAAGCACTATATTGCTTATTTAAAAGCTTCCCTAAATCTCCGAATCGGGCCGTCTCGGTTCCGGAAAGAGGCAACACAGTATCATCTCCGCCCGGAGTACCAGGGGCAGCTGCCAAGAGGGATGAGCCTGACGACTCGTCAGTTACTGGGAACTCACCGTAAGCATCAGACCCCGTATTTTGACTAAACTCCCAATTAAACATCAAGGTGTCAATATTTAAGATTTCTCCATATGATGCCGAGAAAAACGAAGGAGCCGGGTTGAAAGGGAAGGCGTATCTATGAGGATAAAGAGGTCCATGATTCTCAGTATCATATGCATGTGCTCTCAGAGCCTGGTCGTCTAAATAATTTAACCAATACCTACAACTATTTATTCCAACATCAGTGGAATATAAAAGGGTCCCAGTAAAGTTGGTTCTGTGGGCCCCCACAAATACGCGTCTGCTACTGGTAACAAAAGAGGGGTGGGGGGCGCTAATTGTTCCTGTAACTGTAAAGGAATTTAAAATTTCGCCCGAGTCGGCCTGGATGCCCCTAAATACAACGATGTAGTTTTGGTCATTCAAACTACCAGTACGCGTCCCGGGGGTCCCCGGAGTGGGGGCCGGGTCTTGATCATCATTAGACGCCGAGATGTATGGTGTTAAAGGATAATATTCAGGCTTGATAGCAACCGACAAGTTCCAAGAATTATTTTCATATAGGTCTTCGTAAAGAGACGAGGTAAGAGTAGGAATGACTGTTGCGGCTGACCCGGTCAGAATAAAATAGGCATTCGCAGAGTCCACTTCATCTCGAACAGCATAAACCTGGAAATTACAATTGTCGGCGGTGCCGGCGTCCGTAGTAAGGTCCCATGCAGGATCGTGAGGGCGCGGCTTAACTCTATGGAGCCCAAACAATGATGCGCTCAACCGGTTGGTGCCATGATATGTGTTATCTGATTGCTCTTTCTTCAGGGGGAAAAACACATCAGTTTCAAGAGTGGTGGCATATCCTCCTGTCAAGAGTGCGCTAGAAGTAATAAACGCCGCAGTATCAGAAATCGTATAAGAAGGCGGCGAAGCAGTAGGATCCACAGCCGAGGCCGTATTTGAGCTATAAATAACGGCGGCCGTATTACCCGTTGTATTAAAGTTAATTATTTTATCAGCGACAACAACATTCCGGCGATTCTCGCGGTATTCGTAGGTAGTGTTGCTAGCATAAAGATTTAATTTTATTAATTCGTCATCGATACCAAAACAGCGAATAAGGTTCCTAAAACTCTTTTCAGTCCCCTTAGATTTATATATATAAATAAGATTATTGTAAATATTTTTATAGATTAAGTTCTTGATATCATTCAAACTTTTTGCGTATATTCGGTCTTCGCTTCGATCATCTAAAACTTCTAAGATATCGGCATCCAAAAAGATTTCAGGAGACACAAATCCATTAGAGTTCAACATTTTTGCTGAGAACGGCAGCGGCTTTTCTGATCCACTTACATATGAAATATCTCTAAACTGATTGAGAGTGTCCATCTGAAGATGTAGGGTATCAAAATAACTTCCCATTATTTGCGTAAGATATCTTAATTGTTTCTGGCCCTCTTCGTCCTCTTCCGTAATCCAAGCTGGGATAGAATTATAGATTGCTGAATTATTGTTTATATCATAAGCGGAGCCAGACTCTTGTAAATTAGTTTTAAGAGTCACGACCTCGGGATGTAAGGCATAAATGATCGGGTCTTCAAACTCCTTGATAGCCGCACTAGAGGAAACAATTGCGGATCCGGTATTTCGAGGGGAGGCTGAAGATGTAAACCCGGCCCATAGCCCATTGGTAACACGCCCAGAATAATCTAAAATAGTGCTGTCGATGGAAGCGTAGCCCGTGATGCCCTCGTTGAATTTGTAATAAACACCTAGATTGGTATTCACCTTTTCTTGAGTATCAATAAAAGGCTCCGGATCATTATTGGTGCCGCCACCAACCTGCGTGAACCAGAAGCGACCAATATCTTTTGAACTTCGATATGCCTTCCAGTACCTAAATTCATCTAGGCCCGCCATCAGCTTGCCAGATCCAGTGAGGGCCGAGGATCCTGCTGGTGAACATATCAAGCTTCCAATTCTTGCTACAATTGGACTATCAATCTGCGCAAGGGAGCCCGTTAGGACATCTACTGCCCGGGCCGATCCTGGCGGGCACGTACTAATTTGTTTTACATTTTTAAGCTCTCCGTTAACATAAAATTTGGTTGTAACCGAGTTGTTAAGAGGGGAGTAATCAACCACTTGCGAGCCCGACAGAGTGCCGCCGGCGCCGAAGCCATGGTAGCCACCTACTATATCACTAACTTGATTGTCAACAGAACGTACGTTTGTCCCATCAAGCTTTACAGTGGAATTATCACCCAGAGGATACCAAGCGATAAGATTTTCTGCACTATCGAATCCTAAAAGATTTGGAGGCACCCCGTGATTAAATACTTCCTCAACTTCAGCTAGACTTAGGGCCTTGTTCCATATTGCCACCTCATCAATATAACCCGGGAATGCGCCGGCGAGGCTGTTACGATTTCCGATATAACAATCGCTGCCGGCGATGCCGGTAGGATTATCCACCGTGGCGTGGGCGTTGTTGTCATCTTCGCCATTAACGTAGAAAGTTAAGGCACCGTCATTCCCCCCCGCGAAGGTTCCCACAAGATGATACCATCGCTGTGCGTAGATCGTGCCGCTGCGGGTTATGCCCCGCGTGGCGCCGGCGATGTCTAACTCAAAATTGTCAGTGCCGGCCGGATCCAAAACCAGCGAGATATCGGAATTAGAGAAATTAATAATCTCGCGCTCGCCACTGGTGGGTATCGAGTCTAGCCAGACCCAAGCAGATAACGTCCACGGGAGGGCCGCGTCGCCGGCGCCCCCAATAAGTCCTTGCCACAGATCAGCCTCGCCAATATTAATGGCATCAGTGCTGCCAAGATCAAAGTGTACTGATTTACCGCCCGTTGTATTTTTTACAGAAACTGCATAATGATTCCAGGAACCGCCTACGATATCGGAGGCTACGAATGTTGAAGGAGCAATTGAGGTAGACTCAAAGCCCAATGTACCCGACATCACCGTAAGTAAAACTGGATTTGAGCCGGCGGGGACGACTCCGCCGCCGCTTAGCTCAAGACGAAATCGACCATAGTCAGCCGAAGAGGTGTCTTCGTGATTCCATAGATCGAAAATTACTTCTTTCTTCGTTGAATCTAGATGGAATTCTTCTTTCTTGAGCCAAAATTCTACAGTAGATCCGCTATTGGCTAAGTCAAACTTGAGGTTGGATTGGCGATTTTTAGTGGCCTCTAAATAATTTGATCCCGTAAAATTAATATTATACGGGCTCGTACCATGAGGGCTTGGGTGAGGACCTCCCTCTAAATAGATATATTCTACATTTGTCGGCATTCCATAGCCGTCAGCCGTAATACTACCTTCCAGGGGTCCGTATCCTCCTGCTGACATGGTAATCCAGCCCGTAGTACGAGGATAAAGATTGTCTAAAATATGAAGATCAATATAGGTGGACTCATTTTCCCACTTTAGACGCTCACGTAGGGACCCATCATAAGGATAATCCCCAATAATTCGATCAATTGACTCGCCATAATATTCTTCAGCGGATCCAAAGCGAGCAAAAGTTTCGGGCTTGCTAAAATCAACCTGCGGAATAAACCGCTCTTCATGCAAAATATCCTCGGTATGGTATCCTACCGATTCTATTTGCGCACCGATTTCTTCAGCAGACTTGTTAGCTAGCGATTTAACAGTAACTGCTTTATCAAATAGACTTCTAAAGCTCATGTACTAATTATTCGTCAACTCTAAATTTAAACGTTTGTGGTTGCTCTTGCCAAGCGCCTATACTATTATTATAATAAGATAGCTTAATCTCATACATATAGCCACGTTCCAAGAGGGACATATCTAGATCAAAATAATTACCATCGTTGTCATATGACAAATAAGTACTATAATCCGATCCGGTCCCATACCCGATGGCACTGTAGTTGTCCGTTACGCGGACAACAGAGTAAGAGGCGCTCACGATTATATCAGTAGGGTTATTTTGAATCGCCTTCGTGTAAATGGTGGGGTTCCAATTTCTATTTCTCACAAAAAATCTAAACCTTGCTTTATCTGATTGAGAATATGATTTTTTAAGATTTTTACAGCTTGTAACTCTATTAAAGGTAGGAGCAGCCGCATAGGTGGGCATCAATTCAGGATAGATAGACCCGGTATAAAATTGAATAGCTGGAGTTCCTGCTGGTTCGCTAGCAGTGTGCCAAACATCGTTGACGGCCAGTAGGCGTGTAGTAGCGGCAGTCATGGAAACCGAACAAGAGTAAATTCCAGTGCTCGCCCAACCGCCCGTAGCATTCGTATCAAGCGCGCTGGCAACATTACCGCCTGCGGCTAATAATAAAGCCGACGCGGTGGCAATTCCAGCAGAACTAGAATAAAAAGAAATATTTAGTAAGCCTGTTCCTACTCCTGGAAGATTGGTTAACTGACCACGAACATAGTTATACATATAGAGGGTATTAAGATTATCTATAAGGGGTGCAAAGGAGCTCGAATAATAAAAGTTTTCCCGATTATCTTTGACACGGTTATCCCAGCGCGCCTCAATAACGGGGCGCTTAAAGAAAAACTCCGTCGAACGCGCAAAAAACTTCTTTGTATAATAAGAGTCGGTCGACCCATTGAGGTTGTCCAACGCATTTCCGTAGGCCGTATTTAAACCGTCCGAGCTTGAATAATAAGCTTCCTGAGTAGGGTCAAGCTTTATTCCCACCCCGTAATTATCAAAATGAAGGGCGGTGCCGGAAGTTTGCATCCACCGCTCCACCAGGTGTGTAACGTCCGTTTCTATATCTTCATACCCTAATGCAAAAGTTTTTGTATACCCAGCAAAATCTGATCCACTCCTGTAGTCTCCTCCGATATTGGTCCATGCCGTTGTTGTGCTCGACGAAAGCCAGTTGGCGGCGCCCGGATCTTGATAGCTATCCATATCAAGCCCAACTCCCTCGGCCCATGAGCTTGAGATTGGGATTATATCCAGAGTAAAATCTTGGGGTAGCGTGAAGGGCGTTTCCGCGTTAAACATCTTAAGATAGAAGTTGACGCTTCCACTGGCAGGAATAGTGCCGGCGGTGCGGTCTGCAGCAATTGTTGTTGTGGGAAACTTAATTAAAGTACGAGAAAGTTCTTGAGACTGTCCCGGATATACACTTCCGGAAGATCCAGATAATTGACCATAAATAGAGAATACTTCTAGGGAGTCAGCATATCCCATGTTTGAGCCGGTTCCCCGCGTCGACAGGTTGGCCTCATAAGCATTTGTGATGGTGGTATCCGCACTAGCCGTATATCTTTTAATCGCCATTATCTAACGCTTCCCTTAATATCAATATTGGCATACTTAAGTTCAAAAATTACATTCTTTTCTCCTAAAATTCTTCGACCGTCAGCAGATAGGGCGAGTTCCATATCATAGCTAGATTCTGAGTATATGCCTCCGTTTTTCAAGATGATCTCGACGGACGTTACATCGAGGACGCCGTCGACTTTTTGGAGGGCTCTATAGACATCCGTAATATAAATTGCTCCTGCTACTTCCATTTTTTGAGAATATAGTGAAACAAGGGCACTATTACAAAGGTTAATAACGGTGTACTTATTGGCGGACATATCAATCAAAATTTCATATTCTACACCAAAATTAACGATGGTTGCGTCTATGATATCAATTGTATCATTAATCATTTTGTATTGAAGCAGCCAATTTTTAAGATTGTTTTTGAGAGTGGTATTGGCTGGCGTCAGCTTCCCCGCATTCGTCTCTGATATAATATAGGCATTTATATTTCTTTTGAACTCTGCTGAATCTTTTGCTATGTTACACCGCTTGATCATTCCAAATTTTGCCGGCATGCCATAAATAATGGCCTGATAATCCTGCGCGGTTACGGCTCTGTTTTGTGTTGCGAAGTAACTATATGCTCTTTGCCGTATTTCTTCAGAAGACGGAAGACTAATACTACCAACAAAAGGCTCTTCGTTTGTAACCTCTAAAGATGATTGTACATTCGACCTATCTGCTCGTGAGATAGAACCTTGAGACTGAAATTTAAAGCGTGGAGTTACAACGGTAGTAATCGAATTGATCGAAGCATTAACGTCGCCGGTAGTATTGAATCTATAATCAATAGTCAGAGTAGTGCTCGATGGGGCGATACCAAATTTATCGGTACTAATAAGGTTAGTGGGGTCAAAATCTAAATCTGTGGTATAGGTTCGGCCATTAAGATCCAATACCAACTCGGTGGGATCAACCACTCGATTAGATAACTGAGAGTCGTTCGACCCATACCCAAACTGTATAAATGTCTGGCCGTTTATGGTTTCAACCACAAAGCGGCGAGGTACCGGGACGGCTCGTAATAAATTAGGCACAGTGGTGCGGGAAGCTGACGAATTTCGAAGTGCTTTATAAACTATATTTTGTGAAAGATGGTCTACTTCAAAATATTCATTGCCCTCGGTGTCTACAACTCGTATAACATTGCTAATATTAGCTGCAGCTAGTTGAAATTTTAGAAATCTTTGGAAATCTCCCACTTTAATACTCTCTACCGCACCGCGACCAGAGACGGCGCGGCCGGTTGCTCGAATGACATACGTTTGTGGAACACCAGAAGCCCCGTCGGCCGAGCCGACAACAACCTGATTATTCTCCTCTGAAAAGTCAATATCATCCAATAAAGTATAGAAGCCGCCTCCAGTAGATGAAAGTGTGGTACCGGCCTGAAGAACTGGAATTAAGTCGCTATTAACCCCTACTCCGTTTAGGGTCGCCGGGACTTCTATATAAAAGGTTAAGATACCATAAGATGCGGGGGATGTCTTTAATTTATAACCTAGTTGGCGCGCGAGACGGGCCACATTGTTATATTCAATGGCTGAATCTAAAAAACTTTCATTTGTTTGGTAGTCTAAATAAAAAGATAAGATATCGCCCACGTATGCTACCGTATCGAGCATTAATGAACCAAACGAAGCTTGATTAAAATCTTTATAGGTATTGGGGTAATACCTCTTAGCGAAATTTTCTAAGTCTCGGCGGATTGAGTCAAAGTCGCGGCTCGTATAGTCTATTCGTGTAAGTTTCTTTGCCATTTAGATTACCAACTCCAATATAATTAGTTGATGCTAGTATTAACATCTATTTCCAGGACCGAGGATAACTTAAGTGGAACAACTTCAAAGTAAATCTTTACAATGATTTGATTAGGAAATAACTCGGGGTTACCTTCGGGCGCCATAAAATCTACACGCTCTATAGCAACATAAGGAAGATAACGTCTAACTTGTGCCATAATCTCCCCTTCAATGCTCGCATAAGTAGACTGAGCATTTTGCTCAAATAACCATCGGCGCAGGCCAACCCCAAAGCTGGTGTCCATCATGCGTTCGCCCGGATTCGTTAAAATTAACATTTTTAAATTTTGAGAAGCTAAATCCCCAAAATCCGTAATAAGATTATACGGACCAAAAACACTGTCCACCATAAGTGGCAATCTAACTGCTAAACCTGACGACATGAAAAACCCTCTCTATAAATACTCTCTTCGTGTCTTTTTAGCACACATTTGGATCGGATTGATCAGCTGCATTCAATTCTGGTTGCTCGTCGCCTTCGTCATCTATTGGTATTTCCAGATTTGAGAGCATCATTAAGAGCAAATAGATAATACCGAAAGGACTTGGAGGCGCCATAAAGAGACCAGCAACACTCCCGGTAAAATCTACGCCCTTCATACTGAAGTTGGGACCCAAAAGGGGACCCGCGGCTTCGATGTCCTCAGCAGTTCCCGTGGCATTGGTAGCCGCATGCGTTATTGCCTGATTTGCTACGTTTAGTCCACAGAATGCTATACCCAAAATATCTTTAGCTTTTATGTCAGCATCCCTTAACGCATCGCCTCCGGGGCCTGGGAGGACAGCAAGCGATTGATCTATAGCATCTGCGGCCGCGGAGAAGCCCATTCCTGTAATGTCTCTGATCAACTTTGAAATAGCTATATGCGGATCAATAAGCTCTACCAAACCCTTTAAGATAGCAATCGGTGTCTCTCTCAATACTTTAAGCATTATCTCCCTCATTAAACTATCAAGATTGCTGTCCCCACCGGTTGCCGTTTCATTAGCAATTCTTTGAACCACCCCGGGCCGAGAAGGTTGCGGCTGCTGCTCGGATCGATTAACTGAATTTAAAAGATTTAAAATTGCGATTTTGGTAGTTTCAAAGGCTGCGCCCACATCGGGAAAATATTCGAGAGTCAAAGCCATACTGTGAAGATTGGCTATTATAAAGAGGGCGTCTTTGCTTAAAATTTGATTTAACATCACGCTGGGGCCCGGGCCGCTCATTATCGCCAAGTTGGCCTGTTCGAAGGCAAGAATTTCAGACATAGTCACAGGATTAACGCCGTACGTCCCAGCCTCGATCGACATCTTGTGTCCGGCGAACCATTGCAGCGCATGGAGGCGTTGAGCAGTTTGCTGAGTGACGGCCGCGGGGTCATAGAGTTCCCCTACAGGGCCCGAATTCCACAAAGGAACCCATGTAGATGTATCAGATGAATCAAAGTCCGGATAATTATTAAGGACGCCCAGGTTCGGAAGAATATAATAAAGCCCATATGATTTCTGGAAATTCGTATTATTCTTCGCCGGCAGCCAGATATTATTGCTGCTGATCGACACCGAGCCTGGGCCGGTGCCGACAAGATCGAATGCCTCTGGCCCACATGCGGTGACCTGGTTCCCGGAATCGTCGATATAGGTTACCGTCCGACTAAAAAACACGGCGCCGGCGGTGATAGGTCGACTGGAATCGAGGGGATTACGGATGTCGCCAGGATACCATTCAAAATCACTCCCGAGTATTGTGTGTACCTGGGCTATATCAAAGCCGCCCTCGCCAATAGTCACTGTAAAGTCGCTTCGCTTATATTTAGGATACATCCCAACGATCTCGCTCAGAAAAATATCATCTAGAGAGGGTCGGTTGCCAGTCGGATCAATAATATTGCTAATTGATTTAATTGTATTCCTGTCCCCCGATGACCACTCATAAGTTATTCTTTCGTCTACCAAAAATGCCACCAATGTGCTCATTGGGATTGAAAGAATATCGTCGTCAGGATCAATTTCAATTGAGCTATCGGAAGATATTATTCCACCAGCAGCGATTACTGATGGTCTCTGAAGGCGTCGAGAAAAATAGGCCCGAATTACCCCATTTAAACTAGTTTGACCCAATGTGGTACTAGTCGTAGTAACGATGTCGCTTACAGCCTTTGTTACCCCCTCGACTACAAACTTACGAATTCCGTACTTCGGAGCAAATATATCATCTAAATTAAAGGCCGAAAACGTTATTATATTACTTACGACGAATTCCACAAGATGTGCTTGTATCAAAAGATTTACAATCCCGTATCTCACCATATTTTTTACTTTAACCTGAACATTATCGCCATCTTCGCAAGCGGAAATGGCAAACTCTTGTGTCATCTGATCTATAATGCCATCAATATCCATAAGATCGCCCACATTTTCGGGGTTACAGTTGGTATTGTCCTTAAAGAAGTTTAGCCGGCTGAGTTTATATTCGCTAAAGGCTCCATTGTTCAACATATAGGTATACATATTTTTAAGTGCGTGCATATAGACTGATGGATACAGTGTCCCGGCGGCCACCATTCTAAAGGGGCCCGGGACTGCGCCAACGGCCGGGATAACACTCTCGATGTTGCCGCCGATATTCGGCGCGGTTTCAGGAAGTTCATCGACCAATTCAGCTATTAGAGGATTCATATTGTAAATTTGCCAGCTCGGGCCCGGGGTGCTTACAGCAGTAGTCCAATCAAGAATCCCAGGATAAGTGGCAGTATCTCGATTTGTTAAATCATAAGTGCCTGCCAATGTCGGACCAAGAGATCCGTAATACTCGGCAGTGCCCGGGAGAATTTCAAGCGAAATAAAAGGTGCGCCCGGGGCTCCGCTGTATGGGGGAAATGTTAAAGTTGCTTCAAAGGTTGTGGGATTGGCAGCTGCTACTTCCCCGCGTCGATTGAAATTAAATCTCAACTGTAGTTGGCCGTAGGCAGTCGAGTTCCAACTCGAGTAATCCGACGTCATAACATTAAGATCCATTTCATTCATCGTCGGTATGAGGCTAGCGGCGGGGGCCGGGGCGCCCGCAGTACGCCCGGTACCGACGTCATAAGTATAAACCATGGGGTCGATAGCATATCTAAATCGATTTTTATAACCTTCATTAAATCTATATGTTACATAGGGAGAAGCCGCTACGTTAGTGCCTTCGGCGGCGTTAGCCTGTACTCCTTCAAGCTTCTCCGCAATTTCGGCGGCCGCTTCAGCGGATGCTTCGGTAATAACCGCCGCTAAGTCGGCCCCCATAGTGATGGCCTCTAAAACCTCAACGATCTGAGGGATCTTTGATAAATCCAGATCGGGACAAAGTGCTGGGTCGTTCATGGCGTTGAGCGTATCAGAGATAGTCGTGAAGATATTCATGAGTACATCCAAAACCTCAGGGTCAAATTCCGACGGCTCCTGCACGACTCCGGCGGCTGCCAGAGCACCAGCTAAAGCCGCATTTATTTGTGTAGTTACCACCGGTTCTAGCATAGCCTGGCGCGCGCCTTCGATGGAAGACCCCATGTATAGGCCTATTGACTCAACAAGAGTATACATAAGGTTTGGTATTGTGTTCTTGATTATCGGATTGTCTAAGTACTGCTCGCTTTCTGGACAAAGAAAATCAATTGGGGGTATTTCAATAGTGATGCCGCCATCTATAATATTAACTAATTCAGCGATGGCCGGGTCCAGCGCAAGGGCCCCTTCATCCAAACAGATAGGACAGTCTCTTTTCTCTAGTCGTGCAACGACGTCATTAATATAAGTATTACATAGAGTGGTTGTATCCACCTGGGATGAGGCACAAGAAAAAAACGTGGATATCGCACTATAATTTGCCATGTTGTCGCGCACAGCACTATCATCATAATTTTCATTAAATTCCAATATTCTATCAAAAGTTTCCTGGTCAACATCTCCCGGAGAATTGAATAATTTACAGATTTCGGTCGGCGACAATATCGTTGAAACCACACTCAAATATAAAAAGCCCGCTTGCGTATCAGAAAACCCAAATCTAAAAAAGCAATTCTGAATATGTTCCATATGATCCGTGGAGGGATCAGGCCAAAACTCGGGATCTATGCCACCATCAATTGCTGGTACCTCCGTACGGTCGGTCTGCGGGTTCATCATGCTCAACAGTTCTTCGCCGGCATCCATCGCACCAATGTCGCCGGCCCAGAGGTCAGCACAGTTATACTTAAACATATCAGCCAAGGCTTTAATAATTGAAAATGCTGCGTTGGCAAGGGCGCCCAGGATAATATCTAATATTTGTCTCCAAAGAGGTGGGTCGCCGCTAATAGAAAAATATGCCTTAAAGTCCCCGAGGTCGGGCTTCTTTAAAGCATTGGGAGGATTGGTGGGCGCCGTATACATAGGCGCGGAGCTCATACTCAATAGCTCATTTTTAACAGCAGTACTTATCCTAGATAAAGAAACTCCTGCTCCTTGAGTCAAGCAGATAAGAGCTTCTTTGGCAAGTTCTTGAATCCCAAACTGATTTATAATCTGATTGATAATACGCCCCTCTTTGGTATCACCAAGTCCCGCTAATGGAAACTCAAATTTTAATGCCTTATCGATAACATCTGCCATGGCAATCCCCGCATTAATTCTTTTAGCTTTTTCTTGCTGTAGGGCTTGCTTTCTTACTTTTGGATCACTAACATAATTTTCAATTTCTTGAAGTTGTTTCGAAGACTTAAAAGTAGAAAAAATCTTTTCAATCCTTTGAACGTCCCTAATATCAATAGGATCTTCTCCCTCTCTGCCGGCAAAAATATTATTCCACGGACCCAATGCGTTGTCGGGGGTATATGTCCCCGAGCCATCCGAGGTACCACCTAAGCGATCGATCCAACCCGTAAAAGAAGACTGCTCTCCCAAGCGCGAACTTTGTTGGCTATCTACTAAAATATCTTCATAATTTTTAAGAGTTATTAGTGTTAAGGGGTCACTCAAGAATCCATTATATTCGGTGTTAGTGATAAATCCGGTCGTAAGTTCTCCATCAGTTCCACTAATTTTAAAATTTACTACTGTAATACGAGTACTCTCGCTGAAACCTATCTCTAAATAATCTCCATGCTGATATGCCGAGATCTTCTCAAGACTCATAATATTTGTGAGCTCTTTAATCATAAGTTGTAATATTTTTTCAACACTAGTCTTGAGCATATTGGCATTCAAATCCAAGCTAATCTGGCCTGGGAAGTTATTTAATTGATTGCTAAATGTTGCCATAAAGCCCTCAAAACTACCCTGGTTAAGAGGCATCGTTGATAGATCAATCTTGGTATAAGTCGCAGCGGAGCCGTGATTCCTGTAATTATTATAGCGGATTATCCCCTGGGATGCATCAGGTACCCCCGCAGAGGATGCATTTTCTACAAAAGGATATTCAGTAGAATAAATGACTTTAGGTTTTTGCGCAGGCGGTATACGAAAGTTGAAGGCCGACAATGTGCTCTCAATCTCGGAGCGCAGTGTCGTATAGGCACTTCCATAATCTGTCTGCTCTGCCGTGGTTTGAATTCCCTTTACAAAAGGGTAAAATCCTGGAAGATAGTGCTCAATAAAATAATCTATTGCTTTGCTTTTAAGAGCACTATTTTGATTCGCCTCCCCCAACGAAGTAACATCAGAGGTCATCCAAGAGGCAGTATTATCAATTTTAATAACTACATAATAGAAGGTCTGAGAATAACCAGCCCCCTTAAAAGTCTCAGAAAAGGGAATTTTTGGCCCATTTTTGCTATAAAACGTATTCATTTTTATAGCAGATATCGAGGTTGGAGTATCTCCCATTTAATTATTCCTGTTATAAATGCTTAAAATATACTTCTTATCGTCGCGGGAGCCGCCGTCTTTTTTAAGATATTTATTTGAGATGCTGCCGCATTCTTGTGAATGTTGTAGTTGGGAAGGAACTTCTACATTTAAAGCAGAATTAATAGTGAAGTCCACACCTTCGGGAAGGGTGTCCTGAATGGAGGGGAAAATCGTGCTGTAAGGAATGGCCGGGGGGTGTTGATGAAACATTACCTTTCTATTAAAGCCATTATTATACTCAATATAATTATCCAATAATGTTCGTAAGCTCTGAATCGATTCCACGATATCTGCAAGACATAGAACCAAATGATCTCCTCTTACCATCGGCTGGAGATCATTAAACTGATTCATGCCCACCAGATCAATTCCAAAGTTGCCAGTCCATGAGTTGTCTGTCTTGCCGCCCTGAGAATTTCGCGTGTCGGTTCGCGTAACCAGCATAATGTTTTCTCGGGATATGAATCGCAAAGTATCGGCTTTTAAAGCAATCGTTGAGCGCGGCGACTCCTGTGTTGTAAACCCCATCGTTCGGCGCGCTTCGCCTATGGCCATCGGTGGGTCCTCGCCACTCCACGGACTACTTGTCATCCCTAATCCAAAATAACCGTCAACATCAGATTTCTGGCTGATGTATATTCTTGCCGCATCGACTTTAAAGTCGGGGTCGACATGTATCTGGGCGCCGTTGTTGTCTACTTTCGCCGCCTCGCTGGCGCCGCGGCCGACAACGAGATCAATAGATGCGCAATGATAGGAACCTGCGCCGCCGAAACCAGTACATGTTAAATCTCGTCGGTCGCGGCCCCACACAATATAGGCGTTGCCTTTGCTAACAACCTTTTCCCCTTCAGCCTTATTATAAAATGGGGTATCCCAATGCTTGCGGTTCTTGTTGTTAATTCCAATATAATCGGCAACCTCGTGCGGCTGCCGGCGATCAATTGCTTGGCGCGCGACTGCTGGGAGGTTGTCAAAATTGACGGCGGTTGTTTCTTTGACCGGTTTATGTGCCATTTATGGCGTTCCACTATTGGGGTTATCTTGCTTCCACTTCTCAATATCTATATTAGTAGAATGGCGCCCCTGTTTCTGGGTAGCATGAAGCACCTTGTATGCTGCGTTCAATCCACTATTGGTAAGCCTCTTCAAAATACTGCCGCCACCGACATGAATTTGATCATTAATATCCTCACCTGTCGGACCACCGCCCCCCCACCAAAGGCCTAAGGAGTTGGCTATCTCGCCTATACCACTGTTATCCCATAAGGTCGAAGAAGAAGCATTCCTTAAAGTCACTTTTTTGCCATCAGATGTTGTAATGGTGGGATTAAAATCCCACGCAAAGCCAGCCAGGTGCCAACTTCCTCCCGTAGGCGCGCCAATTATGCCGTTTGACCCTCGTTGAACGTTTTTCGTCGATACTCCGGGATCCGCATTGCCCTTAGCACACAGAATTGTTTGGCAGGCCTTTCCCTCGACCCAGCAGCGCCGATGTTCCATCTGCCATTCGTTGGTGCGACCAGTAGAATTTAAACTAATCTTTATCTTATTATCATGACAACGAACTATAAAGCATTTACAATATGGCTGTGCTTCTGGATGTAAGAGTAGAATTTTCTTATCATTCTTGGCTCGCGCGCTTCCCCCAATAGAAGTATCAGAATCATATCTATCCGAACATTTTTTTATATCATCAGGAGTATGTTTCGCTGGTGCGAGGTGGGCATTTGCGGCACTCATCTGGCCACTGTTACCGCGGGGGTTAACATGATCGCCATCTCTGCCCACAGCACCTAATAAGCTGGCCGGGCGTCCATATGGAAAGTTTTCCTTAGACACCAATCCCGTTATATCAAAACTAAAGATTAGGGGCCCAATGTCAATAATATTCGGCTGCTTTAGATGATAGGTATCCCCGAACTGTACAGTCACTTTGGTACCAGGGGTAATCCTTTTATTAAGGCCGGCGTTAACTAACTCAACAGACATATACGTTAAATCAAAAGTTGCTATACGTTTTGGAATAGACTCTTTGTCATCCCAATCGATTGGGGTGGGTTCAAGTTCTGGAATAAGAACATAATAATAATAGTAAAGTGAACCACCCGTCCATTCGTATGAAGAGCCCGCCTCCTGGACTGCCAGGGCCTCCCAATAAGCATCTTTAGATTCCCTTAAAGGAAACGCACTTGGTTTTGTGTATAATACAATACCATTAAATTGATTTTTGTTCTTTAAGGTATTAGGAGTATATATCTCCGAGATGACCGTTAAAAGAGCATCTGTAGAAGTTGTAACATTACGATCGGCGATTGGGCCCGAATCCGGCTCGAGCGAATTCATCGCTCCGTAGACATTGTCAATATCCTGGGGTCTTAGCTCATCGGAGATTTTTCCATTGGCCATTTAATCTTTTTCCTCGTTCTCATTTAAGAGATCAAATAGCTGTTCCTTATCGTCAGGCGTAAGACCAAAATTATAAGAAGTTTGCTTTTGAATAAGAGCAGCTATCCTAACCATTTGTTCGTTTGAACGTTGGAGGTTTTCTACATATTTAGCCGCAACAGACCCGAGTTCTTTCCGAGCTGAGTCAGATAGTTTCATGTCACTCATCGCATCCATTAATAAAGACTTAGCCAGCGCACGATCCTCCCGGATGTTTGTGGTTGTTTCGTTTATATAATCATCTAAATTTAGATTTCGCCGCTTTCCCATTTATCTTTAAATATCCTGTATCGTTTTCTCAACTTGTTTAAATTATTTACAACCTGTTTGGTGTTTAATCCAGTAATCTCTCGTAGATATAAGTAAATAGCCTTTTTATTAAAAATTTCAATTGTATCAGCAGAGTCTAATAGAATACGAACCGCCATCAAAACTTTTTTTTCATTTTCTTTTAACATAAAAGAATCCCAGGTATTTATCTCTCCATTCAAAGAGCCCCAAAATTCCATATCAGTTCTTTTTTCTTCATAAGTAGGCTCTTTAGAGATAAGGTTCTCATCAAGCTCGTGTGTCATATCTTCAATAAAAATTTCTGTTCGGTTCCGTTTTTGTGTTTTTTTAACCTTATGGATAAACCAATTTTTTGTAACAACTGAAAAATATGAAAACGCTTTTGATCCTTTGTTTGGATCATACTTATCAAGAATTGTGGTCAACCACACTTTACAATCTGACTTCAAATAGTCGATGTTAGGCAATGTAGTAAAGCGATAGGTATAAATAATTTTATCAACCATCTGATCAAACGCTGGCTGTATATATTCAATATAGAGCTTTGTTTTTAATTCCAGGTCATTGGAAGAAGCATATTTTACAATGGCTTCTTCATGAAGGTGTGTGAAATAATGGTTCTTGGGGCTGCGTTTCTGTCTCTTTATCTGCGGCATTTAATTCTTCCTCTAATTCGTCGTCCAGGCTATATTCAAAAATTTCTCTAAAGATTTCAATTTCCTCGATTACCTCTTTCATTCTTTCCACCAACTCCTGAATCATGGGCTCGCCGTGATAGGTTTCCATACTATACATATTCTTAACAAATATGTGGAATGATTTGGTGGTAAGGTATAAATCTGCAAGATTTTCAGATATAAATAGAAACTTTTTTAAAACTCTTGTCACATACCACAGCAAAAATAGATTTAAAATAACCGATATAGATATAATAGTATATAATATCATCACCTTTTATCCTCTAAGTCTTTCTTTTGTTGCTTTAATTCTCCCGTAGCTGTTTCAATAAATTCTTCTGTCATAGCGCCTACTTTCTTCTTAGTTCTAGTTTCAGTATAAGTTGTAAACGAGGTCAATAATTTTTCTAATGAAGTGTCTGAGCCGCATTCTGGACATTCGGCAGCTTTTTCGCTAACGAGATGAAAAATTGTCACCTCGTTATCGCACTCATTACATTTATATAAATACCTCGGCATATATTATACTTATCGTTATCGGCGCGTAGTTTCTAAAGATCGCAATCTTTCGTGTATATCGCGAAGATGCTTTTCTAGATCTCGGGCCTGCTCGCGAAAGGCATTCCGAAGTAAATTTTCTGTTAATTCTTCGGCTTCTGAACGCGTGATCAAGCTCGGTCCTTTAGACTTTTTCTTGTTTAGTACCATTTTTATTCCTCCTCTTCTGATTCTTCTACCTCTTCAATAGTGAATGGTAGTGGTGCCTCCAAATTATCCAATTGGACAACTGGTGGGTTTGTTACTATAAGAGTCGAATGACTTGAATCTTCAGGCTGAAAATCCATCCCTTGTAACACTGGAACTATATCGCTTTGTTCCATTAACGATTTTTGCAGCGCCATCATAACGGCGCCAACAGCTTGATTAGTTAATTTCATTTTTAATCTCCTTTAACAATTCTATAACTATCTTCCTCAAAATGTTGCGTAGAAAACTCAAAAAGTTCAGTATCCTTCAACGCAAACATCTGATGTCTTAATCCACGATACACATGAAAATTATCGCCAGCTTCAAGAACGACTTCTTGAGCTGCGTTAAGATCATCGCGATCCGAATATTTCACTAACAATTTGCCTGACTGTACATAAAACACCTCATCTTTTAATACATGATAATGCCATGAACATCTCTTTCCTTTTACGAAGTATAACAGCTTTCCGCAGTATTCTTCACAATTTACAATCCATTTTTCAAAACCCCACCCCTTCGCAACAAACTTAATCGATAAAGAAGTCTTCATCTCTAATTCCTTTATCATCAATGTAATAATCACCAGACGGTTTCCCCAAAAAAAGAGCATGGTATTTAACGCCCCATGAATTTAATTGGTTTTTGGTCAATTCATAAAATGCCTTGTGAGCATACGCTACTGAATTCCCGCTACGACCCATTCCGCGAGCGGTTTGAAAAATAACGGTATGGCCGTCAGCATAAAGCTCGTTAACTTTCTCTATTCTTTCCTCTATGGGAGTAGAATTCTCATAGTCGCTATCTGAGTTTTCGCAAATGGTGCCGTCGATGTCAAACACGTATACCATTTTTATCTCCTTCTATAATTTTGGTAGTCGAATAGTCCCCTATAAAATTAAATATGACGACCTGAGCCAAATCATTTCCTACAACTTCCGTTGGCTTATAGTCTCCACCCTTCACTATGATGTCGGGTTCACATGTTTTTATTAAATTATAAGGTGTATCTTCATCAAATACGAACACTTCATCCACAAACTTTAGTGATTCAAGCATAAATTTTCTATCCTCTTGATTGAAGAAGGGCCGTTCGGCGCCTTTCAGCCTTTTAACGCTTTCGTCGCTATTCATCCCAACAATGACGTATCCTAACCCTTTACAGTGTTTCAACAGCTCAACATGTCCCCGATGAAGTATGTCGAAACACCCATTTGTAAAAATCTTCTTCATACGGTACTGACGCCCCTTCTCTGGACTACCGTTGTGGCACATTCATTAGCAAAAATTATTGCTTTAGTAATATCTTTTGTTTGTAAATATTTAACAACCAATCCCGATAGGAAGGTGTCGCCGGCGCCTGAAACGTCTTTAATCCCTACAGATTTAACTGGGAATGTCTTATCTTGAAATTCGCAACCCCTGCTTCCATGTGTAATAATTAGTTTGTTCTTAAGGCAGGGCGTCACAGTCTGTTTTGTCTTGTCGTACTCGGAGCTATTTATCTTTATATATTTGGCCCCCACACACCAATTTCCTAGTTGTTTTTTTGTGTCCAAGAACACACATTCATGATTTTCACAAATAAAAGAAATATCGTCCTTAGAAAGAAAACCTTTATTATAATCGGAGACGACCACCATTTCATAATTGCTCAGTGGAATATCCGTCACCTTACATAGCGTTATTGTGTTATCACCCTCATCCACGCGGATAAACATCTGGTTTGTAGTCTCATGAATATATCTAGTTTTGAGAATATCGGCCCAATTTGGATTGGTGTAGATTCCGCAGTCTCCTCCTAGCGCAATAATATTTTGTTGAACATTCATCGCCATGCCCGGATTAGTAGCGGTAGAAATAGGATTGAAAACGGGGGCAGGCGCCGCCGG